CTTTGGTGATGTGAATTCTCAGGAATATCGTGACTGGAAAGAAAATATGGCTTGTGTGACCATTCATAATGGAGCGGTATTGAATTCTTTTACAGGGCGTGACATATTGCGTAATGTAGGTGAATTTACGAAGTGTATTGCAGGTCAGGATGTGTGGGCGAAGTACACAATGCAGTCCCTATATTCACGAATAGCGTGTCAGCCGTTTCGTTCGGACGTGTGTGTGCAGGGTGTCCGAGTGCTTATAGGGTCAGTGCGATTTAAGTGTGAAGCCCAGAGTATATTTGAACTCTTTAGGAATGTGACTGCTAATCTGGATAGTTTTGTGAATCCGTCCTTACATTTTATATTTTGTGATTATCATTCATTAAATTATGACGCTACAAGTAGTCACGTCAGTGAAGCACTTGCACAGGCTGTGCTGGACACAGGGGAATACAGAGATGGTGATGATATCACTTGGTTGATAGACACAATGATATGAGACAGGAATTTGAACAGTATCTGCAGAGAAATCTGATGTCATACACGGAGGTCAGTCCTTATATGTATGAGATAGGGGGTAAAATCTTTGAACTCTATAAGCCTGACAATGACGGTGCATTGTTTGATGATGACTTTAGGTTCACAGGCATTCCGGCCAATCCAGAGAGGTACACTTCCGCAGAGACAACAGTGGACACACAGTGTGACTTCTATGCCTACAAGTTTGGAGGGGTGTGGTATATGCTCCCTAAGGATGACAGAGATAAGGTCAAGTTGAAACGTCTGAAATATTTCGGTGAAGCAGTGCAGGAGATTCCAACGCCTGTCTTTATGGGTGTTCACGGTCAGTATGAGATTATGTCAGGTTCTGGGACTTATGCTGATTGGTGTGCCAAGGCGAAGTTCTATGGTGTTACAACACTTGGCATCTGTGAAAGGAACACTCTGTCTGGAGCGTTGAAGTTTCAGGTGGAGTGTCAGAAAAATGGTCTGAAGCCTGTCATTGGGATGGAATGCACGGTGTATGACACTGTTAAGGACTTCAGGTTCACGGCCAAGGTGTTTGTCAGGAACGAGGTAGGGTGGCAGAGCCTCCTCACTATGTCGGAAGCCATCAACTGTGATAATCCTGGATATATTCCTCTTGATCAGTTTAAGGAGGAAATAAACCGAAATGCGGAAGGATTGGTGGTGGTTGCAGACCCCAAGACGACTGACTATGATAGGTTCGCTGAAATCGGCTTGAAAATTGACTATTATCAGCTTGACCCTGTCAGGTATGTGGAGGAATCTCGTGATGAGGTGTATCTTAAGAACTTGAAGAAGTTTTATCACAGTGGTATGCTCGCTCTTCCTATGTCTGACGCTTGGTATCTGGATGAGGAGTACAGTTGCATTCGGGCGAGACTTGCAAGCATAGGAGGTTCCAACTTTTATGACAGTGATGATCAGTGGTTCAAACCGAATGACGTGCTATTCTGTCAGCTTGCTGATATGTTTCCAAGTACGGATGATGGTCTGGGGCTTGCGTATCAGGATTTCTTGGATGCGCTTGAAAGATTTATGGACATTGCTGACGGTATTGACTTCACCATCGACACAACAAAGCGTCATCTTCCACGCTACATTATGACGAAGGACGAAGCCGCCAAGTATGCCACCAATGAAGATATGTTCTGGGGGCTTATTGATGAGGGACTTCAGCGACATCCGGAATTGATTGAACAGTATGGTGAGGAGGTGGTGATGGAGCGTATTGATAGGGAAGTTGGTGTAATTAAATTGGGAGACACGATTGATTACTTCCTAATCACAAGAGATATCATTAATTGGTGTCATCAGAATGGTATTATGACAGGTATTTCCAGAGGTTCGGCCGGAGGATGCTTAATTTCGTATCTCCTTGGGATCACAAAACTGGATCCAATAGGTTATAATCTTCTTTTCGAGAGGTTCTTAAACGAGGGTCGTGTTGGTTATTGGAAGGATGAACAGATTGTTACTATTGACTTTGAAGATGGTCGACAATTGGAATTCAATGCTAAAAAGAAACTTGTGGTGGAACGTAATGGTCAACATATAGAATTATGTGCGAAGAATTTTGAAGTCGGGGACAATATACTTGCATATTGATAATGATTTTGTACCTTTGTAAAAAGAAATTAAGTTATGGAAGATTATTTATTAAAATGCGTAAATTACAGCATTGAGCCTGTACGATTTGATGGTACAAAATTTGTTTATCTTTATGAAACTACGAATTTATGTAATGGGCATATTTACATAGGAGTAAGAGTGTATGATGGTAATCATCCTGAGAATGATCATTACATTGGTAACGGTTGTGGCATTAGAGTGAAGTCTGGTGCATTGTATAAAAGGAAAGGTAAAGAAACATATTTTAGAAGGGAACTTTCTAAATGGGGGTATCTTAACTTTAAGAAGAAAATTATTTGTTATTTTACTTCACTTGACGATGCACTACTTTCTGAAAAGAATATTGTGAATGAGGATTTTCTTGCTCGTAAGGATGTGATGAATATGGTTGAGGGGGGAGGTTTTCCTCCTTATGGTTGTGGTGAAAGTAATAGTAATTACGGTCATTATTGGACAGAGGAACAGAAACAGGCTTTATCCAAGAAACGTAAAAAACGTGGAAAGAGCAAGGGGGCAAATAATCCAAAGGCTACAGAGTGTTGGGTTTATGATTTATGGACTGATAAAATTCATCATTTGCCTTTTATGAATCAAGCTGTTCAAATGGGATTGGTTGATAGATTGGCTTGTGGTATGAATCGGCTTTATAATTTTAGATATCTTTTTACTTCAAAAGAAGTAGGTGATGTAGAAACTTATCTTATGGAAAATTGTAAACCAAAATATCGTGACACCTATAAATTAATTCAGTTGGTTAAGTCTGGAAAAACTCGTGATGAAATCCACGAAATGGGTATAGTTAATGGTGGATTTTTAGGTAGGTTTTTCACTAAATATGATAAATATGTCGAAGATAACAAAAATTAAGATTGAGGACAGGAAGGGATTCGTGCGTGTTTCCCTTCCTGACGAGTAGCCCCCATCAGTGATGGTGGGGGCAAAGTGAAATTGATACTGATTTTCCCGGAGAAGACCGAGGAAAAGTCAAGCAGTATATGGAACAGCGGTTCGGAGAGGTTAATGTTTGTTCAGTGGGTACTTACTCCGCCTTGCAGTTGAGAGCGGCTATCAAGGATATGTCTCGTGTGTATGGTCTGGAGTTTCAGGAAGTGAATGATATGATGAAGCTCTTTGCCGTGGATGATCGCAAACCGGAGGATCTCTTTAGGATAGCCTGTGCGCAGCCACGTGTGAAGAAGTTTGTTAAGGAACACCCTGACTTGGTGAATGAAGTGATGTTGATTATGCCAGCACCAAAGGCACGCTCTGTTCACGCCTGTGCCACTATGATATTTCCAAAGGAGCACGATATGTTTCACTGGACACCTATTCGCAAGCAGAATGGAGAGTATGTGACAGAGTGGGAGGGTGGTGAGATGGATGGCGCAGGATTCCTAAAGAATGACATTTTGGGTATCAAGCAACTGGATAAGTTTCAGAATATGGTACGTCTTGTCAAGGAAAATGAGGGTGTTGATGTGGATATCTTCAGTGTGCCACTTGATGATGTGGAGGTGTATCGCTACTTTCAGAACGGCTGGACGGAGGATAATTTTCATTTTGGCTCTCGTGGTCTAACAGGCTACTGCAAGGAAATGAAACCAGAGAATATAGAGGACTTGATTGCGGCTATTGCTTTATATCGTCCTGGAGCGATGGAGAATGGTTTTCACACGGAGTATGTCAAGCGTAAGGAGGGTGCTCCTGTGAGTTACTTTGTGGGTTCTGAGGGGATTCTTTCTAATACTTATGGTATCTTCTGTATTGCGGAGAATAGTGATGTGCTGACTAAAAGAGGTCTTGTTAAGATTCAGGACATTGTTCCTGGAAGGGATAAAGTAAAGACAGAGGATGGTTCTTTTCAGACAGTGTATCTTAAGAAGGATAACGGTGTTAGAGGTGTCGTTGAAGTTCGAACGACTTTTGGTCGTTCAGTGCTCTGCACTCCTAATCATAAGTTTTTAACGAGAGAACGTGGTTGGCAGGAAGCACAGAATTTGCGGCATAATGAGGAAGTTTTGTGCTATTTTGAACAATCCTTAAGAAAGGATAATCTAACTGAAAGGGAACGTCTTGAACATTGGTTGTTAGGGTATTTTCTTGCGGAGGGCAGTTGTGGTTCATCTCCATATCTTACTGTTACTAATCAGGAAATTGCTGAAAAAGTGTCCAGGATTATATTGGAACTTTTCCCATCTATGACAATGAGTGTTAATGTGAAAAAGATTGTTCATAAGTCAGGTCGGATTGGTACGACAACACGAGTATATGTAAAACAGAAGGACGGTAACAATGGTTATTTTAATGTGAATTATGAGCCTAATCAGTTTGTTGCTTGGTTGAAAAAGTGGGGTGTTTGGGGTCAGAACTGTTACACCAAGAGACTTCCTAAGGATTATTCTTTGGATATGATTGTCGGCCTATTGGAGGGGGATGGTTGTATGAAGAATTATACTTTGCGTCTCTGTAACAAGGAACTTTCTATGGATGTTTATATGGGGTTGCAGTCTTATGGAATTCAGTCTTCATACAGAATTAATAAAAGCGGAATACCTATCGTAAGTTGGAATGATTTGAATCAGGAGTTCAATCTTCGTTTATTTAGTCATAAGAAGTTAGTGAGACCATCAACGGTGCATTCTGGTTATGGTAGAGTCCGTTCCATTATTCCTATGGGAGCACGAAGAGTGTATGATTTGAGTGTGGATAATGTTCATAGTTTTGTTGTAAATGGCTGTGTTGTAGCGAATTGCTTCCAGGAACAAATTATGGAATTGTGTAAACATCTTGGAGGACTTTCACTTGTGGAAGCAGATGACGTGCGAAAGGCGATGGTGAAAAAGAAGTATGAAGCACTTCATCAGTATCACCCAAGGTTTGTTGAAAATTATGTGACACAGTTTGGTGTGACGAATGAATATGCTGAGAATGCGTGGAGTGCGATTGACAAGGCCTCCTCCTATTTGTTTAATCGTTCACACGCTGTTGCATACGCTTTGACAGGTTATATCTCACAGTGGATGAAAGTTCACTATCCGATAGAATACTGGAGCGTGGCGTTTAAGGAAGCGATGACGGAGGACTATCCTCGCTACATTGCTGAGATTAACAAGACAGGTGTTTGCACGGTAAAGCCTGTGGACATCAATCTGTCAGGAACAGGCGTGTATATTGACTTTACAGCCAGAACACTCTATTGGTCTGTTACAGGAGTGAAGCAGGTGGCTGAAAAGGCGGCCACACAGATACTCAAGGAGCGTGATGAGAATGGTAGATACTGGTCTCTGGATGATTTTGTGACACGCCACAAGTGGAAGGGATCAGCGGTGAACACGAGAGTGGTGCAGAACCTTATTCTCGCAGGGGCGTTTGATGACGTGGAGAACATCACTGATGCCTCTCAGAGGGTGGAACTGTTAATATCCTATCTGGCTTCCACGAAGAACAAGCTGAATGAGGATGATCCTATCATAGCAGGGTTTGACACTCACAGGAATGACGCTTGGTGGTGGCAACTTATGCAGAAAAAGCTCTCAGGACTTGCGTTCTTTGACTATGAGAATATCTACGACAAGGTGCGGCAGTTCTTTCCTGAGGACTATGAGTATCACACCTTTGAGGAATGCAGTGACGTTGAATATCGTCCTAACAGAGGATATGTCATAGTCGGCGGCTATGTGTCAGCGGTTGATCTGAAGAAGACAAAGAAAGGTGACATTCTATGTCGCATAACACTGGAGAATAATTATGAGTTTCTGGACTTGGTTGTGTTTCAGACTGAATATGAAAGACTTCAGGAGGAGATTGCTGCAAGCAAGGATAATATCATATTCCTGAATGCAACGCTCTATTATGACGCACGAAATGACAAAAATGCCTTGAGGGCTGATATGGAGACCGCTATGGTGACATTTAAGTTATAACTAAAAGCACACGAATTATGGTAATCACAACACACTTTGCGAATGTTCCAGTGGAACTGGAGACCAACGGCTTTGACGGTCGCATAGACATAGATCGCCTGACAAGCATAGACTATCAGAATCTGTTCGGGGAGGCCGTTACGGTCAGCGCTTTGTTGAACAAGGTGGGTCTTCTCAGGGCAGAAGCTGAAAAGGCGGTGGCCGAGAAGAAACTGGAGAAGGATATCTATGAAGCAGACAGAAAGAAGTTTTATCGTAGACAGGCACAGAAGAATGGTGGCAAGTTTTTCTTTGACAACGATGAGATAAAGATGTCGGAGAAGGCTCTTGAGGAAGTCATCCTATTGGATGAGGATTATCAACAGTTGTCCTGTGAACTTATAGAAGCGCAGAAGAACTTCGCGATTTTGGATACGTTGCAGTGGTCAATCCAGGATAAAAGTCGTAAATTGAATAATCTCTTGAAGCCTGTTACTCCAGCGGAATTTCTGCAGGAACTGGTGGAGGGGGAGGTGAACTCCTTTTTGATACGTAAGAAAGGATTTTAGAAGAATTCTTGAAAAGTTCCTTGGATATTCCAGAAGAATGACTATCTTTGCAGTGTAATCATTAAGGAACAAGGTTATGAAAGCACTCACAAATAGTCAAATGGCACTTCTTATTCAGGAAAAGGTTCAGAATAATTTCTGTGAAATTGGAAAGGATTTCACTTATTTTGACACTGATATTAGGAAGGAACGTAAGGACATTCTTTGTGAAGTGAATTTTGTATGGTGTGGCAATATTTGCAAAGTGGGTTTGAGATTATATAGTTTTGGTTGGATTGGTTATAGAGAACTAACTCACGCAGATAGAAAGAAAGTGGAGAAAATGGTTAGGGAAATTCAGTAGAAAACACGTTTAATTATTAACAAATTCATAACAACGAATTATGGCAAGTTTTAACAGAGACAGATTCAGGGCTACTCCCCTGTCAACGGTGAATTCAACTGTTACCGAGACAAAACAGTATGACACCTATTACGGTGGAAGCAGTGACTATGCACCGTTCTTTAAGAACGTGGATGGTGTGACCATTAAGAGGGTGCTTCCGGCACACGAGCCTGGAGACAGCCCCTATGTTCCTATGATGACCTCAATGCTTGAGTGTGAGGTTGAGGACAGAAAGGATGGTGTGGTTATCGGCAAGAAGATTGCCAAGAAGAAGATCTTCATTGCAACGCTTCACGCAGGATCAAAGTACGACATCATTGATGAGTACATCAAGAGGGTCTATGCTCTTGCCGAGCAGTATCAGGACAAGGACGAGCGTAGTCGCTTCCTGAACCCTATTACAGGGTATAGAATGGGTAAACAATGGGTGTCAGGTATTCGTCCACAGTTAGAGTATGTCTATTATGCTCTTATTAACGGACAGATTTATCGTGACAGTTTGAAACCGAAACAGATGGAAGCCCTTAACAAGGAATCCGCCGAGATGTGTGCCCAGGACGACACAGCCGCAATCGACATCTTTAGTGACCCTACAACTGGATACCCTATTCAGTGGTCACGAGAAAAGGACGAGAACGGTAAGACTGTTGAGGTGCTCAAGGCGTTGCCGCTTCCTCGCACAATGTCCTGGGATCAGTATTTCGAGAAGTATGCCGTTCCGGATAAGGTGCTGGAGGATCTTCTCAAACTTCCTTCACTGAAGAGTTTGTATGTCGGCTCCTATCGCAAGAAGGACTTCGAGTATGCGCTGGATGGCCTGAAGAGGTTTGATCAGAACAACAACTACAACATCTTCGCTGATGAGGACTATCTGGACTACATAGAGAAGGCCGAAACCGAGCTTTCCAAGAAGTGGGGTTTAGAGGAAGAAAGCAGTCCAGCTCCACAGCCAAGAGTAGCAGCATCTCAGGAGGAGACTCCATCGAAGCCGAAGCCTGTTGCAAAGAAGCCGACAGCTAAAAAGGCCACTTCGGAGGAGCCGACACTGGAACAGAAGTTGAAGGTCATCAACGAGGAGTTCATCAGACAGTATGGCAACGAGTATGAAGAAATCACCGCTGACGACTTGGGTGATGATCTTGATTCCACCTATGCTCTTGCTGTCAAGAGGGAGGATCTTGGCTACGACCTTGATCACGTTCCTGGATGGGACGCCAAGCCGGAGGTTTCATCAAAGCCGAAGCCAAAGGTAGCACCAAAGGTTGAGGAGACGAAGCCTGAATCTAAAGCAGCACCAGAGCCACAGCCGCAGACCGCAGTCGCTCCACAGCCGACAGGCAGCACAACGGCACAATCCGCTCTTGAAAGAATCAAGGCTATGCGTGAGAGAGCCAAGCAGAACAAGCAGTAACGAAGTGATGATATGATTGAGGGGTGGTGTTGATGCCACCCCTTTTATTTCAATTCTTATGAAACAACCTTTAGCGATAATTAGCACCGATTGGCACATTAAGGCTGACAACAAGGAATCCATTTTGAACATTGCGAAGCAGGAGATTCAGTTGGCTCAAAATCGTGGTGTGGACACGATTATATGGCTTGGAGATATGTTTGACAGCAGAACAAGTCAGAGCCAGGAACTTCTCACTCTTATGGATAGCATCCTGAATCTGTACTATCTGGCAGGACTGACCATACACTGCATTCCTGGGAATCACGACAAGACGGACTATGGCGATAATAGGAGTTTCCTGACGGTGTTCAAGTATCATCCTAACTTTCATCTTCACGAGACGCCTGATATGGTGGACTTTGGTGTTGTGAAGTTCTGGTTTATGCCGTTCTATAGGCAGGATGCCTATCTGGAAAGATTTCAGATGTGTATGCCACTTGGCAGGTGTGTTTTGTTCAGTCACACGGCTATCCAAGGTTCAATTAATAACGACGGCAGCAAGGTGGAGTCACCTATTAATGCTTCACTGTTTGAGGGCTTTGAAAAGGTCTTTCTTGGACACTATCATAATAGGCAGCAGCCAGCGAGGAACATTTTTCACTTACCGAGTGTTCAACAGAACAACTTTGGAGAGGATGAGGATAAGGGTTTTACCGTTTTGTATGATGATTTGTCATTTGAATCCGTAAGGTCGGTTTTTAAGCCGTACAGAGAAATTGTGGTTGATGCACGGACGGTTACATCAGAAGAGCTTGCGGAACTTTCTAAATCGTCCGTTGAAGGGGTGAATTTGCGGCTTACGTTCACAGGAGATCAACAGGCTGTGAAGAAGATTGATCGCAAGAAGTTTTCAGCGGTTGGTATCAGTGTTCAGGTCAAGTATGATGACATTGACGTTGAGGATGCTGATGAGCCGCACGGCATTACGGTTCTGGACGGTTCAAGCATTGGCGAGCGGTTCGAGAACTTCTGCAAGGAAAAGGGTTATGACTATGTAAAGGGATATAAACTATTAAAGGAAATAATGGGATGGCAGGAATAGAGGAACTTGTGTCGACGTTACAGAAGAAGTTCGGCAAGGAGATTGTGGCTGGAAACACTTCACAGGAGGTCACGTTCATTTCGTCAGGCAGTATGGGTCTTGACTTGGCTCTGGGTGGTGGTTATCCTCTTGGCAGGATAGTGGAACTCAGAGGGTATGAATCCAGTGGAAAGACCACGCTTGCCCTGACGGCCTGTGCAAGCATACAGAAACAGACAGGCAAGGCGATTGTCTATGTGGACAGAGAGAACGCCATTGATATGGACTATGTGGAGGCACTCGGAGTGGACGTGTCATCTCAGAAGTTCATTCTTACACAGGCTGGAACGGCTGAGGAGTGTCTGGAAATCATACGTGAATCAGCGAGGTCAACAGCGGTGGGCGGTATTGTTATGGATTCAGTGGCGGCTATGTTTCCACGATGCTATCTGGAAGCGGAGGTCGGGGATGCCAAGATGGGTGTTCTGGCTAGACTGATGTCAGCTTGGCTTCCTGGAATTGTGGGTGATCTGAAGAGAAACAATATTATTGCACTGTTTATCAATCAGTATCGTGAAAAGATAGGTGTGATGTACGGTTCACCAAAGACTACTCCAGGAGGAAAGAGCTTGGGCTTCTATGCAAGTCAGATTCTGGACATTGCCAAGTCAGGTGTTGTGGGTGATAAGGGTGAGGAATCAGCCATTCACGTCAAGGTGCGTGTGGAGAAGAACAAGGTCGCTCCACCGTTGCGCAAGGCGGAGTTTGACATTCGCTTCGGTGAGGGTGTGGATAGAGCGTCTGAGGTGCTTGGACTTGCGGTTGAGTATGAGATTGTGGAGAAGAAAGGTGCATTCTTCCGCTACAACGGTAATCTCATCGGGCAGGGTTCAGAAAGGGCAAGGGCTTTCCTTGCTGATAATCTTGAGTTGATGCAGGAGATTGAAGCAAAGATAACGGAAAAGATTTAGACTTATGAGACTGGAAACATTAAGGCTGAAGAACTTTCTTTCCTTTAGGGAACTGAATCATACGTTTAGGAACGGTGCGATACTTATACAGGGGCGTAATCTCACAGAGGACAGCAAGGAGACGAACGGTGCTGGAAAGTCCACTATGGAAGCCGGAATCTCCTATGCGTTGATGGCCACACCACTTCGCAAACAGACACTTGATAGAGATCTGATAAGATGGGGTGAGGATGAAGCTGAGATTGAACTGACGGTGTTCTGTCCAGTTCGAGGGCAGCGACTTCGAATATTCAGGAAGATTCGTGTAAAGGGTTCAGCGACGTTGGAACTGTATCTGAATGAGCAGCCTGTACAGTTTGCTTCCGTGCTGGAGGGGAACAGATACATTCTGGATTGGATAGCGATAACCCCTGAGGACTTGAAGTCCTTCTATATTCTAAACAAGGAGAACTACAAGTCCTTTCTGAGTGCTTCCAACACTGACAAGCTCGCTCTCATCAATCGTTTTATGAGGGCAGAGCGTCTGGAAACGGCTGATGACGTCATAAAGGAGCAGAGTGTTCTCTACATTGAGAAACGTGATGCAGCCCAGAAAAAGGTCTTTTCCGTGGAGGGTGAATTAAACGCCTATAAGAGCCAGTTGAACTATGAGCAGTCTCGTAATCTTGATGAGGAACTGGAACAGCAGGTACAGGCAATTAGTGAACGAATAGATGAGTATAGACTGAAGATTCAAGCGTGTGAAAATGATAACAGACAGATGGAGGAATCCAGAGGTGGGGTTGAATCAGAGGTTCTTAGTGCGAAGGAACACCTAAATATAGTGAAGCAGTCTCTTGAAGCGATGATTGCTGACAGCACTCTTGAGCAGCGAAAAGAATCCATTAGACAGGAACGTCAGGGTCTTGATAGTGCCGTGGTGGAAGCACGGAATTTTCGTAGTGAGGAACATCGACAACTTGATGAGACGAATAGAAAATTGACTGAACTGAACAAGGTGCTTGCAGGAGTGATCACGTGTCCACACTGTCACCATAGATTTTTATTGAATGATACGGAATGTTCCGTTGCTGAACTTGAGAATGAAAGGGCAGGAGTGACTACTGACATAGATGTTCATAATAAGACAATTGATGAAATCAATGCCGTGCTTGATGAACTTGCTGACAACCTTTCCACCTATGATGGCGAGGAAAAAGAAATTGTTAATGCTATGAATAGACGTGATGCTGAGATTGCGACATTGCGTAAACAGATTGCTAATGCGGAGCGTGATATCTGTGGCAAGGAGATTATATTAAGTCAGTGTAAAGAGAACGTCAAACGTAATAACAACACTATTGAGAATCTGAACAAGGATATTCAGCAGGAGGAGAAAAGAATTACCGTGCTGATGGAAGATGGTATTCAAACAAAGGTTGAGGAATATAAGGGGTTGATAACCTTGACAGAAAAGAAGTTGGAGCGTGCTCAGAAGGAACTTGAGAAGGCCGAAACCGAACTTGGTGAGCTTCAGCAGTGGGGGCAGCGATTCAAGGATTTCAGAATGTCCTTGGCCTGTGAACAGTTGAAGACGATTCAGGATGTGGCCAATCTATCACTGGAAAGACAGAAGTCCGAGCTTCGTGTGTCCATTGATGGTTTCAAGGTGAACGCCAAGGGTCAGATCAAGAGTGAGATTACTGTTCTGGTCATCAACGGTGAGGGCGAATACAAGAGTTTTTGGTTATATAGCGGTGGTGAACGTGCCAGAGTGGAGGTGGCAATGATACAGGCGTTTCAGGAGATGCTCAACGCCACCAATCCCTATGGAGGTCTGGACTTTCTGATGATAGACGAGGTACTTGAGGGGACGGATCCTCTTGGCTTGAGCCTACTTATTGAATCTTTGAAGGACGTGGAAAATCCAGTTTATATCATTAGTCACGTGATGAATATCAAGGCTGGTGTTCCAACGTTGACGATTACCAAGGAGAACGGTATAAGCAGACTTGAATGAGTGAGAAGACTATAATAGGGGTGGATCCTGGAAAGGAGGGATTCATAACCGTAATGAGGGGTGGTGTGTTTACGCACCATCCTATTCCTATGGTAGGTCACAAGGAACTGGATATGGTGTCTCTTTCGACCTTAATTGTTGGTATAGCGAGTGAATGTGATCCGAGGATGACACAGGTTGTCATAGAAGATGTTCACGCAATATACGGCAGTGCCGCAGGAGCCACGTTCACATTCGGTGGAATAGCCTATGCGTTGAGGATGGGATTTATTATGGTCGGACTTCCTGTTGTGCTTGTGTCTCCAAAGAAGTGGCAGAAGGAGATGTTTGAAGGCATAAAGGTTGATTCTGACAAGAAAGTGATGTCCATTGCGGCAGCGAAGCGTCTGTGTCCTGGAACCGACCTACGACGGTCACCACGATGCAGTAAGCCTGATGACAATCTTACTGATTCACTTCTTATAGCGATATATGGGTCAAGACATTATGTGTTATGAAATGGGTTTTGAAATGTTCAAATAGAGCGAGGTGTGAGTTTGCTCGTGATGGTCAATGGTTGGAATCAGGGCATTATACATTAAAGTATGATAAGAAACGTGGAAGAATGTTTCCAGTCTCAGATGAGGAGGTGAAGTGTCCAGTGTGTGGTGAGCCGCTTCGATGGGAGGAGCAGGTCGTTCCTATATCGAATTTTGGTGTCAGCACGTTCAACGGTCTTTCAGATGAGGTGAAGAAGAAAGTGCTTCGTGAACGATTTGACGCTGACAACAGACGCACTGGAAATGATGTTAAGGCAAACAACCATCGCAGGGCGGTGGAAAAGATGATAGGTTATGACAAGCAATGAAATGTTTCTGGATGCCTGTCAGGGCATCGTGATGAACTGCAACAGGCAGATTCTTGTGATTAGAATTATGGATGAGTGGCACGCAGTGCTCACACAGTATGTTCGTCTCCCTAACAGGGAGGTTCGCTATTCGGAGGTCACAGGTCAGGACATAACTCGAATAGTGAAGAATGTGCAGAGCAACTTCCAGAATATGACGGAGCAGCGACTTGAGGAACTTGTTCAGTCAATATGTGTGCAGACGTTTAAGTTTGAGACAGAGGACTATATTTGGTTGACCAAGGTGGACTTGAAACGAGTTTAAATCGATGTGAAATGACTAAATTTGGGTCGTATATTAATGCTTTATGACGATGGGTACAACACAGATTGTAGGTTCGGCGATTGACACAGGCAGGGCGATCGGCGATGTTGGTATGATGGCCGTTACGGCTGGATTTTTTCTTGTTCTTTCTGGCATCCTTATGGTGGTGTGCTTTAAGTGGTTTATTCGACTTATTAACAGTATGTTGGAGGATCAGAAACGAACAATGGAGGAACTCCTAAAGGAGACACGCAATCAGAATTCACAGCTCGCCGAGTTGTCAGAATGTTTGGCCCCAGGAAATCAACTGAAGACAAAGGTCATCTCGAATGCGTTTTTTGACTTGGGTGTGGAAAAGGTCTGCCACTTGATTAAGAAAGTGAGAGCCGAGAACCATATAGCGGATAGACAGGCCACAGAGAAAAAGGTTTATAAACTGTTGAAGAATCTACACAATGACCGAAACACTAAGTTGGATTCATTCACCTATCACGGACGTTCGCTTTCAAGTTATACAAATGAAGAGTGGATAGACAGGGTTAAGGTCGTTGTTCTGGAGGAACTTTACAATACCACTGGAGCCAATGATGAGCGTGCCAATACCAATGTGGTGGCAATCTATGATCAGATAAAACTGGACTTTTATAGTAATATGATGCAGAAGTGATGGGTCTCTTTGAATTTATAGCAAAATCTCGTTCAGGTGTGTATAAGGATACATCTGAGAATCGTAGACTTCACCGTGTTGGACAGAAGTATGGTGGGCAGAAACAATTGGAGGATGAGGGTGAATTGATCCCTGGAATGCCTAATTCCACCAAGGTGAATCTGAAGAAGTATTTGTCTGATAAGGTAAAGGAACAAGTTGAGGAATATATTGCTAATGTTTCCACTCTTAAGGGGTTGTGGAATAAATCTGAGGGTCTGGATGCTATAATTGATCAGATTCAACATCATTTTAATAAGAATTTTGATTCCATTCCCAAGGCACAGAGAGCCTTTTATGTGGCAGTAGTGAAATGTCTTCTGGAACGTAAGGAAGAACTTCGTACAGGTGAAAAGAAAGATGTTTCCACTATGACTGAGACTGAAGAATTTGCTATTAAGCAGCAGAATGCAAGGCTTGAACGTGCTAAAAGACAACAGGCAGATTTTGAATTGTTAGCCAAGACATACGGAATTGAACGTGGTGCTCCTATGTCAATTGATTTGGCAGACAGCGAACACGCAAATCCAAGGTATTGTACTCTTGTGGATGGAAGTTTTCGCCCTTATACTTCGAACTGTCAGACCTGTGTGGTTGCCTATGAACTTCGTAAACGAGGATATGATGTTGAAGCAATAGGTGTTGCTGTTAAAAAGGGTGAGTATTCAAACGGTTTTCAACAAAGTATAGCAAGAGATAGCACTTTTTCATTCGAAGAAGATGTGGATCCTGTTAAGTTGAATGGTGGTATTAAATCTAACACAGATAAGGGTCGTAGACAGTTTTTGGAAAATATCTGTAATGTCACAAAGGAAAGTGGAACATATTTCTTTTCTTTTAAGAACAAAGGCAGATTTAGTGCTCATATAGTAGTGCTTGAAAGATTGTCTGATAAACTTCTTTTGGTTGATCCACAGGCGAATATAAAGAAGAATCTTTTGGAACCGATTGAATATACAAGATACTTTAAGAGTATTGATATTGTTTCTGAACATAATCAGGTCTTTCGGGTGAATGATTTAACATTCAAACCAGAAGTCTTTTCTATAGTGAAAAAGGCAGATATAAAATTAGACAACAATGATTGACGAAAAGGATATATTGAAGATCTGTGAAACAGCAGGTTGGAAAGGTGGCAAGCTGATTTACGGTGGGTTCGCTGACGGCAAGTATTACGTTTCCTACGGAGCGGAGAGTGACGGTGCTGAACTTGCGTGTGTGGGTGCTCCTATAATTCTTGTCGTGGAGAACGGCAGGTGTAGAACAGCCACTGACAAGGAATGGGTTTACTTTTACGAAAATTTTGTGAAAGATTAAGGATTGTTCCTTGGATTATCAGGATGAATGATTATATTTGCATAGTGAAAATTAAAAATGATTTCGTTATGATTAAGATTGTCACAAAATCTCAGGATCGTTTTCGTCAGGCTGCTGAAATAGCAGTTCAGGCGCATCGGGGTCAAGTTGACAAGAATGGTGTTCCGTACATCTGTCATCCTATTGCCGTTGCTCAGAAGTGTCCATATTATACAGCCAAGTGTGTGGCTATGCTTCACGACGTGCTGGAGGATACGGAGTTTACCTCAGAGGACTTGCTTGCTATGGATGTTGATCCATATATCGTTGAATGTGTAGAAAAGTTGACACACGATTCAAAGGTTCCATATCTGGACTACATTCAAAGCATAATTGACACACGAGACACAAATATCATCAGCATAAAGTATGCTGATCTGTGTGACAATCTTGATCCGACGAGGGGTGGCTTGAACAAGGAGAAGTTATCTCTGTATAGTAAGGCCAGAAGAATGATGGAGGAAGCCTTATGTCTTGTGTAGAACTAAGAAATGAAATCCTCCGTCTAAATTCCCTGTATAGGCAGGGCAAGCCGGAGGTTAGTGATGTTGAATATGACGCACTCGTGGAACAGTTGAAAGCGATGTCTCCTGATGATGACTTCTTTAGGTCAGGCGTTGCTGAAAAGGCGACTGACAGAATGCAGAAACTTCCTCTTCCTATGTTCTCTCTGGAGAAAATAAAGACGTTTAAGGAGTTTTTTGTGTGGGTCACGAGAATGGTCAAGGTTGGGTGTGAAAATCTTGTTATAACGCCTAAATATGACGGAATAAGTCTTCTTGTCAGTGAACTGTCACAGGCGGCCTGGACGAGGGGTGACGGTGTGCAGGGTCAACGTAGTGACGCACATTTTGCACGAATGAAAAATGGTGAGGACAGAGAACCTGTGTTTGAGTACACTTGGGGTGAGGCAATATGTTCCAGAGACGACTTTGAAAAGGTCAAGGGTGAATATAAGAATGCTCGCAATATGGTTGCAGGGCTGTTCAACTCCCCTATGGGAGCCAATACGGAGCAGATAGGAGCTGTGACATTTGTGAGGTATGGCCTTGATTCTGATGAGAACAAGTCTGTGCAGCTTACTTATATGGAGAAACAGTATCTGTATGTTACTCCATTCAAGATGATTAAAGCAAAGGACATTCTATCCTATGATGAGAGTAGTATTCTGGATATGTTGAACACACTTTATAGGTTATGGAAACAGACCTACCAGATAGACGGTTTGGTTATTGAAGTGGATGAGAGCGGTGTTCGCAAGACACTGGGACGCAAGCCAAACGGAAATCCTGACTATGCCGTTGCGTTCAAGCGTGAGGAGTGGCTTCAATCCTACACCACAGTGGTGGAGAGGGTTGAATGGAATGTTAGCAAGGACGGTTGTCTATGTCCAGTGATATGTGTAAGGCCTGTGGAGATGGAGAGTGCCACCGTGTCCAGAGTGACAGGTTATAATGCTCAATATATTCTGGAGAACAATATAGCGAGCGGTTCCACGATAGACATCATTCGCAGCGGTGACGTTATTCCAAAGCATATCAGAACACTTGGTTATTTGGAAAAGACCTGTTTACAGGAATTCCCTACCGTGTGTCCGTGTTGTGGCAAGCCTATTCAGTGGGACTCCACTCACACCGAGCTCGTGTGTGTGAATGAGAATTGTAGGCAGCAGGTCATTTCTCGTATGGTGTATTTCTTTAGGACGATGGGCTGTGAGGGCTTTGATGAGCCTATTGTGCGTCGCCTATATGACGCAGGAATGGACAGTGTCCAGGTTGCTGTGGCAAACAAGTCCACCGTATTTATGTACATACTTGGAGAGAATAAAGGTCTGGCGGTGTACAATGAGATTCAGAGGAGAGTGCTTCACACGAAGAATTCCGTTGCACGACTTATGACAGCCTTTAATGTGTTTGGCGGTGCTCTTGCTGAGAAGACTGCACAGAACATCATAGACGGCAGTGAAGCGGTTCAGTATCTACTGGACGTGGGTGAGCCGATTGATGATAATGACATTCTGGCGGTGGTTCGTGAGGAGTTATACTCCATCTTTGGAGTGGGTGAGGTTACGGCTGACACGTTTATTGCAGGTATGGACAGGTTCCTGAGGATGAAGTATATGTATCCTCACTATGTCTACAGACCGCAGAGGGTGATTGCTGATGACTGTATGCACGTCTGTATGACAGGCTTTCGGAGCAGGGAACTGGAGGAGGAACTTGTAAGGCAGGGACACGAGGTTCTGAGCGGTGTCACGGCCAAGTGTACGGTTCTTGTAGTGGCTGATCTGAACTCGACAAGCAGCAAGATGCAGAAAGCTCAGAAGATGGGGATACGTATTGTGGATAGAAAGACATTTGAAAATGAAATATACGGCAAGGAGAATAAATAGTGAGGTACTTCTATCGTGATAGTGCTTGGTGGCACATTGGGTTCAGTTATGATCCGGAGTTGGTGAAGGAAGTAAAATCCTTTGCCAATTCTGGGTATAATCCCGAGTTAAAGGAGTGGTATGTGCCTGTTCATATAACTACATCGGCAGCGGTGCAGAAGTGGCTTGCAGACCATAATTTTCGGGAGGAGAGAGTCTATACACCGTCACGTAGAGTGGTGGAATATCAAGAGCCGCCGGAGGTGATAACATCTGATGACGTGCTTGTGGCCTGTGAAGAGGTCGGTCTGAAGCGCACACCACGTTATTATCAGGCGGAGGGTGTTGCCTATATGATTAATCACGGCAACTGCATAAACGGTGATGATTGCGGCCTTGGCAAGACAGGGCAGTCCATTGTCACCGTGGAACTGATGGATGTATTTCCTACACTTGTTATTTGTCCAGCGTCCGTTAAGTATAACTGGAAGAAGGAGTGGCAGCGATGGAATCCAGCCAGAACGATGGGTATAGTGGAATCCGGAAGGAAGTATGATGAATCCGTTTGGGATAGTGACGTGGTGGTGGTAAATTTTGATATACTTGGTGAGCGGAGTACGGACAAGCCAAAGGTGAAGTACAAAGAACTTCTGAAGAAGTATTGGGGTTCGTGCATAATTGATGAGATACACTTTTTGAAGTCAGAAAAGGCGATGCGTACACGAATGACGAAGAAGATAACGAAGCATATCGCTCACATTTGGGGTCTTACTGGAACGCTGACGCAGAATCGTCCTCTGGAACTTGTGCAGCCGTATCAGATACTTCGTAGGTTCACTGAAATCTTTGGTGACACTCTCGCATTCAAGTTTAGGTATTGCGACGCCAAGAAAACGATGTTCGGCTTTGATGCGAGTGGTTTTAGCAATCTGGAGGAACTCCACGAGCTGTTGCGAATGGCTGGATATGTTCGTAGACAGAAGAGAGACGTGCTCACGGAGCTTCCACCTGTCATAGAGCAGACCGTGGATGTTCCTATAAGCAATGTAAGGGAGTATCATCACGCAGAGGATGACTTGTTGAATTACCTTGAAACAATAGACGTGGAAAAGGCAAGTTCAGCGGCTAATGCTCCTCATCTTGTTATGCTGAACACGCTTCGCACGTTAAGCATTGTCGGGAAGATGGCCTTTATCAAGTCCTATATTCAGGAGTGGCTGGATTCAAACGAGGACAGACAGCTTGCCGTCTTTGGGGTACATCGTGAGCCGCTTCAGGAACTTGCTGACCACTTCAAGGCTCCAGTCATACAGGGTGGTGTGTCCATAGAGAACAAGCAGAGAATCGTGGACGCCTTTGCCGCACGGAAGCACCGACTTCTATTTGCCAACATTCAGTCCGCTGGAACTGGAACGGACGGTCTGCAGACACACTGTTCAGATATGGTCTATATAGAATTGCCTGACCGCAGTACTGACGTTGAGCAGACGAACGCCCGACTGGAGCGTATGGGTCAGAGGAGCACAATCACAGTTACCTATTTACTGTCTCCCGAGACAATTGACGTGGAAATGAAGGAAACCCTGGACAGCAAGAAGATGCTCACTGACATTGTGAACGCAGGACATAGCGAGAACGAGCTTATTGCTATGAAATTCTTTAGAAATCGTAGGAGAAATCCTTGATATTTTCGTTATATGTGTAATAAAATAATTTTGTTGATGGAAAACACTAAAAGATTCAAGTGTCGATTCTTCGGCAGTAAGGAACGTAAGGGTCAGATCACACAGCAGACAGTCTTTGTCACGGCTTATGACCGTGCTATGGTTGAGGAGGTTCTCAACAATCAGGGGTGGGTGAAGATTAACGGCCTGAAGATAAGAGAATGCGAAGAATAGACATATACACGGACGGCAGCTGTAACGCACGAACCAAGGTGGGCGGCTATGGTGTGTATGTCAAGGAAGATGACAGTGAGGTTGTTGTTCATCAGGGCTACACGGATACCACGACGGCACGAATGGAGATGCGAGCCGTGCTTCACGCAGTACGCCTGACACCCTATGATTCTGTGGACGTCTATATCCATTCTGATTCTCAGTTCATTGTAAGGGCGTTCAAGGATGGGTGGCTGTCACGCTGGAGGACGGCAGGATTTGTTGGTGTGAAGAACGCCCCCATCTGGAAGACCATTGTGTTCGAGATGGCGAAACGTTCACAGGCTCATTTTCACATCAGGTGGCTTCACGGTCACCAGAAGGACATTCTGGATGACACCATCTTTGGAAACACGGTGGCTGACGCACTGGCTGACTATAAGAATCAGGAATCATACATTAAGGACACCGATGACAGTATATGACACCAGACAAGTATCAACAGGCGGTTATAGATGAATATAGAAAGACAAACCGCAACATTTTTATAAGTGCGACGGCAGGATCAGGCAAGACGACCTGTTTGTTGGAGTTGGCCAAGAGGACATCACCGTTAAAATCCACTATGTTTTTAGCATTTAACAAGTCAATAGCGGAGGAACTTGGCAGGAAACTTCCTCCTACCGTAAAGGCTATGACTCTTCACGGATGCGCTCTGGCGGCTCTTCGTAAGACGTTTGCCCTGAAGTTTATGGTCAAGGACAACAAGTATTTCAGTCTTGCAAGTGAGATTCTGGAATCGCATAAGGTGCATTTCAAGCGAATTCCGGGGCTTGCAGTGCGTATGTGCAGACTACACGACCTTATGCGATACAATCTTGTCAGTGATGGTGTGGATGAGGTCTGTGCACTTGCTGAAAGGTATGGTGAAGACTGTGATGAGAAAGTGGCTGGATACACCTGTGAACTGCATTCAGCGGCAAAGCGAGCAGCTGATACGTTCTTTGCAGGTGGCGCACAGGGAACCATTCCTATGGACTTTACGGATATGCTTGTATGGGCGGTGAGGTATGTGCCTAAAACGGAGTTCAAGCAGTATAGTGTGGTGATGTGTGATGAATGTCAGGATATTAGCACATTACAGTATGAATTGATAAAGAGATTAAAGACCCCCAAGGGGCGTCTTGTGGCCGTGGGTGATCCGAAGCAGTCCATCTATTCGTTTCAGGGTTCCAATCTGGATTCGCTTCACGCAATACAGAACTCTCCCAACACAGTGACGCTCCCTCTGTCCATCACCTATCGCTGTGCCAAGGCCATTGTGAAGGAAGCTCAGAGGGTGTTTCCAGAGGGTATAGAAGCGGCTCCGACGGCTGTTGAGGGTATAGTCACGAGAGGACTACTTAATGAAGTAGTTGAGGGTGACTTCATCCTATGTCGTAATAATGCACCGTTGATAGATGCTTGGCTGAAGTTGGTTAAGATGGGTCGTAGATGCGTGATACTTGGCAAGGACTTTGGTGACGCTCTTATGGAGATTCTGGACGGTGCGGAGTGTGTGGATGACCTTGAGAAGCCGCTTGTGGATCTTCTGGAGCGACTGCACCGCAAGGGCATCGAGCGACCTGAACGAACGGAGGCATACGCCAATCTGGATGAAAAGGTGGGCATTCTATTGAACCTGTTTGACTTCTTTGGCAGTCTTGAAGCAGTGAGAGAAAGAATTTTTGATATTTTCGTGGAAAACACTGATGAGAAGCACGTTATTCTATCAACAATTCACAAATCTAAGGGGCTTGAAACGGATAGAGTGTTCTTCCTTGAGCCAGAGTTGATTCCAAGCAGGTTTGCGACGACGGAACTCGCTATGTATGCTGAGAGATGTCTTATGTTTGTGGCTATAACAAGAGCGAAGAAAGAATTGATTTACATATAGAATTATGGGAAAGGAAAAGGAATTTAAGATCTACATCACCGTGCCAAGAGGTGAGGAACGTGTGTTGCTTAACTGCAACGATATGAAATCTATGAACGGTCTTACGCCGACAGCCGAGATTCTTGCCACACACTTTCAGGCGGAGCGTGTCAGGGTGGCTATATGGGAACGAGATCATAAGGACAAAAAGAAGAACGAGGAACAGCCGTACAGACCACAACCCCTCTACATTGAGACGCAGCCTGATAGGTTCAAGGCCATTGTGGATGAAATTAGGGGCAAGGTCACAGGGTGCAATGACCTATCACACATCGCCCTGACGATGGATTCCGCCTATATGCCTTGCTGCATTATAAGTGAGTTCCACCCTGATGAGTATGAGAAACAATCCATTAAATAAAAGAAGATTACGATGAACACAAGAATTCTGTTTGGAAAGGACGCAAGGGCGGCTCTGCTTGCAGGAGCGGAGGAACTCTATTCAGCCGTGGCGTCCACTCTCGGTCCGAGAGGGCACACTGTCGCCATTGATAAGGGGTACGGCATTCCTCACATCACCAAGGATGGTGTGACGGTGGCTCGTGCCTATGACACTGATGACCCGATGAAGCGAATGGGGGCGACACTGGTGAAGATGGTGGCTGCAAAGACCTGTGATCAGGCAGGTGATGGAACGACAACGGCCACGATACTCTCCTACGCTATGATGAAGCGTGGTGTGAGCGGTCTGGTAAACATTCAGAACCCACACGAGTATCGTAGAGGAATGGAGGATGCTCGAGATGAGGCAGCCCATTATATTCAATCCAATGCCGTGAAAATAGAATCTGATGAAATTGATAGAATTAGACAGGTAGCCAAAGTGTCAGCCAATGGTGACGATATGGTCGCTGATCTTATTACTTCAGCGATAGAAAGCGTCGGCAATGACGGCATTATAACCGTTGAAGAAAGCACCAAGGGTGATGAATCCACTGTGGAGGTCACCACTGGGTTTCAGTGGGGCAAGGGTATCATCAATCCATACTTTGTCACGGATCCGGAACGAATGGAATGCGTGCTGGACAGACCGTATGTGCTTATCTGGGGTCAGAACATCAACTATGTGCAGGAGATTCTTGCCGTGGTGCAGACCGTTTATACGGCCAAGAGGTCACTTCTTATAGTGGCTCCTAATGCTTCCAATGACGTTATAAAGTTTCTTGTAACCAATGTTCAGCAGAACAATGGGCTAAAGGCGTGCTTCGTTAAGGCTCCTGGATTTGGTCAGATGCAGAAGGACTTGATGCAGGACTTGGCCGTAAAGGTGGGCGGTAGAATTGTCGGCGAGGAGTACGGCAACGCCATTGAATCATTCGGCACGGACTGGCTTGGTGAGGTGGACAGAGCCACTGTTTCAGCGAATAGAACCATTCTCGTGGGCGGTGCTGGAAAGGACGGTGACATCAACGCCCGAATAGAGTTCATAAAGAACGAGATGGAAGGCAACTCCAACACCTATGACAGAGAGAAGTACAGGGAGCGCATCAGTCGTCTTACAGGCGGTGCGGCCGTCATCTATGTGGGTGCGGATAGTGAGGTGGAGATGAAGGAGCGCAAGGACAGAGTGGATGACGCCATTGCGGCCACCAGAGCGGCTCTTGATGAGGGTTATGTTCCTGGAGGAGGAACTGTGCAGTACAAGATAGCCAAGATTCTGGAAGGATCACTAAAGAGCAATCCAGGATGGAACATTGACTATGTGGAGGGCTATCGTGCCGTGATTGAAGCTCTAAAGGAACACTTCCATATCCTATGTCAGAACGCAGGTGTGGAGCCTGTTCGTGTTGAGGTTATGATGGACTTGAAGTCCAAGGACTTTCAGCAGGGGTATAATCCGTTCAAGAACAGAATTGAGGATATGTATAAGGCAGGAGTGATAGATCCAGCCAAGGTCACAAGAACATCTTTGGAGAATGCAGTGTCAGTGGCTGTTCAGTTTCTTGGTATGTCTTGCGCTATGTCAGGTGAGGAGAAGACTAAATAACCAACGTAAAGTATATGAGCAAGAAGATTATCGGCAAGGGCGACATCGTTCGCATACGTCACAACACGTCTGATCACTTCTTTAGGGAGAATGAACTTGTAGTTGTCAAGGAGACATATCCACTATATGAGGATGATCCGGAATATCTCAAGTGTGCCAACAGGGAGACACACTGGATGGTCAATATGGAGGATGTCACCCTGTTTGAACGCAACCCACACCCTGACGACGATGAATAGAAATTAAGTTTAACCAATTAAAATAGAAATGATTATGTATTACGAAGTAAAAGTTAAGAGAACGTGCATCACTGACGGCAACGCCTATGGCACACTGAAGGAATCCTATCTGGTGAATGCCGTGAGTTACACTGACGTTGAGGCAAGCGTGGCTCGCTATATGGAAACAGTCTATCCTGGAGCTGAGTACAGTGTTCAGCGCATCTCCAAGAGCAAGGTTGAGGACTTTGTTTCAGTGCTTCTGGCTGACGGTACGGAAAAGCCTGAAACCTACTACAAGGTGCGCTGTGCCTATCTGGAGGACATTGACGGTCACGCCAAGAAGCGCAAGGTGATGGCACTTGTGAACGCTCCTGACGTTGAAAAGGCCGCCACGACGGTGCTTTCCAGCTATGACCCTGATGGAAATCTGCACTATGAGGTCGTAAAGGTGGAGAAGACTTCCATCGTTGACGTTATAAACACAAGTGATGAAGAACTCAGGTCATAGTTCTGTGTGTGAATCACCCCTGTCGCAGAGGAAACTTTCGGCAGGGGTTAATTTCTTTCAGTTATGGCGGATAGGAAACTGATACCGAAACGAGTGATAATGGAGCAGGACGTGGAACGCATTATGCGAACCGCTCCTGACTGGATTCTGGATGCGGCTGATGAGATTCACGATCTCTATGTGGCGTCGGAATGGGCAAAGGAGGAGCGTGACCTTTCTCCAAAGAGATACTTTGACATCACCCTGAACGCAGGTACAGCCAAGGAAAAGGAACTTCACATTGACTTTCAGCAGACGGTGAATCCGTCATCTGTCATCAAGTCATCAGGCGGCACTCTGGAGGATATGCAGAAAGCCAACGGAGCACGTCTCGGCTATCTGGCTCTTGACCGTGCCTACAACAATGCCGTTCTTGCCTTGAACACGGCTATGGGGATACGCAGTCGCAAGCCGAGGAACATTGTGGATTATACAGGCACGATAATGGAGCTGTTCGGCAAGTTCTACACCGTGGCTGACGTGCATAACGTTCTGAGCAAGGAATATCGCATAAAGGTTCCTGAGGATGAACTTCGCAAGTTCTATGTTGAGCATCGTGACCTGATAACAAAGCGCAGAGCCGACTATGTGCTTAACAGCAAGGAATTTAGAATAGCCACCGAGACAGGCCGTCTGGAGGTGCTGAACAGGCTTCTCGTGGAGTTTGAGGTGAAGAACAAGGCCGCAGGAGGAAGTAATCTGGAGATATCCAATATGATCCTTCGCATCATTGAACAGGCACGCAAAGAGGTCAAGGGCAACGAGCTGAAGATGACCGTTGACGGCAGAATAGACGTGTCAGCCACGGTTCACGCAGAATCCAACGTAGTGGAGGTGATGAAGCATCTTTCCATCAACGCTCTCGTCATCGGCCTTACGGCGGCCAAGGCAGGACTGAATCCAGCCGTGCTGATAGGGCAGCTTGCGAACAGTTGGTATAGCCAGTTCAACGGATTCAACGGCAATATTATGGAGGGTAAGGACGTGCGGCTTCCTTCCGCCCTGATACGCTCCTATGACTGGGACGTAATCGCCAAGGAAAGCAAGGCCTTCATCGGGGAATTCACGCCTATTACGGACGTTGTTGACGAGCAGGATGCTGTGGCTCGGGAACAGGGTGAAAGTCGTCGTGAGGAGCTTGTAAATCGTCTTAGAACTATAAAGAATGCAAAGGATAGAGAACAGAAAAGAGCCAATCCCTACACTACGGACGGATTATCTACGGAATCCTCCGGAGGTCTGGTGGCAACCCCTGTCGAAGGAGGAACAACGGAGCTGAAGCACGAGTTTGAAGTGGATTATGCCCTGAACGGAAATCAGAAACAGAAACACAATATTCGCATTCGTGGAAAGATACGTGAATCCATTGATCGTCACGCAGCACAGAGGGAAGCCATAGTTGAGGAAAGGCGCAAGGCCAGAGCCGTGCGCAGAAAGGATGCCACTAAGCTCAAGAATGAATAGAATTGCTATATTTGCAGTGTTATGAAGATAGTGTATAACAAGATAATTCCCTTTGAGGGGTATCTCTGCATCAACCTGTTTGGGATGCTCTTTGTGCGTGGCACGAAGAAGGAGATGGAACACCGCATCACAATCAAGGTGCAGAATCACGAGCGAATACACACGGCACAGATGAGGGAAATGGGTTACATCTTCTTCTATCTATGGTATTTTGTGGAGTACTGCATCATCAGGCTCTTTCATCAGAAGCAGGGGTGTGCCTATCGGGATGTGTCCTTTGAGGAGGAGGCCTATCTACACGAGAACGACTATCAGTATCTGCAGAACAGACGTCACTACACTTGGTTTAGGTATCTCAAGGTGAGAAGCAATCATCTGCACACTGGACGTGGATTCTGCCAGAAGTAGAATGTAAAATCAGGACGTCCAGACGTGGACGTCCTTCAAATGTTTAATAATTATTAAATCTTAATTCATTATGGCAAAACCAGATTGGATAACATTAAGCAAGTCCTCAGGGTCAGGAAATGACACCGTGACCGTGACTGCTGCAAAAAACACGAGCACTACCGCAAGGAGTGGCTCAATCACGGTCAAGTCCGGCTCTCTTTCAAAGGTGGTTACAATCAGTCAGGAGGGGCAGACTCAACAAAAAGGCAAAATTTATTTGAAATTTCCTTCAGGGGCGGCATTTCCAGCATCTTATGTTGAACAGGAATTAATTATAAGTAAAAGTGCGGCAATTGAAGGAACTGTATCTAACTTCGTATCAGGTGGAACAATAGAATCTATATCTGATGGAATTCTTGTTATTGATGTTAATGGAATAGATATCAATGATTTTGTAGAACAACTTAATACTGGAGATGTAAGTCAAGCAAAAAAGATTTTTTTTGGAACAGGATCTGAAACTGACTGGATCGGTTTATTAACTACAACAGATCAAGATTCAGAAGATAATTATGTTTCCCAGTACATTGCTAAAGTCTGGCAGTATGCCTTTGTTGATGGTTCTGATCAAGAAATAACCTGTTCTATTTTACGAACAATATCTTTTAATAATGTAAATTTGGGAACCATCAGTATTTCTGATGAAAATTGGACTGATTATATGAATGAAGTGAATTCACTTATAATTACACCAATTGTTCACATATATGATCCGTCAACATCAAATGCAGAGGCTGCTGCAACAATTCGATCTAACCATTCTATAATTTTGCAGAGAACAACAACAACTTCTGGTCAATTAGTAATGAACGCTGATCTAATGATTGATTTTGAAGGGCAACTTTCAGATATTTCCATAGAAATTATGGATGCTGATACTGAAAATCTGTTTGAATCTTGCTTAATAAGCACAAATCCGCAAGAAATAAAATTGGTATCTTCCTTATATGATGGTACATACACATATTATGCTACAAATACAGATGATAATTCCCTTTATGTCTGGAATGACAATAATATGATAAATGTTCTTCCAATTTCTGTAGGTCTTAATGCAATTAGTATTGATGCCAACCCTACTATTTCATCAGAAATACAACAGATTTATTGATAAAAATCAAAAGGGTGACCAAATAAGGCCACCCTTTAATTTATTTACGGTTTAACAATGTAAATTGTTCCAATGGCTGAAAATTCTTCACCTTCAGTATTTATACCTGTAACAGTAAACTCGTAAGTTGAATCCGTTGTTGCTGCTGAACTTATTGAAATGAATAAGGTAAACCTTCCAGAATCAATTTCATTTCCTGAAGGTTTACCTTGAGGAGCGATGGTAATGTTGTCAGTATCAACCTTGCTTTCATCTATTTGAATTGAATTTGGAATGATGTCAACGAAAAGGACAGCGACCTCGCCATTGGTTTCAGGTGCAAGCTCTATAGTTTCGGGAGAAAGCACGATTTCACTTGAAAGGGAACTTGTTTCCTTATAGATTTTAAGGGTGGCGGCCTCACTTACAACAACCTTACCATCCTCACCGCTTAATCCATCAATATAAAAGGACAATGTTCCATAATAAGGATCAGAAGCACTTCCACTACCGAAATAAGTGCAATCAATCATCTTCTCAAAAAGATCAAAATCACTGATGCTAACCTGGAAGTTAACTGTCTTTGTGTGAGTTGCATCATTTGTTGATACAACGACTCCTGTGAGAGACAAGCCATAATTTATAATATCCTCTCCGAACACTTCCTCACCGTTTATCGTAAAAATTATTCCATTCAAAGACGTAAAGAGTCCGTCAAAATATTTAAGATCTACATTTTGAGAAACAGGGGCATAATTCTGCATTGACGGAAAATTTATTTCAGATGGCCATTCAAGGGCGTTACTTGTTTGCCCCTCCTGACTGATTGTAACCACCTTTGAAAGAGAGCCGGACTTGCAGTTAATTAAATATGGAAAAGAAATTTAGGTTTATAGACCTGTTCTGCGGAATAGGGGGGTTCCATCAGGCGTTGTCTGATCTGGGTGGTGAATGTGTCTTTGCAAGTGATATTGACAGGCACTGTCAGGATGTTTATGAAAGGAATTATGGACTGCGACCTGTTGGGGATATAACCAAGGTGGATGCGGCTGATATTCCGGAGTTTGATATTCTGTGTGGCGGATTTCCGTGTCAGGCCTTTTCCTGTGCGGGAAAGCAACTTGGATTTGATGACCCCACACGAGGAACGCTGTTCTTTGAGATTATGAGAATAGTTCATCACCATCATCCAAAATATGTCTTTCTGGAAAACGTGCGTAATCTGTTGAATCACGACGACGGCAACACGTGGAGGGTGATTCACGACTGTCTGGATGAGGCAGGATACAACGTGAATCCTCTTCCTATTGTCTTCAGTCCGCACTGGCTTGGCATTCCGCAGCATCGTGAAAGAGTGTTCATCATTGCCGTCAGAGAGGATATCGGTACACCGCCTGACTTCACGTTTAGTGAACGTGCGTGGGAGATGGAGAATATCTTTCAGAGTGATGATGAGATTCAGGACATTGAACGATACAGACTAAAGCCGGAGGTCGTGAACATTCTTGATGGGTGGAATGAGTTGATTCAGAACATTCACACGGACGTGGTGCCGTGCAAGATATGGGCGAAGTATCTCTGTGATCCTGAGGACGTGGTGTTTGATAAGGAGCCTTCTGATAGTCAGGTGAGAACCATTGAGCGCAATGTGATGCTCTATATGGAGAACAGAGACTTTATTGATGACTGGCTTATAAGGATGAACAGAAATCCTTTGTTTGGGACGTACTGGAATCGACTTGAATGGCAGGTGAAGGACAAGTCCGTGCGTGACATCTGGAAGTGCTATATGCAGAGACGTCAGACTGGAATTCGTGTCAGGGATTCCATCTGCTTTCCAACTCTTGTCGCTATGTCGGGACAGATTCCTATTGTCGGTTCAAGGAGACGATACCTGACACCGAGGGAGTGCGCCAGACTGCAGAGTTTTCCTGATTCATTCATAATAGATGACAATGTCAAGCAGGCCTACAAGCAGTTCGGGAACAGCGTGAACGTGGAATGTGTGAAGTTGTTCGCTATGATGATGCTTGATGTTATGAAGTAACACGTGGATGAACGTTTATGATTAGCACAGATTAAATATGGAAGAGAACATTGTCATTACAAGATTGAACGAGCTGTTGGGGTCTCACTTTGTCGTGATGACTCACACTTGGGGCTGTCACTGGAACGTGACAGGAATGGGATTTAAGGCGGCTCACGACTTTCTGAAGGAACTTTATGAAATGGAGCAGGAGCGTGTTGATGCCGTCGCTGAAAGAATTCGTGCTCTGGGTGGACTGGCTCCAGCGTCCGTGGAGGAGATGGAACACAGAACTCTTATACCACCGACTGACAGTTCATTAAGCAGCATCAATATGGTGTCAGCGTGGAACACTCTCAGTCGTCTATGGAATGGCATCATAGGGATCATTGAGGGCACACACAGGGTGGTTCCTGAGAATGACATCGCCACACGATCATTTCTGGAGAATATGGCAGAGGAAATGCAGAAGGAACTATGGATGATTAAGGCAAATCTTGAATAGGTATGAAGTACAGCATCTGGAAGAGAATAGCGATGGTGTTCAGTCCAAGGCGACTGGAACAGGCCATTGGCAGTGAGGTTCAAAAGGTGAACACGGAGTGGCACAGAGTGCTGAACTCCACCTACACTGACAGACCGCTTGACGCTGACGTGACACCGTTCGTGTCACTTCACGTGACAAAGGCAGGAATCTGGTGTGACGGCAGAAAGTGGAATAGGAGTGATGTTATGTTCCAGCAGAGAGCCGTGGGTGAGGCCGTTGACTTCAGTCCAAGGGTTATGCAGGAGTTCTGGGATGGAGCGGCCAAGGCTCTCGGTGAGTACATTCTGGAGCACGGCTATGGTCAGATAGTGCTTTCCACCGACCCTATGGACAGGAATGTGAAGATTGCCAATGTGCGTCTGAACGCATATAATCCAGAAAAGGATAAATAACTAAAAACATACGATTATGAGAGCTTTGGCATTGATTCAGGGTGTGTTTGTGGTGCTGGCGGTGCTTGTGTTCAGCGGTCTGAGCATCACGTGGGTGTTTGCAGGAACTGGACTGTTCTTCTTTGCGGTGGATTGCATTGTCTTCTATGACATTGTTCGTGGCAGGAAGGGAACTCCGGTGGACAGGTTCGTTCGGTGGCTTACTGAAAAATCATAACAGTACACTTTTCATATAGTTTTACCAAATGTTGACAGCAGCGGTCAGGACGTGAGTTCCGACCGTTGCTATTTTGTGAAAATTCCGGAATGATTCTTGGATATTCCAGGACGATTATGCAACTTTGCATCTGTAATTAAAACACACCGAACAATGAAGTCACTAAAAAAAGTACTGAGAAATCTTCTCACCAAGTCTGTGTCCAGACACATCTATATCAATGACAAGTCCGTTGAGGAACGTCTAGCTCTAATCTCCAGAGCGCACACGACCTACTTCAGCAGGGTTAATCTCATAAATTATGAGGATACGGTGCGTGGCTGGTTTGAATCAGCCGGATTCGTGGTGCGTCAGGCGTATTCCGACATCACACCGTTCACGGCCCGAATCACTGTCAATCTCTCCTACCTGAACGCTGATGGCAGCGTGGCTTCACGTGTTGTTGAACTGTTCACCAGAATCGCATAGACTATGGCGTACGTTATGAAGAGAACAAGGAGGGAAGCGGACTTCTTTCTCGTGCAGAGGGCAATCTGCGGTGATCAGTCCGCCTACACGAGAATCTATGAGGACTATCAGAAGTCCGTGCGCTATGCCGTTTCAAGAATTCTGTACAGAAGACCGATGGACGTGGAGGACGTGTGCATAGAGACGTTCGAGAGGGCGTTTTCTCTACTGCACAGATTCCAGCCTGACTATCAGCTGTCGGCCTGGCTTGTTAGAATAGCGTCCAACAGAGCGCTGGACTGTCTGCGGAGGGGTGGTAGAATGGACATCACCTCGGTGGACGCCACCGCTGACGATGACAGTCCCGTGCTGGAGCTTCAGTTGATGGATGACGCACCGCTTCCAACGGAGCAGGTGGAACGCACGCAGGACATATCCTATCTGGAGACGCTTATTGCGGATCTTCCAAGCAATGAGCGTGACGCACTTCGTATGAAGTGTCTGGACGGTCTTTCCAGTGATGAGTGCGCCGAGCAGATGGGAACGACCAGACGCACCGTGCGGCACTCCGTGCGTGACGGCATACGTCACCTGAAGGATATGGTGGATGAGAATGATGTTGAACTTAGAAGCAGATAATGTATTATGGCATCGTGTGAGATAAGCACCCTCCGCACGAGGGTAAGACAGGGGACAGGGGTCTCCATAGACCGCAGCACCCTGAAATATGAATGGGTCGAGGGCGGCAGCAATGGAATTCAGACATTCTTTATGACCGCTGATGAGTTGGAGGCCTTTGATGAAAAGCAGATGAAGAAGTTCGGGCGGTTGAACCTGAAGACAATGAGGACGGAAAGGTGGGTGAAGGATCACTGGGAAACGGATAAGAGTGATGAGCCGACCGCTGATGAAATGGAGGAAACAGACTATGACGAAGAGAGTGAATAACGCAGACCCGAGAGTGGAAGCCATAAGACAGTCCATAGACGAAAGCAGCATTCCAGAGGAGATGGCCTCCTGTATGGTGATGGCCACGGCTATGGAGACAGTGATGAATGACGTTATGGAGCGCATCAGGACGAGATACAAGGCCGCTGGACTTGACGTCAGGGGCAATGACGTGCTCAAGGGGCTAAGGGGCTACTGTCAGGCCGTGAAGACGGCTGGCTACTGGTTCGATAGAGAGGTTGAGCCGAGGAACGTCGAGTGCACCTTTGGAACATACGGAACGGCCACCTCCTATGACGGCTTTCGTGCAAGATGCGGTAAGGTGGCTGAACTTGTTTCTATGATTGTGCAGGCAAGCAAGGATCCCTCCGCAATGGAGAAAATTAGAGACGCAGCGAGAGAAGCGGCTCGTGACCGAGGTGTTACCCTTGAGGACTGGACACGGCTACATTTAAGGACAGAATAATAGTGAAACTAATAAATGAGATGTTATGAACTTCTATGAAGCGGCAATACAGGCGGTCTGCACCGCCTATGAGATAACGCCCGAGACGCTGAAAGGCGAATGTCGGGATGAACGAATAGTGGAAGCGAGAAAGTGGTACTGTCTGCTGACCTCTCCACGACCTCTGGTGCAGTCCGGACGTCACATAAATCGTGATCACGCCACCGTACTGCATCATCGCAGGGAGATGCGTGACACTCTGGGGCTTTATTCCATCTACAGAGAGCGATGGCTTGTTATGAAGAAGCTCTTTGACAGAATATTGATGGAGGGGCGACTGAATGAGTGTTCTGTGGGTGTGGTTGAATATAGGAGTCAGTGGAAGTCCTATCGGGATCTGCTGTCAGCCGCCGAGAGAGCGCGACGTAAACTGGAGGAGATGTCCACGTCCGTCGCAGGTGAGCCGTGCGTGGTGTGTGAGAACGGTGACGGTGAGTTCCACGTGATAAGGGTTAAGAACAGACTTGCCGAGCCGCTGCATCTGGAGTGTATGCTGAACATTATAAAAGAAAGAAACAAGTAACAATCAATAAAAGAAGGAAATTATGAAGATTGATGAATGTATTGAGATTCTGAATGCCGTAAGGCAGGGGAAGCCCCTTGAGTATAGAGTTAAGGGAACGATGACGTGGTTGACAAAAGAGGACGTTCTTGATTCTGATGGGTGTCCATCACTTAACTTTGATGAGGAGGATTATCGTGTGAAGGAGGACAGATACAGAGCCTATGGGATGGAGGAGTTCGTGAATGATGCGTGCAATCACGAGTGTATGCTTATGAGGAAGAGGGGTGGAGGACAGGTTCTTGTTCCATCCGCTATCAGTGACAGCGGTGTTCAGTGTGGGGACTTTCGATTCAATTACTCTGAACTCCTGGACAGACTCGTGTGGTATGATGATGGAACGCCTGTGGGTGTGAAGCTGTAGAGCGGAGCAGGGTGCATAATCAGATCTTATCACCCTCGATAAGCGAAACTTATGGTCTGTTATAATTGGTAGGCATACAGAGAATCCGGAGAATGATCCTGACCCTGTATGCCTTTTCGTGTGAACTCCGAAGGATGTTCACACCTGGAACGTTCGAACAGAACGTTCCCCAACTTCCTGATACTCAGGACACCCTCCTATTTCTATGATAAGCATTTCTTATAATTGATGATAATCCTTCCTTATATTGAGCATACAGACAGGGGGCTGTATGGAGGGGTCGGCTTGGGTGGGCACAGAAGGGATTATAGGGGTTGGAGGTGGTCGGTTTAGATGGAGGGGTTCTGGGTATTTAGAGCCGTGCGGAAACCTCCGTTCCTAAATCCCTTTCGCTCACGTCAGGGTTGTTTTCGAGAGAAATTGAACGATGATAGGGATGTCTGAGGTGGGTGATATCCTATACAGTGGTGCAGTAAGGCAAACTCCGGGAATTTCGGTACTTAACGGAAGCTCATCGGGACAGGCGGATGCCGAGATTTTGTGAAAAATAGGGTGTGAAAATGACGTGAAAAACATAATCGACTGATAATGAGTGACCAATTTCAAATGTAAAGTGGGTGATAACAAAATCCCAGAGGGTATTAAAACGAAATTAAGGTAAAATCCCGAAATTCCGTAAAATGTAAAGCGGTTTACAGACGTCATTCCTATAACTCCCCTCAGGTATCCCGAGTTATGATGATTAAAATTGTAAGTTGGTGAAATTTCGTGGAAATTTCATTGGATATTCCAGAATATATGCCAACTTTGCCCCATAACTACTAAAATCACCGACATCGGTGATAATGTTTGCTTATAATAGAAACTTATGGATATGACAACAAAGGAGAGAAACGCACACATCGTGCGAAATGCGGTGGCCACGTCGGACACCATCACAGTACGTCTCGGGGATGGAACTGAACTGGAGTTTCATCACACCAAGAGCACGGCAGGACGCCTGTTCAGGGAGGAACTTGCCAGAATAGTGGAGCAGTATCTATTGGCATAATGAAAACTTATAATTAGAACTCCTGTATAGAAAGTCTCCTATATGGAGCAGGGTTCGTCAGCCGTTCACGTCACGACCTATGAGGGCAGACTGACACGGAGTGAGGTCGTGGAATTTCTGGGTCTAAACAGACCTGATGTCGTGTGGTACGAGGTCAATCTCGTGGGCATAAAGTAAAACTGATGGATGGAGGACAGTGAAGTCCTCCATTTATCATATATGATAAATGAAAAATGGACGAAGAGAAATACTATTGTGCAAACTGTAGATTCTGGGAAGCAGGAGAATTGTGGCAGTCTACTCCTATAAATATGGAGAGAAGGATTCCAACGACTGTCATCGCACAGGGAACGTGTCACGTCACAGGCAGACCCTATGGACGAATGAATTATATGCCTATATGCAGACGATTTGAACGAGGATTATATGAAAATCCAGGAATGATTTCACGGAATTTCCAGAAATAGTCTTGGAAGTTTCCAGAAATAGCCCCAACTTTGCATCGTTGGTTCAGTTGAGTGCTGCCAACAGGGTTGAAAGTTTAACATCTAAATAATTTCGTTATGAACACAGCAATCATTCTTCCGGACGTCACATTCTCAATGAGAGAGCACATCCTCGCCAAGGACAAGACGGCAATGAAGTATGTCAACAGGACACAGATTCAGGCAGAAATCAACCTCCTACTTGGAAACATTCAAAAGGCAGGTGTGAACATCGTTCCTCCACAGAAGGAGGTGAAGTCCAAGACTGACCTTATGGACGTGTACGGCTGGCTCTACAAGGAATGTGAAAAGTACAATGCTGAGGTTCTGACCGAGCGTCAGCGCAAGGTCGAGCAGGAATCATCGGAGCAGGTGGCTGCACCCAATGGACACAAGCACAAGGCCGCACGTCTCAAGGACGCCAGCGACAGGCTCCAGAGATACAGTGACGAGCTGAAGCAGCGTAAGGCAGGTGACACTATGGGGCTGGACGCCAGAGGTCAGAAGCACCGCATCGCAAGTCTAAAGCGCAAAATCGCTCGTGCTGAAGCAAGTCTGAAGAAACTTCAGGAAATTTCCTAATCAAGCCGTAGGAAATCCAGGAAATCGTACTATCTTTGCATCGTAATCATTAAATCACACACGCTATGTCACATTTCAACATAGTCACTTCACTCCAGAACCTCAAGGAGCAGTATCGCACTCTCGCTATGGCCAATCACCCTGACAGGGGTGGTGACGTCAGGACAATGCAGGAGATCAACGATGAATATCGTCGTCTCTATGTCATCTGGGTCGGCAGAATAGAGGATGAGAATGTTCGTCCGACAATGACGGCCGAGCAGTCCATTCATCAGTTCTACACGCAGAACGGATGGGAGGGCTCACGATACGATCCGCATCTTAGTGAAAAGGAGATAGCCGCACTGGTTCGTGAATACTGCAAGCGGAACTGGAATCAGTGGAGGTTCAGCGTCAGGTGTCACTTCGCTTCTATGTGCAGTGAGATATCGGTGACGCTCACTGGAGGTCCGATAGATTCAGGACTTACCGAGGAAGCACGAAAATTTCACCAGGACTATGGGGTGCAGACGGCCTATCAGTTCGGAAGCGACCGTCACAACGACAGTGTCGCACCTGAAGCGGAGGTTGTTATGCAGGACGTCATCTCCTATCTTATGTCCTTCAACTATGACGACAGTGACGACCAGATTGACTACTTTGATACCAACTTCTATGTTCACGAGCACGTGGCTGGACAGAACGAGTGGAAGCACATCCAGAAACAAGCTCGTATCACCGCTCCACAGCCGACGCCTACTGATGAGGAACTGGCTCGTCCCGAGCTGAGTGAGGGCGTGAACGTCATCACCTACTCCGAAAAGGCTCTGGCCGTGGTGGGAGACACCAAGCCGCTGAGAGCACGCCTGAAGGAACTCAAGGGTCGGTTCAATCCAGGCCTTACCGTGGGCGGCATAAGGAGGGCTGGATGGGTGTTCAGCGCAAAGTTCTACACGGTTGACACTCTGAGACAGGCGATATTCGCCTGAAATCACGTTGAATTCACGAAAATTAGGGAGGTTTACTCACTATGTGACACACTTGGTCGGGCGACCTTCCGTAATCGCAAATAAACGACTAAAAATGACATTTCTACAGATTGACACACAGACACGAAGAACTGATGTGACGGAGAACGGCAAGGCCGTGTTCAGTTCACAGGAGGGATTCTTCCGCATCCCAGTGACAGGGCTGAGGGCGTGCGTTCTGGACGAACGCAGCGGCTTTCTGTCCATCAAGACACAGCATGAGACGCTCAATCTCCACTCCACAGGCTGGAAGTGGGAGGATCTTCTGGACGTCTTTGTGGCGGCCACTGAAGCCCTGATGAGCCACTATGCTGACAGACCTGACCTTGATGAGAAAGTGACCGTCACGGAAGCAGGAGGAATCACGACACTTGTAAATCTATACTGCAATGAATAAGGAAAATAGAGCGAATGAAGCCGAGGTTCTATTGAACAGGCTTATGGAGCTGCACGGTGGGTGGATAGCCCACGGATGCGAGCCAAGAGAGATTATGAAATTGACAGCCGCTATGATGGCCGTGCTGACGCAGAGGGCGTTCCCAAGAAACCCCACGCAGAACGATCTTATGGAGTTCCCGACACGTCTGCTGAACTGCAATATGGTGTGGGAAAGATTTGTGTCTCTGCACAGGGACGCACTCTTCTACTCCGCTGATATGTTCAGGAAGTGGGTGTGGGGACTGTATCGTGGTCACGCTGAGACAAGAGCCGGACTGTGGAAAGTTCTTGGATGGGAGACGTTCAACACTAATGATGAAGAAACAAATGAAGAAGAAAGACAATGCTGAACGGATGGATTAGATGGTTCATCATCATCTTCGGGATGTTGAATCTGGCTCACTGCATCTATAGTGGATGTGTGGGCAAATGGGAAGTATCGTGCTGCGAGTTCACGATTTCTATGCTCTTCTTTCTGCTCGCCCTATACGACTGGACGATGGAGGGGAGACTTTCCGCCACACGTCGGAAATGGTTCCGCAGCGGATGGGTTCAAGGTCTAAACGCAATGGATAGAGCGCTACTGACCAGATACAAACAGCTCCTAAACGAGGAACAGTCAACCGTCAGTCCACGTGTGGACGAGATTAATCGCATCAGATGCAGAACATCCAACGATGCGTGGAACAGACTGATCCAGATACTGAATAGAAACAACTTTAAGAATGATGATTATGAGAGGGAGAACAGCACTGAAGATAGTTAGACGCATCCGAGAGCAACCTGAACTCCAGACTTCCTATGCTCCAGTCACTGTCAGGCGAGCATTATGCACGGTGTATCGCAGAAAGCGGTATATGTCCTGGATAAAGTCCCACGTGAGAATTCGATTTGATGATAGAACAGCCGTGCAGATGCCTGACAGGACACTCTGTTTTATACTAAACGAAGAATTTGACACACTATGAACGCACGACAGACACGACGAGCCAGACGGCTCATAATGAAGAAAGGGTACTGGCGAATGAGGCATCTTCAAATGCAGATGAATCTTCGCAATCTATAGCTGGACTACACCACCTATACAAGCGAGATAGGAGGGCACGCCAATATGGATCCTGGACTGTTCCAGTGGTACAGAAACAGATACTGAGAATTTCAAAGAAGATTGCCTACTACGAACGAAGAATGTGATGAAACGTTATATGAATGAGAATGGTTCATATTGAATTTAGTCATAGCTAAACGACAAAACCAAATTGTCTTTGGGTGAATTAATGATTATCGGAGCAGGGTCGCAGGGATGCGCTCCTGTTTTTCTTTATCTACTTCCAAAACGATACATATAACATACAGAATTATGAATCCTATATGCTATATGGCGTGATTTCAAATGTAATTAGGATGCCCCGATTTGGGTGGTTTTTATGCTTTCTTTTCATACTTAGCTCGCTCACGCTCAATGATTTCATCTAAAGATGGTTCCTCCTCTTCAACAGGCGGCTCACTTTCACATTCCTCCATAGAAGCGACACCATCTTCAGGATTCAGTACGGATCCATTATCAGTCACTGTAAATCGTATGGCAGTAATGGGATCAAGACCTTTCCATTCGGCCTTGGACTTTATCTTTTCAAAGGTGAATTGAAGTCTGGTTCCGACTTCTTCAAATTCTCTGGCAGCCATTTCAAGATACTTGTTCACGAATGCCCACGAATCAAGACTATCACTCGCTCCAACCCATTTCCTGATGTCCTCTATTCTGGCAGTCCAGGTCTCTCTCTTCATATTGCTGGATATGTAGAGATATGTCATCATAGCCTGTGGACGTGTAAGACGAAGAAATGACTGCACACAGAAGGACACGTATCCTACTTTCTTGGTGAAGTTCAACAGCCAGCACAGACTTCGCGGAACGATTCCAACACCATACTGACCATTTGGATAGGTAATGATGTCATAGAATAGAGGGTAGGTGTGAAGAGCACCATTCTCATCCACTTCATCTATGATGTCCACTTTTTTCATTTTTAGAAGTGTTGCCTTGATACTATGTTTACCTGAAATAACATACTTCGCTGGAATAGGAATTTCCAGTTCCGCCTTGTCATTCAGTGGAAAATACTTCTGCAATGTTGCTCTGTCAGCTTTTTCCCAGTCAATGTCCTCCGTCTTGGGAATATACTCCTGAAGAGCTTCTACCACTACCGCCCAACATCTTTTCTGTCGGGCATACTCATAACGAGCCACACTTATTGCGGCCTGTTTTGTCGTTCTTACTACTTGTTTCTTCATAATGTATAGAAATTTGTTTACACGCAAAAGTAATCACTACATAGTAAATTTCAAAATTAGAATTCGTACATTAAAATCTCCATCTTAAATGTAATACACCTCGTTTCTGTATGTAATACACCTCGTTTCTGAAGTAATTAAGATTTGTGAAATCCCGACTACATCGGGAGGGGGTCGGGAAAATTCGGGACTTTCCAGGGTCTTAAATAGTAGGAAATAGTATAAGAAAAAGAGAAATAGGGCTCCTGTCGGAGCTTCTATCTTTTAGAGAATCTCATACGAAATTTATGAAATTTCATAAAGAAATCCTATATCATATCTTGGATATTCTAAGAAATCACCCCAACTTTGCAGGCGTAATCATTAAACATCACATATTATGAAACAGATTGACACTATGAACATCACGACCCCTAAATGGCACATAGAAGAGCTTACGGGCTATAAGCCTGAGACGACGTTCTGGCAGGATTTCTCCGTCGTTGAGAAGATGAACGGCCTTAATGGCGTTCAGGAGACGTTCAACAGAGCGTTCAAGGAGTGGTCAGACCACTATAGATACCTCACCGAGCTTGTTCTCGTGCTCAACTGGAAGTGCTGGGACTGGTATGATCAGGGTGATGAGGATATGTCTATGCTCTACCAGAACCTCTTCTATCAGGCAAGGGACTATGCTCTGGACAACCTCAAGGACGAAGAACTTTCCTATTTCGTGAAAACTACGGATTAGTCCTTGGATATTCCAGAAATATGACTACCTTTGTGGCCGTTAATCATTAAATCACTTACGTTATGGGATTCACACCGAGCAAGTATCAGCAGCGCATCTATGATTTCATAGAGCAGGGCACAGGCAACGCAGTCATCAACGCAGTCGCAGGAAGCGGCAAGACAACAACCCTAATCAGTCTCCTGGAACGTGTTTCGGCCACGAGCAGGGTTCTCTTTCTGGCCTTTAATAAGAGCATCGTGGAGGAACTGAAGATAAAGACCTCCCGATTCAGCAATGTGGACGTTAGAACACTGCACTCACTCGGATGCTCGGCTCTCCGTAAGCAGCTCTCCATAGGAGACATCAACAGCAGCAAGTATCGTCAATACGTCACGGAGCAGCTGAAGTCAGGAGCATACGCCCCCACACGAGAGCTGTCTCTGAAGGAGAAGTCTGAGTATAAGAGCAACGTGCTGGATCTCATCGACCTCGCACGTGTCAATCTGTGTCAGTCCGCTCAGGAGGTTGCCGCTGTGGCCGAGAAGCACGGTCTGTTCCTGCACGACAACGAGATACAGCTCGCCCTGAATGCAATTGTCTGGGGTCGCAGCGAAAGCGGCCTTTCCACCATCGACTTCACGGATATGATATATCTTCCTTGCTACTTCAGCGAGGTGCGGTTCTTCAAGTATGACCTCGTCCTAATAGACGAGTGTCAGGACTTGAATGCGGCTCAGAGAACTTTATTCCTCAAGACCATTAAGCGCAACGGACGCTTCGTGGCCGTGGGGGATCCTCGTCAGGCGATATACGGCTTCGCTGGAGCGGACGTGGAGTCATTCAACCTCCTCAAGTCCCTCCCTAACACGGTGGAGCTTCCGCTGTCAGTGTGCTATCGCTGTGACAGGGAGATTATCAGGAAAGCCCAGACGGAGGTTCCACAGATAGAGTGGCGTGAGAACGCTCCTGACGGCACGGTGAACAGTGACGCCAAAATTGCCGACGTCAAGGACGGTGATATGGTGCTGTGTCGTCTGTCAGCACCGCTCGTGGCTCTCTGCATCAGGTGGATAGGTGATGGCGTCAAGGCCTACATCAAGGGTCGTGACATCGGCACCAACCTCGTCAATATGCTCCAGAAGACCAAGCGTGTCCGCATCAAGGACGCTCTCAATGTTCTCCGCAAGGAATTGGCTCGTGTTCAGGGGGAGATACAGAGGACGTGCGGTATGTCTCCTGAGGAGGCCGTCCAGCACACCGCCTATGTCCTCTATGAGGATAAGATTAAGGCGATAGAGGTCATCGCCGAGGGACTGACCAAGGTTGAGGAGGTGTGTGATCGCATCAACGCAATCTTCAGTGACGAGAGCAAGCAGGGCATCTGTCTTTCGACCGTTCACAAGTCCAAGGGACTGGAGAGTGACAGAGTGTTCATCGTCTGTCCTGACAAGTTCCTACTGAAGCGGTCAATGCGAATTCCGTGGATGGCGGAGCAGGAGCACAACCTCGTCTATGTGGCCTACACAAGAGCGAAGCACTATCTCGGCTTCGTGACGGACTTTAAGATATAATTTCCTGGATTGCTCCTTGGATATCCAAGGAGCAGCCTTATATTTGCACACAGATTAAAACACACACGATATGACAGAAGGACTAAAAATCACCCTTGACGGATGGACAGGGAACTACAACGTGACCGAAATAACAGCCAGTGAGGACGGAACGGTGACGCTCCGATGCACACCTCGGGATGGGGGTGTGAAAGTCGCCCAGAGGGCGGAAAACTCGGGAACCGTGGCACGACCACGAATTCGTTCCTATATGCACTGTTCAGGGCTTGTGCGTATGCTCGTGAACGGCAGAATGGTTACGGCAGCCGTCACGCACTGCACTGACAGAGCGGTGCGAGTGCTGAATCTCGAACTTGGTGCGGCCTGGATCCCCAAGAACGTTCTCAGGTGGTCAGAAGTGGCCGGAATGCTCTGTGTCGTGGACGCTGACTACTGGCCGGACTTCACGACGGAGGTCAGCCCATCTATGATGGAATATCCTGTTCTGTTCAACGCAGAGGAGCTGTATGACAGAGAATTCACTCCAAACACCTATCTTTGATTCCGTTTCAAAACCACATAGAGATGAAAATGGAAGATATGATAAATAGAACTCTCCTATGGCTTGAGGGTCTAAATCTTGTTGACAGGATGATGGCCGTCACAGCAATAATGATTGGGGCTGCATTCACTGGAGCACTTATAGCTCTCACGTTAATGAGCCTTTTATGCCTGATAGCCAATTAGTTAAACAGTTATAAAAAGAGAAATGATTATGAAGGAAAGAACATTATGGCCACTCGTGATGGGAGTGGTTGCATTTGTAGGCATTGTATTCACTGTAACACGATGCACTCACAGAACTGACGAGGTGGTGGAGGAATGTGAAGAACACCACTTTGACGACACTGTGCAGAATGCAGAGATTATGGAATCCGTCTATGATAGAATCTTCCAGCTCCGTCTGGATCACCCTGACATCGTGATGGCGCAGTGTATTCTGGAAAGCGGTGAGTTCACTTCCGACCTGTTCAAGGAGGGTAACAACTGTCTCGGTATGAAAGTTCCTGGACATCGTCCAACGTTTGCCGTGGGTGTATATAGAAATCACGCCAAGTTCAGGTCGTGGCACGACTGCATCGCCGACTATGCTCTGTGGCAGAGCGCCTATGGGAGGGGTCTTTCGGATGACGCCTATCTGGCTCTGCTGGATAGAATATATGCCGAGGACGGCTCGTATGCAGGCAAGTTGAAATCAATCATTCGCAAATATAATCTATAGTCTATGTGGAAAATAGTCAAGTCCCGTGTGGACAGAAACGCTGACTTCTTCAAGCAGATGGAGGATCAGGGGTGGGAACTGAAGTCAGCCCTCTACTCGTGTATGGATGGAATGTATCACTATATCTTTAGAAAGGAGAGTGACGATGCACAGCGGTAGAGCGGAGCGATTCCATCCCCATTGTTGCATCGTTCCGGGCAATGTCACACTTCTGCTATACTACATCACACGTGTCATCGGGAAGCCCGTGTTCGCCAGAACACAGCTTTCCCTTTTCCGAACTCCAGTGTGGTGGCAATGGATTCAGGAGAACAATCTACCTCCTTCAATAGTCAATCTTATGGACGGCACACTGGAGGAGAACTATGGTCTTAAGATAGAGGGCGGTGACGTGGAGACGACGAACATCAATCTCGCTGATGACAGCGCTCTAATCTGTGAGCGGTGGCTGGAAGGGTGGCGCAAGCAGTGCGCTCATCGCTCATACAGGCAGCACAACACCACGGAGTTCCGACCTCTGCTTGCGAATTAGGTGGATGAATCCAGGGAATATTCAATGGAATGCACGTTATGTCTTTTTAAATTTATAAAGAAGTATGAGACAGTCAGAATTATGCAAGGAGATAGCCGCCAGAACGGCTGTCAGACCGTTAGGCGTCAGGGCGTGTCTTGAAGCGTTCACGGACATTCTCAGGGAGAAGACCCTTGGGGAGGGCGTGGAGATCATCACTCCGTTCGGCAAGTTTGGCCGCAAGACGTTTGCGGCCAGAAAGTGTCGAAACCCGAAGACAGGAAAGATCACCGTGACGCAGGAGACACGAGCACTGGCGTTCAGCACCAGAAAGAAGCTAAAGCTTCACCTGATGGAGGACGGCTCCTATAAAGCCATTCCACCACGCAAGCGCAAGTCAACAGTAAAGAAGTAGCGTTATGGCAGCACCGAGAAAAAAATCAGCAGCGTCGGACGTAATCGTTCCGAAATGGAACGCTCGATTCGAGATTCAACCTGTGAAATTTGATCTTCACGACCACATCGACTTTCACAATAGATGGTGGCCAAAAGTCATCTGGATGGATGGGGTATGGCCAAAGCGTAACAGCAACATCATTGTGGACGTCACAGGTCAGACGTACACGTTCCGTCAGGTGTCAGTTCGCTCAACGAATATGGAGACACCCTTCCCGACTGAAGCCCTCTACCTGATAGAGACGCCAAGCACCGTCACCGTCTGCTCCAGCTCCTCCTTCTGGAGCTATGGCAAGAAAGTTCTCGCCGAGGGACGCAAGGGTGCTCGTATGTGGCCGTCCTACCTCAACTATCTTATGGAGTTTGCCCTTGTGACGTACAGCCGTGAGGACTGGGGCAGGCTTCAGGCCGAGGGACACATCACCATTGTCGAGAGTCAAATCAAACAGCAGTAACGCATTATGAAAAAGTGGATTAAGAAGAAGTTCAAGGGGTTTTTCGAGTGGGCTTTCAGTGAAGAACTCGACAATATGAGAACCACCTGTGACAGACAGCAGCACACAACATCCCAGATGCAGAAGGAGATAGAAGACTTGCGCATCCTTCAGAACCAACTCAACATCTATGAGAGAAAGTTGAAGGCACTTCTGGGCAGCATCTCTGTGTCGGCCAATCTCCCTAAAAAGGCGGAAAACTGGGCGGTGATATCCATTCAGGGTGAGCAGATAGACTATGTGAAGTTCATCGCTCTACCGAAGAACGATATGATCGCCATCAGTCAGTTCCTTGCACAGTTCCAGTCTCACGCACTGGAGACAAGTCCAGCGAACTATAATCTTGTGAACGGCAAGATAATCGAAATTAAGAACAACAAACAGCAGTAGAAATGAAACTTTCAGAAAAAAGAATCGTGTTCGTCGATATGGACGACACCCTAATTAAGACAGCGTCAGGCAAGACCTTTCCTCTGGGCGTGTACGATATGACGCTTCGCCTGGACGTGTTTGCAAAGATAAAGATGATAGCCCCGAATGCGGTGTTCATCGTGTCCAATCAGGGTGGTCTGGAGACAGGTAACGTCAACCCAACGCTCTTTCAGCACAAGTTTATGTATGTGATAGCGGCTCTGCAGGAGTTTCTCGGACTGCACACATTCGTCGCAGGAAAGTTCTGCCCGACCCAGAACCCAAAATTTGAGGGTCGCAAGCCGAACACAGCAATGCTCACTTCTATGCTGGACGAGTTTGAGCAGATAGTGAAGGACTACAAGTTTACCAAGGAGGAGTGTGTGTACATCGGTGACACGCTCATTGACACGGAATGGAAGACGGCTGAGAACTTCGGATGTGACTTCGTGCCTGTGGAGGACTTCCTCGGTATGCACGTTGATCCTCCCACCTATCGCATCGTGAACAAAAAGGACTGTTCCGACTATGACGGCAGGATTCTTACCAAGGCTGAGGCCGTGCAGATAGTGCGTGAACACACTAATGAGAACGGTGAAACGGAATGGGACATCGTTCCAAGCAAGTTCCTCCCTCCAAAGCCTGATGCAGCTCCGGAACCTGAGGACAAAAACAAGCCGAGATCAAAGAAGGAAGTCAAGGTCGTCGTTCCTCCGTTCGTGAAAAAGGCGGCTGAGAAAGGAAAACTGAAGAACTAAGATTTTCGGGGAGCAATCCCCGAATTTCTTTATGACATCAGTTATATCTACAACAAATAAAATTACAGATTATGAATTCAGAGAACTACTATTTCGTGTTTAAGGATATGAACAGTTCCTGTGGACGTGTCAAGGTTATGACATACCCCATTGAGAATCCAAGCAAGAACGCCCTTAAGAAAAAGGCCAAGAACATCATTGACAACGCTCAGAAAGCAGGAATGCGGCTGGCTCTGCTGGAAGCCTATCCAGTAACTGAAAATGTATCTCAGAATCTACCGAAGCTGTCACGTCACACCAGAAATGAGCACCTTTACAAATATGAAATTAATATGGGTGACATCCGTAGTGACAGAACCATTCGTGTTGACATCTATGAGTGCAGCACCGCTCCATATCTTCTCAATGAGAAACGTATCAAGGTTGTGTCTGAGGAATATGTGCAGAACGAGATTCGCAACGGCTATGAGATACTTGGAATCGCCTTTATGGGCGAAGAACAGTTTGTCACCGAGCCTATTAGTGACAGTGTGGTGGAAAACTCTCGCAAATCGTCTAAAAAGGACGAATATGTGTGGGTTAAGGTCAAGGACGGTGATGACGGTAACGGCATTAATTGGATTCCGGCTCGCAGAACCTCCAACGGTGAGATTGTGTCCTTCGTGGGTCTTATGTTCACGGACACTCCGAAGGAGGACACTCGCTCGTTCACGGACTGTCCAGTTCCTGGATACGTTATTACTACAACGATGTAATGAGCATCGCATATTGTTTGTAAATTCCATTTGAATAGGTTGTTGCCCGATCGCCTGTGACAGGTTATCGGGTTTTTCTTTATATTAATCCTTGGATAATTCCAGACATTCCACTATATTTGCCGTATAATCATTAAATCACGTTACACTATGAACAGCAGCATCACATTAAAATCATTCAAATTTCAGAACAGCTCAGGATACATCAAGACGGACTATGTTCAGATATGGTTCAAGGACAGAGAAGTGGGGGTCATCGCTCCGGAGGGCATCTTTCTTCGTATGTATGATCCTCACTGCAAGGAGGGCATCCTGAGGCCAATTGAAGCACCCAAAACAAACGATGTTTCAGTGCTTACAAGGTTCTTCAGGGGTCACTTTGACGCCATCAATGACCGCTACACGACTGTGTTCAGAAATGAGCAGTAGGTTGCACATAAAACAAACTAAACGTATATTTGCCCCAAAGAAAAACGTTTCATAAGGGTGAATTGGTTTAGTCTTTTTGTTAGTGTTTAGGTTAAACTGGGGATTGACATTGCGGCTTACGAACTTCTTTCTTGTTGTTTGATTGGTTGTTATGTATTTGCTTAGATTTCTTTTCAATGAGCAGCCGAGGAGTACGGGCGTGACGCTTCTACTTCCTCGGCAATCCTTTTGTATATATATGTTCGCAGAAATGTTTCCTACACAATCGTGAAGTCAAGATGGACGTCGTCCACATCAATGAAGCCCTGTTCCACAAGCAGAGTTGCTATTGTACAGCCGTCCGTGAACCGCACGTCAATGACTGGATACAAATTAGTGACAACGGTGAACGAGCCAACCTTTTCTCTGTGCAGATTGTCCCATACAGGCACGACAGGCGGCCTTCGCTCTCGTGTGCGCACGCCGAACGTGCCGCCATCCTTGAGAATCGTTCTTGGCTGAACCAGAACTGTCTCCAGAGACCTGATGTACTTGCGCTTCAGCAGACAGAATGCCGTTCTACAGACGTCTCTGTTCAGTGTGATGTAGTCAGCGGACACGTGAAACTCCTCACGCACTCTATTACGAAAGTAGTTCGTGTCCTCCTTCAGCATATCGTCAAAGTCCATACGAAGCAGGTTCAAAAGCCGCTCCTCTACTTTAGCATTACCCACGATTCAATGATTTTATCAAAGTCACTTATAGGAAGACAGCCGTATCCATACGACCCCCAATCCAGACCCCACGTGTTCTTAAAGGTAAGTTCATCCTCACTGAACGCAGTCACCGTGACAGCGTGATAACCCACAGGGCGACCCTCTCCAAGCCAGAACTGATTCGTTGCATTGTAGACAGGCAGAGCGATGAGAATCGGACCGCACGACACAAGAGCCGACTTCATAGCCATAACGGACGGAATTCGAGCGTATAGAGAGACAATGCCGTTCTTCCGAAGTATTTCCATACCCTCCCGAGGTGTCATTCCCTCAACGGCCTTATTCTGTCTTCTGTCGTACACCCATCGTCTGTCTATGGGACACGTGTCACGGCTCCACTTCTCTCTGTCATACCTGACCATCTCATATAGGCACTGAGACACGCAGCTTCCATCAGCACCCTGATTGATGACGTCATTCCTAACATCAGCTCCAAAGAGTTTTGGAGTGGCTGTTGACAGAATCTGAACATATTCCACGTCCTTTGAACTTGCTCCTGACGGCTCGCAGCCGCATCTAATGTTCTTCAGTATCATAGTAGATTGAAATTATCAGCCATATCAGTGAATCCGTGCAGACGCAGAACGTGCTGAAGCTCGTGCACAAACTCGACTTTTATGTTTCCAGACCAAAAACAATTCTTGTTTGAATCATAGTCCAGAATGAAGTCTGGATCCTCTTTATCACCCATAGAATAGGCCGCCCATCCTTGCTTCCAGCCGTCTCGCAGAAGCCGACTTCAATCTCTTCGTGTCAATCTTCAAAAGTTTCATCACAAAACGACATTCTTCTTGGTTTATTGCTAAAGATAACCTCCTCTCTGTGCTTCCAGTTTACCGCTACCCACGCCATACTACTTCCTTCTAAATCTAACGATTGATTTTTCATTCATTAGTTCCAAAACAGAAATGGTGTATGTTTTACGTCTAAATCTTACTTCATTGTTCACCATTGTCATAGTTGTGGAATCACTTGCTGTGAGCACGGCTCTATCCGTCCACATATCATAGGGAAGCAGAATGAAACCGTTGGACGTTGTTAGACTGTCAATTGTCCTCTGTGGGGTGTAGGTGCGTACCTCCAGATACTGAACTCCGGAGCCACAGCCTACAAGCAACATTGCAGTCATAGTAATTATCATTAATCGTTTCATAAGTCGTATTCCTTTGCTATTTTAACGGATTCCTCCTTGGTCATCGGGCGAACGTGATCCCAGCCCAAGTCATCAAGCAAACCCTGTGTTATGGGATAGTTCACGTGAACGTTGCCGTCCAAAGTGCAGTAGCATCTATGCTCATCATCACGGAACAGCACCACGTCCGGATAATTCTGTCTCCAGAATATAGGGTCGGAGAACGCCACCATAACGTCACTCCACTCCGTTTCCAGACCGTGCGGCCTGTCAACATTAGGTTGAACGGACATTATTGACCGAAATTCACTCTCTGTGAGACGTCTTGCAGGTGCTTGCAGTGAACTGGACTGTTGCTGTTCCAGAAGTCGCTGTAACTCGGTGTTCTTGATCGTAAGCTCCTCAATCAGAGCGTTGGCGTTGTCAAGCTCCTTCTGTAGATCCTTGACCTCACGTTCCTTGAAATACATCTTTCTTTCAAGGCGGTCTATCTCCGCCTTGAAAGTTTGCATATTTTGTTCTATCACTGACATTGTTAGTCCTTTAATGCAGTGTCCTGATTTATCTCCCCGATACCGAACTCCTTATAGTCTCGACCAATGAAGACGATGTAGATTCTTGAAGCATAAGGCTTGTCCCAGAACTGATAATTGTATCTAAATGTATGCTGATGTTCTGTAAGATACATAATCTCTTCTCGAGGATTGCCATCACTATGATAGTTATAGACTTCACATTCCTTTTCCAGTATCTTACAGTATTCCTCTATTGCCTGTTGTCTGTTGGAACTTACACCGTCTTCCTTGAATAAAGGGAGTGTCTTTATCATTCGAGTGTCACTCCAGATAATATTCTTGCTGTTGGCCGCAAGCATAACTTCCCCAATGGATCTCAATCCAGCATCACTGCATCTACCAAAGTTGATATAGACCTGATTATAGCCGACTACTTCATAGGAAACATTTCCCTTGCGAAGCTCTGAAAGCAGAACTGTGAGATTACCACCGACGTGCATTTCCTCGATGGAGAAGAAATCAGCGGCATAGACTGAAATCGAAAGACAAAATGCTGCAATGACAGCAGCGATAATTGTAATAAATCTTTTCATAATACGAAATTGTCTATAGTTGTGAAAATATGTGTTTCAGTAGAATGCCAACGAAGTTCACGTCCCAGCCGTTGCCAGCTCTGTTCCAGAGTTGATTGGGTGTCAGTCCGGCATAGTCAAGTTCACCGTCTCTAAACCCCATAAATCTGAATCGTTCATCAGCGGACATACGTCTGACAATTTCTCTTCCGTCACGTGGCGGCTCAACCACATAGAAAACGTTGTGTTCCTCCAGTATGGTTCCAGAGAGACCGTCCGTGCGAACCTTGCGATTGTAGAGGTCGAGATTGGCGGCTTCAGTGACCTGAAGCTGATTGCCGAGCCTGTACTTCTCTTTGATGTACTGTATACGCTTATCACTAAGATACAGTGATGGGTCTGGGTGCTCGTCAAGAAGATCCTTGAAGCGCAGACTAGAAGGACACTTCGATGGAACAATACTGAACCCCTCCGGAAGACCTCCAAGCCGTGCGAATATCCAGACACGTTCCCTGTTCTGCGGTATGCCGTAGTCCTTGCTGTTCATAAGGCCGTAGGCGATATCACCATAGCCAAGCTCCTTGAATGCGTCTTTGATAAGGTTAAATGTCTCTTCAAACTTCCTGGATAGGAAGCCCTTGACATTCTCCAGAAGAACATACTTCGGCTTCTTAACGGAGCACACATAGATGATGTCAGCGAAAAGTGTGCCACGACCATAGCGGTCTCTTTCTCCTTCCTGATCACCTATGAGGCTGAACGGCTGACACGGAAAGCCGCCTGTGAACAGGTCAAAGTCAGGCAGCTCCTCTGGATTCAACTTGGTGATGTCACCGTAGTTCCTGATGTCAGGGAAGTTAGCGGCCAAAAGTTTGTTGGCATCCTTGTTGATGTCGGACTGACCCACTACCTTAAACGGTATTCCGGAGCGTCTTAGACCGAATGACGCTCCACCGTATCCTGCGAATGTTTCAAATACTCGTAGCATAATTATCTGTAGTTTTGGATTTTCTCGAAAAAGACATTAATGGCTTCCAGAATGGCCTGAAGATCCAGACCGCTGAACTCTGACGGCTCATATTCATTACCCCAGATGTCGGCCACGTTGATCCAACCGTTCCCCTTGCGAATCACTGACTTAATCTGTGCGAAGTCACCGTTAACAGTTGCACAGTCAAGTGGGTGTGAAAAGAAAAGTTCCGTGTTAAGAGGAAGAGTGGACTTGATGAATGACTTAAAGTCAGAAACTGAAAAACGTGCCATAATGCAAAGCAAAATAAAAACCAACAAACAAAGGCAACCAACCTGATTGCAAGTGCAAAGGTAGTCATCTTTCTTGGAAATCCAAGGATTTTATCAAGAATTTTCTAAAAAATCTATTCGTCCAAAGATGGGTTTTTATTACTCATACAGCCGTTATCTGTAACCTTAAATCTTATGCCAATAACACGAGCCCTTTTCTTGGCAATCACCTTTTTAAGAATATATTCATACTCGAATGTAAGCCTACATCCTCTATCATCAATCTCCTTTTTACATTCCTTAATATAGTCCGTAACAAAGCGATTAGTGTCTATCTGTTCTGGACAGTCCAGCCGCTTGCGAAGTTCCTGCAAGTCCGCATCCCAAACTCCAGCACCATATTTAGGATGCTTGCGGTTAAGGTTTTCTGACAAATAAAGGTACAAATTCATAGATGTAGGCCGTTGAAGAGCCATAAAAGATTGAACACAAAAAGAAGCATAACCTGTTTTCTTGGAAAAGTCCAACAACCATCTAAGAGAACGTGGTGGAATTCCCACCCAATATCTTCCATCCTTATTTAGAAGAGTGTAGAATAGAGGAAATGTAGCCTTTCTACCTTGTTCATCCACTTCATCTATGACGTTAATCTGCGTCATCTTTTCAAGTAGAGATCTTACACTGCCATTATGAGACATTACATATTTAGGTTCGATCTCTACTTCAAATTCAGAAAGGCTGTTTAGTGGAAAAATTTGTTTTAACCTTTCTGTGTCAAGAGTTTTCCAGTCCACTTCTTCATTTCCTGGAATAAATTCCTGCAAGGCTTCCACTACAACAGCCCAACAGCGTTTCTGTCGAGCAGAACTGTATTTTGTCACATCTCTTGTTGCACGTTTCGTTGTGCGTAAAATTCTTTTGCTCATTTCGTTTGTAATTTGATGCACAAATATACAAATTATTTTCATAAACTATAATCCGTTCGTCTGTGGGGGGTTTTACACCTCTATTTGGGGGGTTTTACACCTCTATTTGGGGGGTTTTACACCTCTATTTGGGGGGTTTTACATTTCTGTAAAATTCTGTAAATGAAATAGTTATCGGGAAAAGAGGCCTCCTGTAATAGTAGGGGTAATAGATATTGGGTAATAGTATGATTGTTTATTGATAGTATTACTCCTAAAGTCGTAATACATATCACAATCATACTATTACCTGAAATAGAAGGGAAATTAAGAAAAGGGAACCGAAACGTCACATCTGAAAATGGAGGGGCTTCGAAAGGGGACTCCTCCCTTACGGTCGGAGGTCTTGTCTTCCCCTTTCTACGCCCAGGAGAGGGTCGACAGAGCGACCCTGTTTCCTTATAGGAGAATCCTGTATGAAATGCCGTTATACAAACAGTCGTGTCAAGGCCGCAAAGAATTCAACATTCTTCCCTTCACACGCTTGAGAACGGATAGCATAGATGGGCAGTGCAGTTCCCTATGAAAGTCGTTTATGGAGCAGACATAAAAAGACACATAGCGAAAAGACGGTTGGTTCGATTCCACCTCCGTGGCCTAATTATTTCGGCCTTGTGCTGTAACGTGTTTTGTATTTGATTTGTGATTAGGTGAATTTGTCAGTTTTTAGACGATTTAGGCGATGTTTGATGTTGGTTCAGTGTAGTTGTCAGGTTTGTGATTAGTTTGTTCCTATATTGCGTAGAATTTTAGTTTGGATATCATATTTACGAAAAATTGAGTTTTATCAGTAGTTTTAGAGTTTACAGAATTTTTCTTTTTCGTGTCATTATGCAGGTCGTCCACCGTCTGGGAAGTAAGGTTCTCCACGGTGGGCATTTTTATGAAAAATCGTGAAAAGTTCATTGGAAATTTCAGAAAGGCCACTATATTTGTAGTGTGATAAGACAGAGTGATAGTTCTTTTAATAGGCTTGTTCTGCCTATATTTGTATCACGAAATTTTAATTCTTTAGATATGGCAGAAAAGAAATTGGTTCCAGTCGAGAGGTTCAGGGAGGTTGCCCTGAACAACGGCTATGAAGTGTTTGATGAGACACAGGTGGCGGACTATGCCAAGGACGCTATGATGAAGTCTCAGGCAGGTGTTCTTTCAAAGGAGGACAAGGATGAGTTCGCCGTGGAGATGGCGGGACTTATGAAGGCTATCTGTGCGAATGGGGACGGCAGTCAGTGCACTCTCTACTATCGCAAGCCGCTTGTTGACTGGAAAGTTGACGGCAACGGTGTCGTGATGAAGGGGATCGCAGGAACGTACACTGACACCCCTGAGAACAGAAAGTTGAATCGTGTGGGTCAGGCTTATGTTCCAAGTTCTGATGTTATTAAGTCTATCTATGGTGCTGGAAAGGAGGACATCGAGGAGAATAAGGTTGATGCTGAGATGGCAGAACAGGCCTCTTTCATTAGAAAGTCCTGTGCCGTTGTGGCCGCTGATGCGGAGAGAAGACTTGCCCTTGGTGAGATTGATGAAAAGCTCTGCAAGTCAGTGAAGACCGAGGTTGGTATGTATCTGACTTCGTGGGGTGACACGCTTGATGAGTGCTGCGACGTTGTGAAGTCTGAGGACTTGGCTGACGTGCGTGAGGACTTGGCTGACGCCAAGGCGGCATTTGTTGACATTGTCAAGGCCGCTCACGGTCGCTATGCTGACACCGCCAAGAATAGAAGACTGCATCGTGTTGGTCAGGAGTACGGCAAGGCGGCTCAGGAGAAGGACAAAGATGAGAAGAAGCAGGGTGCGACTGATGGTGTATCAGGTGGGAAGCCGTCTCGCAATGGTGATTCCGTGAAACGTGATCTTTCCATTCTTGAGGAGAACAAGGATAGGATTGTTGAGAAGTACGGCCAGGAAGCCTATGATAGGAAAGTTGAAACCCTAAAGAAGGAGGGTGATGACTACGAGCAGAAGGAGACCGTGAAGCAACTCAAGGAGCGTGCTGACAAGCAGGACGCTGAGGAGGAGGAACGCAAAAAGGCTGATAAGAGAGCCAAGCGTCAGGAGAAGCGCAGAGCACGTCACGCAGCCAAGCGTGAGGCCGCTAAAAAGGCCAAGGAGGAAGTCGAAGTCAAGGCAAAGGCTGAAGTGGAGAAACAGCATCCTGAGGAGAAAGAACAACCTGAAAAGAATGCGAATAGCATTGAGTTGACTTCTAAGGGCATTAAGGACTATGTTGACAAGAATAGCAGTACCCCTGATGCTCGTATGCAAGCGATGGCCGCAGCCTATAAGGCACTCAAGGATAGTGGCAAGAGTAAGAAAGTTGACACGTTTGTTAAGGAGGTGTCAACTGGAAGTCCAAAAGTTGATATGGTTACACGGAAGTATGTGGAAGCTACTATGGCTGGAGCCACACACGAGGAAGCCAAGGCGTTTGCTGAAAAGGAGTTCAACTTACTTGAGCACGGTATTCAGATGGCTCAGACTGCCATAGAGGACAATCTTCCTCAAGGTATGGCACAGCATTTGATGAAGACAGCCTATGCCGTCTTTGATAAGGCGAAGTTTACAAAGAAGTAGAAAAATTCACAGAGCACTCCTTGGAATCTCCTGAGGAGTGCTTATATTTGCATTGTGAAAAAATTGAGAGTTATGTTAATAGAGAAATCAAGAAGTGGTGTCTATCAGGACAATCCGGAAAATAGGCGGCTGCATCGTGTCGGTCAACGCTATGGTGAACAGAAACAATCGGAGGAAAAGAAAGGTGGTGATGATGGTGTAAGGGATGTGGAGATTGTTACTTCCAAGCAGGGGGTTAAGACATTTCTTTCCGGGAAAGTTGGTGGCGACTACTATAAGGCTGTTGCTGAAGCCCATAAGGCATTAAAGAGAAGTGGTAAGAATAAGTCTGTTTCTCTTATGCTTGCTGAATCCGGAAGCGGTGAGCCGTCCAAGGATGTTCCTGCAAGGAAATATGTGGAAGCTGTTAATGGTGGTGCTTCTCACGATGAGGCCGTCGTCTTTGCCAATGGCTGTTACGATGAACTTCTGGCAAAGATAAAGAACGTTCAGGAAAAGGTTCATAGCGAGGGTGTTAGCTCTTCCGCTTCTACGAAGATGTTTGCGGCTGTGAACAAGTGGTTTAATGATCAGAAGTTTGAGAAGAAAGTTATTTCAGAATCTAAATCCATTGCTGATAGAATGAAGGAAGCAGGGTTTAAGCAGACTAATGAGGGGTGGGAGAAGTCCAATGGGGATATAACTGTGTCAGTTAAGAAACTAGCTTCGGGATATTACATTGGTGCAAATGATGGTAAACCCAAAACTTTAGTGCCTACACAGGCACATTTTTCTGGAGATCCATTTGAAAAGATGCTTGCGGCTGTTGACAAGCGTCTTGTTTCTGCGGAAGCAGCCAGAAAACAGGCTGAGGAGATTGATAGAGGGGTTCGTGCGGCAGAGGAGAAGCACAATCTGGAGGAGATTAAGCGAATTAATGAGAAGATGAATGCTTTTATGAAGAAGCAGCCCGACGCTGATAAGAAATCGACTGAAACGTCGGAAAAACCGACTTCACGTGTCACGTTTGTTGATGTTCCACACGCCAAGGATGTAAATTTGAAGAAATATCTTACTGATTCAAGGCGTAAGCAAGTTGATTATTTGATGAAGGCTGCAGAAGTTATGCCGAAAAGCACTTTGAAACAGATGCACGACGAAGCCGTTAAGAAGTTCAATGACAACTTTGACAGTATGAAGAAGTCAGAGCGTGCTTCCGCTCTTTATGTCATTATGAAATATAAGGACTTGATGAATAAAAAAATCCTTAAATAAGGAGAAGAATATGAAAATGCACGACGATATAGTCAAGAGAATGTCTGATGCCAAGGTGTCATTCGGTTCCATAGAGGATGTTCTTAGGGAGGGGGCAAGAAGTAAGAGCGGTGACTCCGGAGCCTATGTTGGTGACATTGAAGTTGACCTCAGTGGTTCTTATAATGAGCACGCCTGGAATTCTTCTGGCAGGAACAAGCCAAAGAAGACATATCAACTTATAATTCACACGAAGAAGATAGACGGTGTGGATAACTTTGGTATCGTGCGAGCCTTTAATGACGGCACTCTTACAAGAGATCAGATCGAGAGTGTCACTCTTGCGGAAAGTAATCCGTGGGAGGGTTACTGGACAAAGATTAGAGAAGTGGATTTGGATGATATGCCTGTAAAGGCCGATAGAAAATAGTTGTGGTCAGTTGATATCAATTGATTATTTCAACTTTGAAATGATTATATTTGCCGTGTAGTCAGTGAGTGATTAAAAATTACATAAGAGATGAAAAAGTACATTTACACCAAGGAGAGTGAATTCGTTATCGTGGAGACTGACGGTCTTGGCAGAATCGATAATTTTATGGTGACAGGTGTCATCGGAAAGAATTACAGCAATCTTGTGCAGTCCGGATTCTGCTTCAAGATGGGTGATGAGGTCAGCATTGCTTCTATGCTTAATATGGCGAAGCTCTGCAAGGCCAAGGTTGAGTGTTTCGAGGGCAACGCTCTTGTTTCGGATGAGTCAGTTGACTACACTGAGGAGCCTGTTGTTGAGCCAGTGGTTTCAGTGTATGGCGTTTCAATTGAGCGTCCGGAGAATGTCGTTGCAGGTGAGACATACGATGTCAAGACAACACTTAAGACCCTTACCAAGGGTGACAAGGGCTATGACAAGGTGATTGTCAGGTTTGCCACCGTGGCTCCGGAGGGTGGTGAGTGCACGATGACGCTCGTTGATTCTCAAGGCAGTCAGTTCAAGTTTGTGAATAACGGTACTTGGGGTCCGAGTGAGGGCTTTCCTCTTCCAGCGGAGTATGAAGCCACGACTCCTATGCAGGTGTCCTACAATCAGGCCGGAACCTATGTTCACACGACAGAGCTTGTGAACCTTGAGGATAACAGCGTTATTATATCAGACACAGCCGAGGTTACTGTGGTTGAAAAGTCTGGGGACTAATTATGTAGAAACATTTTCTATATGTCAAGAAGACAGCGAAATAGAAGTCATCGTATGGGAGCTGAATCAACGGCTCCCATAGATGCTTTAGAGGGGATGTCCATTCAGGAGTTGAGCCTGATGTCACAGGCCGCTCCGCTTGCTCTTCAGAATCGGCTGGAAAAGGCTCTTCGTTCAGAGAACGTTGAGGACGTGCTAAAGGCACAGGCGTTCATCGCACAGCAGGAGAAGAGCGGCAGAGCTGTCAAGCCTGACATCAAGTCCATCCTATGGAATCCATCTGACATAGGGTTCAATGGTCGTGGCTATCGTGATCCGAACAATGGCATACCGTTCACCACACTTCAGCGGATGGGTGATATCTATATTATTAAGGCCATCATTAACACTCGTATTGAACAGATACAGAATTTCTTGCGATATAGTGATGATGATCAGAAGCCTGGATTCCAGCTGCGATACAAGCAGATGCTCGGCGGTGACATTAAAGAGATATCCAAGAAGGATATGAAAGTTGTTGAGGGGCTTGTGCGCTTTTTGGAGGATGGTGGTGAGAATGATAAGTGGTCTTCGGAGGACAATTTTCAGGATTTTACACGTAAGACCATCAAGGATTCACTCTGTCTGGATCAACTCTGCTTTGAGGTTGTTCGCAGTCGGAGTATGAAAGTGAATAAGTTCAGAGCGGTGGATGCCTCTTTGATACGGCAACTTGACACGGATGATCCTCGCTATGCAAGTATGTTTGAATCATATAGGTGGCACGGTTATCTTCCTCGCTATGCGATGGTCTATGACAGTCAGATAATACGTAATCCAGCAACTGATGAGCTTGTTGTCTACTATCCGTGGGAACTTGGTTACGGCATACGTAATAAGACGACCAATGTGTTTAGGAATGGCTATGGCTGTTCTGAACTGGAGACCCTTATAGAGGTCGTGACGTGGATTCTGTGGGGTATGCAGTATAACGGTAATTTCTTTAAGCAGGGTTCACAGCCAAAGGGATTCATTAATGTCAAGAATTCCAATATTGACCAAGGCACGCTGAATGAGTTTCGTCAGGACTGGAAACAGACGATGTCCACTGTTTATAATGCTCACAAGATTCCTGTAATACAGGGTATTGATCTTGAGTGGGTAGACTTGCAGCAGTCCAACAAGGATATGGAGTTCACGGAGTGGATTAAGTTCCTTTTCGTGGTGACGTGCGCTGTGTATCGTATTGACCCATCAGAGTTGGGTTTTCAGTTTCAGGATGCAGCAAGGGTGTTCGGACAGGACGGTCAGAAGGAGCGTCTTGACCATTCACAGAAGAAAGGTCTCTTTCCTCTACTCATTTTCTTTCAGAACATTGTGAATCGCTATATCATATCTGAGATAGATGACCGTTTTGAATTCGTGTTTACAGGCGTGGACATCAAGGACGAATCTGCTCAGATAGAGATTGACAAGAAGAAGTTGGACGCAGGTGTTGTTTCTCTGGAGGATATGTTCCGCAAGTATTCGGGGCGTGACCTTGACCCTGAGAAGGATACCATTCTCAATTCCATCTATCAGACGGCACAGAGCAACAAGATGATGGGTGGTGAGGATATGAACGGAGCCGTTGATCAGATGAACGGTGAGGGTGGCGGTGACGACTTTGACATTGCTGATATGCTTATGCAGAAGTCACAGGGCAACCCTATTCTTGGCAAGGCACTGGAGTTTATTGATAATCAGTTATCGGCAAAATAATGGCTTATAGAGAACGAGTTCCAAGAGTGCAGAGACACGTTGACCCTATGCGCTATCCAGCTGTGCAGGGGCGATATGAACGTGAAGCGATGAAGAGTTTTGCACCTGTGGAGCTGTTTGGCAATATTGTTGAGACGATGACGAAGATAGTCAAGGAGAAGCGAGGTTGATATGCTTTTTACGGACAAGGACATACAGCGTATTCTAAAGGAAGTGGACTTGTCCACGGCCAAGTTGGTGGCTCGTGTTCTTGGCAGAAATTACCTGACGAAGTATGACCTCGATTTGTTGAAGAAGCGTGGTGTTGACCTATTAAAGTTGATACCGAAGTTTCCAGTGCATTATCAGTCGTTCCTGTTTGGTCGTGTTTCGGCCGCACTGGGCGATTCCATCACTAGAACGATGGGTTATTCTGATCTGTTACAGTTTCTTCCTAAAATGGGTGATTTTGTCCCGACTGCGATGGAATTGTCCTTCTATGACGTGGCGGCTAATAAGACCTACACACATATAAAGGGCTTTGGTGATAGACTGAAGAATGACGTGCGAAACGCTATTTCCGCCGAGGAGATGTCCTATATACAGACTGAACAGGCCGCAAGGGCGAACAAGGTCATTCACGATGAGATATTGAATGGTACTGTTCAGAAGCGGACGGTGCAGAAGATTGCTTCCAATATAGCACATCAGATGGATGACTGGAATAGGGATTGGGGGCGTATTGTGGAGACGGAGTGTCAGGATGTGTTCAATCTTGGTAGGGCACAGACGTTTATGCAGGATGACGCTGATCCCAAGGTGTTCTTTCAAGTGTATCCTGGAGCCTGTAAGCACTGCATCCGTCTATATTTGACACACGGTGTGGGTTCACAGCCGAGGATATTCAGGCTTTCAGAGTTGTTGGCCAACGGCACGAACTATGGTGTTAAGTCGAAGGAATGGAAGCCTACCGTTCACCCAGTACATCCCTTTTGCCGCTGCCAAATAACCAGACTTCCAGAGGGTTATGTATGGAGTGAGGAGAATCACAGGTTTGAACCTCCTAAGAACTATGTTCGTAAGGTACAGCGCAGGAGCAAGGTTCACATTGATATCGGTGACAAACATTATGACGTATAAAAATTATATGATTATGAGATTCAAGAAATGGCTTGGGATAATGACTCCGCAGGAAAAGCTGGAGGAGTATCACGATCTTAGAAAGCGGCTTGCTCAGATAGAGGATGAGGGTAAAGAACTTGCTCATCAGTTCTCTATTCAGAAGTCCATTGTTGACAGCATTGGTGAGGGTGTGCCTGATTCCAGAAGAGCGGAGGTGCTTGCGAAGCACACCGACTTTATGAAAGGTCACACGAAGCGTGTCACTGCCTGTGTCAATGAGCGTGAAAAGATTCTGAAGGGAATTGCCGTGCTTGTTGAGGAATGTCAGGAGGTGCGTGATGAGATTGCCAAGAGCCGCAAGTTGAACGGTCTGATGGAACTTCGCAAGGTTGGCAAACTGAACGAGAGTGAATATTTTAATCTTGTCAAGTCAGTGGACGGCAAGCCTGTTCGGTATGCTGATATGGTTGCTATGCGTGAATCAGACGGCAAGATTCTCATTCTGCATCGTGTGGATGATGAGATGTGTTCGACAGGTGAGGTGTGCATTCCTGGAGGTCACGTTGAGCCTGACGAGGACTTTAAGACAGCGGCCTTGCGTGAGTTTAAGGAAGAGACGAATCTTGATCCTATTGTGGCCAGAGGTATTCGTTATCTCGGTGAGTATAAGAGCGTTGATGCTCACATTCAGTATTTTCAGGTCTATGTGGATCCAGGACAGCCGATTACGGTTGATGCCACAGAGGAGTGCTTCTATGAGTGGATAGACATAAGTGAGATTCCGTTCAAAAACTTTATCTTTGACCAAGGGAAGAATGTGCTGAATATGATGAACAGGGTATGGCGTATGGATTCCGTTGAGCCGCTTGACACGGTTGTTAAGGCTGTTCAGGATGGTCGTATGTCCGTTCAGTGTTTTAAGGAAATCTGTTCTGACATTGTGAAAAAGGCACTGGCCACGGAGAACGCAGCACCTGTCATTCCGGAGAGTATGGAGGGTGACGTGAAGAAACTCACTATGCCTGTTCGTGACCCGATGTGTGGTGTTGAAACGCTTTTGAAGGGAATCAACGGTGTTGACGAGGTGGTTGTGAACGGCACGGAGACTATTAAGTTTGTTAAGCCGTTGTTCATTCATAGTGTTTCCTATGAGGAAAATCCGGAGACAAATAGACTTGTTCAATGTGAGGTTGCCTATGTTGGTGAGGATTCAGATATGAGCAAGCTGATTGACGTCTTGCGGAATGGTTTGAGGAATGGTTCGGTGAATTTCAGAGTTAAGGAAGAGGAATTTACTTCCGTTAATGAGAACGGCACGGACTATGTCGGTGACCCCATCTTTGCGGTTATGTAAGTTTCTGATTATTTTTGTCCATAATTATTGACGTGAATGAGCGGAACGAATGACTTTAACTTCTTTCTTCCAGCTGATCTTGTAAAGGCGGAGGATTCAACTCGGTATCCTCGTGGTGACGAAAGACGCTACGAGAATATGGTGTTTGAAGGAATCGCGAGTGACAATAGCAAGGACTATGAGGGAGAGAGTATGGAGCCGAAAGGCTTTGACTTGAGTCACTTCCTGAAGCACGGTCTGTTGAATCTTGATCACCTTACTATAAGAGCGAAGGAACTAAAGTCCAGATTCTGGATTGGTGAGCCGCTGGAGGCCAAGATTGTTGACAACAAACTCTGGGTGAAAGGTAAGCTCTGGAAGGATAGTCCTGAAGCAAGGGCGTTCTGGGATAAGTGCATTGAGATGGCTGAGAGTGGCTCGACACGCAAGCCAGGAATGTCCATCGAGGGGCGTGCTCTGGAACGTGACCCGAAGAACCCAAAGCATATACTCAAGGCTATTATCAATAATATAGCGATGACGTTCACTCCAGTGAACTTCAATTCCTATATTGAGATTGCAAAGGGAATTCAGTCGCAGGATTTCTATCCTACTGACGGTTCAATAGCAGTTAGTGATGATGTGATGCTGGAGGTTGTGCGTGGTGGCAGGAAGTTTATTATTAAATCAGATTTTACAACGGTGGAAGAAAGCATCTAATGGCTACGATTCCAGTAGAATGTAAACAATAAATTTTTTAGTGTTATGTTAGAATTGACAGAAAACCAGAAGAATGATGAACTCGTAAAGTCTCTGTTGGATAGCGGCTTTTCTGAGGAGACCATTGCAGGTTGGATCAACTCTGGCGACATTACCCTGAAGTCTGAGGAAACCAAGGGCGACGGTGGTGAGGAAGAGGAGCCAAAGAATGATCCTGACAACGGTTCTGAGGGTGAGGGCGGTGAGCACGAGCCTGAGGAAGAGGATGACAAGGACAAGAAGGAAAAGTCCGAAGGCTGTGACGGTGACGGCAAGGAGGGTGAGAATGATGACCCCGAACCGCCTATTGCCAAGAGCCTTGACAAGGATGATCTGATGAAGAGCCTTGCTTCCGTGCTTGATGAGCGTGATGACGTTCTGAAATCTATGGTTGCTGATTCCTTTAAGGATGTGCTTGCAAAGGTTGACGGTCTTGTTAAGTCCATTGACGGTCTTGTTACAAAGATTGATGCAATCGGTGATCAGGCTCCAGCGTTTAAGTCAGTTGGACTGAATCGTGCTGTACTTGAGAAGTCCATTGGTGGCGGCGCAAAGGATGACAATGACAAGACTATTCTCAGTGTCAGCCGTGATCGTATGGTTGTTAGAGCGCTGATTGAAAAGGCCATTGACGAGGAGAAGGATGAGGTTATTCAGAAGTCACTTCGTGACGAGACCCTGAACTACCTTATAGATCCTATTGGTGGTGCAATCGGTGAGACAGCCGCACGCTATATGTACAATAACAAGAACGTGCGTCTTGTGAAATAATTTCGCAGTTATAAACTACTTAATTTTATAGTTCATTATGGATTTGTTTAACTACACAGGCAACGAAAATGCCAATTCGCTTGAGTCAATGTCCTCAGAGGAGATTCTCAAGGCGATGGAAGCTGGTCTGCTGACTGGAATGCAGTATGACAATCAGCTCAACAACGGTGGCGGTCTGAAACCGGAATCTCTGGACGGAGTTCTCAAGAACCTCGAGAACAGGCTTGATCAGCTTGTTTTCTGGAATGAACTCGGAAGACAGAGAATCGAGAACACCGTACATCAGTACAATCAACTCTACAAGTACGGTCAGGAAGTCGGCATCTTCAATGTTGAAGGAGAAACCCCTACCGAGACCGATTCTATCTACAGACGTAAGTCAGTAGTTGTGAAGTTCACAGGCGTTACTGGACAGGTAACTCATCCGGGAATGATTGTGAAGACCGTTGTGGGCTCGCTCTACACCAAGGAGGTTGAGAATAAGACAATTTTGCTTCAGACCATTCTTGACAAGAAAGTCATTGATGCTGATTCTAACAAGGTTCCGGAGGAGTTTGACGGTGTGTTCGCACAGCACGTTGCAGGTATCAATGACATCACAGGTGGTCTTCTCGGTAAGACTTCTGAGCAGGTGCTTGACGCCTACTTCGGAGACGTGGCCGTTATTAACGCAAATGGTTCAGTTCTTACTGACGCACTTGTTGAGGATGCCGCACAGGCTGTTGTCAATGACAGAAACGGTATCATCGATCGCATTGTTTCCTCTCCAGTCGTATTCAACAACTATGTTAAACTCTTTCACGAATCGAAGCGTGTCATTGTTGGAATGCAGGGTGGCGTCGTAGGTGCTACTATGGGTCAGTCCGTCAACGATATCACAACTCAGTTCGGTAAGGTTGCTATCAAGGCCGACAAATACTTTGACTGGAACGCTCCAGTGAAACTTGGTCGCGCCAAGACATCTGACAAGGCTCCAAACGCTCCAGTGAAGGACACTTCCGCAGCCGTATCAGTGGCCGTTGATGCAAAGGGTCAGTTTGGTACAATGCACGCTGGAAACTACTTCTATGCAGTGGTGGCTGTTAATAGATATGGTGAATCAGAACTCGTACTTCTTAACGATGATGCACAGGCGGTAGGTGCAACACAGTCTGTGACATTGAAGTTCACAGGTGCTATATCGTCTGCATATCCTGAGACCTGTTATGTTATCTATCGTACCGAAGCCAATCCAGCAGACAAGAACGTTGCTGACTTTTATCCTATTTTCAAGGTATCCAAGACCGAGCTTGTAGCAGGTTGGGACGGTGCGGAGGCAGGATCAGTTCACGACCGCAACAGGTGGATCGCTGGAACGAAGTCCGCTCTCGTTTACTTCAACGGTTCTGAGATGCTCGAGTATCTTGAGTTGGGTGGCACAATGAAACTTGACTATGCTATTGTCGGTCCGAGGAGGTCATTTTCCGTGCTGAATTATGGTACTCCAGTGCTCTATCAACCAGGAAAGATCGCTCGTATCATCAATATCGGTAAGATTGGTCTTCCTACCCTTTAGTCGGGTAATGACCGTAGAATCATCGGGGAGGGGTGAACAACTCCCTCCCCATTTTTAATTAAAATGGATTTAGTTATGAAACTTTTTGATAAGAAAATAGGCAATCAGATAGTAAACTTCAATGGAAGAAAGGTTACGTTTGTTAATTCAGTGGCTGAGGTGGATGACACCTTTGGTGCTGAGATACTGAAGATGGGTTTTGCCGACCTCTATGAACTTGGCAAGCAGCCTGTCTATGAGACACCGAAGGAGATTCAGATGAAGACTGACTTCTCTGAGAAGGAGGAGTGGTATAAGGGTGAGTGTGCTCGACTTCGCAATATAGCGGATTCTCGCAAGAAACAGGTTGAGGATCTGGAAGCGGAGGTGAAACTCTGGAAGGAGGAATACGAGAAGGAGAAAATGGCACGCTTGGTTCTTGTTGAGAATTTTTCAAGGGATGCCGAGCCAACACCTGAGATACCTGAGGAACACGAGCCAGAGCAGCCTAAAAACGACGAGCAGGGTGGTGACAAGGAAGCCGCAGGTGAAGCCGCTCCAGAGGAGACTTCTGATGAGGCCTTGCGTGAGGAACTTGCTTCTTTGAAGAAGGATGAGCTTCTTGCCTTTGCGAAGGACAACGGTCTGGAAGTAGACGGTCTTGAGAAAAGAACAAAGGCCGACATCATAGAGTTTATTGTGGAATCTACAAAATAGTTGGAGATGGGACAGCTTGTCTTGACTTTGAAAACCAGAAAGAATGACGGTATGATGTTCAATCCGTCAGAGATATTTGCACTGTATCTGTACGGCATAACTATTCAGGGCGGTGACGGCACGTCATTCAGCAATGAGAGTATGCGCTTCTACATACAGTCAGCGCAGCAGGAGGTGGAGAGTTTCTTCAATCTCAAACTTCTGAAGCAGTTTATCAGTCAGGAGAAGCTCACGTTCTATCGTGCTGATTATTGGCAGCAGTTTCCTATCTTGTTCACGAATTACCCTGTCAACAAGCCTATATCGTTGACAGGGCGATTCAATAACATAGAGCAGATTTCCTATCCTACGGAGTGGCTTACCACACATCAGAATAGTTACGGTCTTTATAAGAGGAGGGTGTCTCTTGTTCCTACTGGAAGTGCCACTTGTCAGGCCAATGCGGAAGTGATTCTTTCAGGTATCACTACACAGCTTGGAAGTCAGCGATTCAAAATGATTCCAGATTATTTTGACTTGCAGTATGTGACAGGCTTTGACTTGGATAAAATGCCTTTAGACTTAATTAATTTAGTAGGGAAGTTGGCTTGTTTTGGTCCTCTTAATATAGCTGGAGATTTAATTCTTGGTGCTGGAATTGCAAGTCAGAGTTTAGGTGTGGACGGATTAAGTCAGGGTATATCGTCAACTTCCTCGGCCACAAATAGTGGGTACGGAGCTCGTATTACGGCATACCAGAAAGAAATTAAGGACACTATTGCTCGTATAAAATTGATATATGACGAAATAAAAATAGGAGTTGTGTGATGTTGGTTGGTTACATATATTGCGTAACCTGTCTGGTTAATGGAAAATGGTATTTTGGTCAGACACAGAGACGATTTATTCAAAGCAGGGTGAATGGACATATTTATTCTGCCAATATGGGTTCTGATCATAAGTTTCATCGAGCCATACGCAAGTATGGCGAGGAGAACTTCTCCATTGAGGAGGTTATGCACGTGGAAGCCCCTACGAAGGAGGAACTGAAAGCGAAGCTTGATTTTCTTGAGAAGTATTTTATTCAGAAGTTTGACACCAGACGAAACGGTTATAATTCCACTGATGGTGGTGAGGGGTGTCTTGGTCGGTCAATGTCAATAGAAACTCGTAAACGGTTGCGTGAAGTTAATCTTGGTGAACACAATCCTATGTTTGGTAAAAGGCAATCTGTTGAAGCGAGAATAAAATTATCTAAAGCCTTAAAGGGTAAGACTGGTTTTTTCAAAGGTAAGCATTTGACTGAAGAACATAAGAAGAGGATTGGGTTGGCTCATTTAGGCAAGACACATTCAGATAAGACTAAACTAAGAATTTCTTTGGTAAAAAGAGAACAGAATATTAGGTTATCTGATGATGAAAAACGTAAACGTTCTATGGCGTTGGGTGGGCGACCTATTCTACAATTTGATTCAAATGGTATGCTTGTGAAAGAGTGGGCTAGTTTACGTTCAGTATTTAATGAATTACCAATAGATAGAACACGGTTAAGGAAACACATTGCTTCTGGAACTTTATATCACGATTCCTATTGGCGATATAAGGAGGTTTTTGTATGCTAACACTGACCGAAATATACTTGATGAAGTCTTATAAGTACATTCGTCGTGAGTGGCGTAATGGACGGTGGAGATATTGGTATGATACCGTGTCTCCGAAGGAGCAGTGGCGTAAGGGTGGATTTGGAAAGATTCATCAGGGGTATTGGCATAATATTCACGGTGCGTTTGATAAGTTGATGAAGGATCAGAAAGGTCAGGTTGAGGATGTCTTTAGTATTAAATTGCCGTTTGTATATCTTGATGAAAACACTGGGAACTGGACTATTGCGAAGGATAAGAGCGGCAAGGTAATAAATCAGAAAGTTGGGGTTGATTTAGTGTGGGGAAATAGACAAGCTGAAGTTGGATTGGATCATATTTTGGATAAACATTTTCAGCGATATGATCATTATCATAGCATAGATGACATCGTTGATGCTTTGGATGATTCTGTAAAGGAAATAAATTCATCATCTAATGTGAATGTGGAGACCTGTTTTGTTGATGAGAATGGTGTTAATTTAAGGAATCCAAATTTTGTGGTGACAACACCTAATGGCAATAGAATGGTGATTGCTGTTAAGAAGTATGATGATGGTAATGGTCACATTGCTGTGAAGCATTTTATATTGACATCATTTGTGGTTGATGAAAATTGGAGGAGTAGGCGTAATGATATGTCTGAAAGAAATAATAGGATATTACAACAAAAGCAACGGAAACAAATCCGTTGCCCTGTCGATTTAGAAAGTCTTGCTGACCCCGATGGCCACCTGATTAAGGGTGTTAAACCATCTAAACCCCTTTCAGCAAGTTTAATGAAAGAAGAATGGGTTACTTTCAACTTTCTTCTGCAAATATAACGTGATTTCTTGGAATCACAATGAACAAAATAGAAAATTCGTGAGAAATATCATAAAATATCCAGAATATGCTAAAGGATAGAAACATAATTGACTCTCCGGAGGCTTCTCTATACGGACAGCCTCAAGTTCAGTTCAGACCCAATGACTTTGATGCGGCCATTTGGTCACACGGTTATGACGTGGTCTGTGAACAGGCTGTCAGATGTCCTTGTTGTGGAAGTTCTGATGCGGCACTTCCGGACTGTGAAAACTGTCACGGATTTGGGTATTTTTTCATCAATCCAGTGCGTACCAAGGCTCTTATAACAGGGTTGAATCGTTCCACGAACTATGTTCAGTGGAATCCGGAGTTGATGGGAACAGCGGCCATCACGGTTCGTGATGAGGACAGACGGCTTGTGTCCTTTTTGAATAGAGTGACCATTGAGGATGAAATTGCGACCTTTACGGAATCACGGCTTGTTACTGAGACCGTTGATGGGAACGTGATGTGTTTCCTTTCCTATGCGCCTGTAACGATTGAAAGGGTGTATAAATTTTATGGCTCTGATCAGAAGCTGTATCGGCTTGATGACACGTGCTATGAGATTATGGAGAACAATCCCTATTGTCTTAGATTTACAAAGGGAAATGTTGAGCCTGAGACGGCCATTTCCATAGTCTATACACATAGGGTTGAATATCATATAATAGATATGCCGCACGAGATAAGGGCTTCACTCGGCAGGGATAAGGTGTCTGGGCAGTTTCAGATATTGAAGATGCCTGTTCAGAGCATCGGCAGGAGAACCCATCTACTTGTCGGGAAGCCTAACTATGGTGGTGGCGGTTTGTTGAACAATGACGATATAGAGAGATGATGCCTTTGAATATAGACCTCAGTGAAGTGGTTGAAGAGTTTGCTCTTACGGCTACACAGTCAATGGAATTGAGTGATGTCATCATTGATAGGATAGTCGCGGAGTATACCTCCAAATGGGAGAATCTTGTTGACAATGGTCTGAAAGGGCTTCGCAGCACCTATAAGAATGCGATGTATGTTGACAAGAAGAGTTCCTCTGAGGTTATATTTGGTCTGCGTGAGGGTGAAAACGGTCTTGCTATGGCCTTGGAGGAGGGTAAGGCGGCTTGGGATGAAAAGCCGTTCTTTGAGGCCTCCCCACGGAAGCATCGTAAGGCTATGGGTGACGGCTGGTATCTGACGGTTCCATTCAGACACGCCACTCCGGAAGCGGTTGCTGAATCAGGCATATTTCAGAGTGTTCTACCGAAGGAGATTTATGATATAGCGAAGAACAACGGTGGTCGTAGGGTGTCTATGGCGCAGCTTCCGGAACAGTATAGACAGCTTGGTAGTAGAAAGGAGATTGTTACAGCGAGTGGTGTTATTCCAGAGTACACTCACAAGGCTCCGAAGTATCTCGGTCTGGTGCGTGTGAATGTTTCATCCACCAACAAGGAGGACCGAGGTGGCTATATGACATTTAGACGTGTGAGTGATAGGAGTGACCCTAACTCGTGGATTCATCCTGGATTTGACGCCCACAGGTTTATGGACAAGGCGTTGGATCAGGCTGATATCTACACCGTGGCTGATATGGCTATTGATAATTTTTTGGCGCAATTATGATACTTGTAGCGAGAATTAAGAGACTTGTCACAGGGCTGATTGACTACATTCAGCGAGACTACAACAGTGGAATTCCTGAGACACAGACATTCCTATATCAGATGTTCTGGGGCGCTCGGGACGGGAGTTTTGATTTCTATGAACAGGCCAGAAAGATGTTTCTGCGAACTAATGAGAGCCCTCGCAAGGTGGCTGTCACGCTGGAGTACCCGAAGGACAAGGTGGCTCTTCCGTGCATTGTGATTCGGGAACCATCACGTCAACAGACACAGCCTAATCCACTTGGAGGAATCGGTGATCCAGAGAGTTTGTTTGGCGCTCCTGGATATCAGAGGGAGGCATTCAATGTGACAAGCGGTTCAAAGGTGAATCTGATGTGCTTCAGTGATAATCCTATGGAGTCACTGTTGATGGGTGAGGTACTTTATGCCTTATTGCAGGGGGCGAGGAACACATTTGAGGAGGAGTTTTTGAACTTTTCATTCTCCACGTCTGAACTTGTGGCTGAAAATAGCCTGTTTCCTCTACCTATCATTATAAAGACAGTGTCCATAGACGTTACTGAGAACGAGGACTATGCTTCACTTATACGTCAGGACTTGATGTCGTGTGTGAAGTTTGAGCCGCCTATTCCAGTCAGTGACTTTGAAAGGCCGGAGCCGGAGCCAATTGGAAAGTACTTTTTCTTTACCAATCCATATCTGTGGCTGGATGCCTTGGTGGCTGAGGGTGATATGGGTATTCTGTCGAACACGGACTGGATTTTGGAATATGGTGGAGAACTGTTCAACTTTGGGGTGGATGTTCTCTATCTGAATAATGAGGACTATGGCGAGCAGACAATCATCGCTCAGACAACGTGGACGCTTGAATAGTGTGGAAATATGTTTTATAACTATATTTGTGTCGTAATTTGTGTCGTATAAGGAAAGGAACTTTATAGTTTCATTATAGTGTTTAATTAAATCTTTTTGTTCTATGGCAAAAGCAGCTTGGTTGACTCTCAACCCGATGTCGGGACAGGGTAACGCAACCGTACAAAACACCGCCACCGTTCATACCGGACGTGTGCAGAGGGAGACCACAGTAACAGGTGTGGCCACTGGAGTTTCTCCGAATAAGACCTACACCGTTATTCAGAAGCCGAAGACTGAGTTCGTATCCTTCGACAACGGTACTGAGATCACCGTCGGCAAGGAGGGTGGTTCTCTCACCATCAAGGGTAAGTCCAACTCTGCCAAACTTGCGTTTAGTCTTGTTGACAACGCAGAGGGCACGGCCAATGACCTTTCTCTTACTCTTCCTGCAAATTACACCGCAGCAGGAGCAGAGACCGCCAACAGTGCGGCTATCACAGGCGACCCTGGAGCTTCAGCGGAGTATGCGTTCAGCATTACTTTCACAGGTATCGCTGAGAACCTCACCATCAATGAGCTTCAGTGCGCTCTCGCTGTTGCGGCAGGTGATAATGCGGCCACCGCTCAGATCACCATCAAGCAGACCGCTGGAGACCCTACATTCAACTTCGACAACGATAACATCACCATCGAGGCAAGCGGTGAAGCAGTATCTCAGGGCGTTAAGTCCAACACTTCTTGGACACTCTCGTAGTGTTTCTGGGAGTAGGTGTTTTATCTGGCAGAAATGAGGGGTGGGGCTGTTACCCCACCTCTCTTTTTAATTAAGAGGAGGAACTATGATAAATGAGGAATTTGACAGAGAGGTGAGAATCACAGGCAGATTGACTGAAGGAACGCTTCCAGCGGAGGATTCCTTTGTTGTCGTTCATCTTGGTCTGCGAGAGCCGTTTATACCTATGGGGGATGAGGATTCAATGCTTGTGGCTGATGATGCCACCTATGGGGTGCTGAAGGAACAGTGACACTATAATTTTTAATGAAAATTGTTTAATACTTTAGATTATGGCATACAAATCAAAATTTACTGGAGCCGAGGTGGATGCTGCGATTGAGCAGGTTCGCAACTGGAAGAATAACCCTTCCACTATTATGACTTCTGAACAGATTCTGGCCAATCTTACAGGTCAGCAGATTATTGATAAGATCAACTCTGTGTCCGGGAACATTGTGTTCACCAAGTTTGTTGATGCACAGGGTGGGGCTGGAAACACGAAGTAGCGTATGGCGGAACTTAGACCTTTCGCGACGGCCAAACAGGCGGCTGACATCGGGAGCATTACCCCGACTGATATCGGCGTGTCTGCGACGGCCTTTGTTCGCAAGAGCGAGCTTGTCAAGACAGGCAAGTTCGATGAGACGAATCTTGCTTCCTATCAGGATGCTTGGTTCGTGAATCTGGATGCCGTTAAAAAGGCTTCCGGAGGATCTATACTTCATATTGAGTGGCTTCCATTTTCAAGTGTTCTGGCGAATGCCACTGAAGTATCAACATTTGTGTCCTGTCAGGGCGACTATGTTGGTGATCCTGTTGTTGCTATTACAGGTGCGTTGAAGAACGCTTCCGTTCGTATTGAAAAATATACTGAGAATTCTTCCGGATGGACGCATCGTATCTATGTGACGTTCGATAAAAACTGGACTTTGAATGATTTAGTCTCCTCCGTTACGGTTACTATTACAGATGCGGATGGTAAGAGTGAATCAAGTTCAGCAAATGTCACTCAGAATGGTGCAAAGTTTGAGTACCACCCCACAACACTATCATTTGATGCAGATGACACCATCACACAGCAGGTTGTGACTATTGTCTCCCCAAGCTCCTTTTCTGTTTCCACGGATTCATCGTCTTGGATTGGTTTTAGTAAACAGGTGGACGCGACTGTAAAGGTCTATATGCTCGCCAAGAATACTTCTGGTTCAGATCGTAGTGGAAAACTTATCTTGACCTATGATTATACAGGGGATAAGTTTGAGGTGGCGGTAGTTCAAAAGGGTGAAGGCGCTTCTCATAATCTGGTAGTTTCGCCTACTTCTATGAATTTTGGTGCGAATCCTACTTCTGGTAAGGATCTTACCATTACAGCCACTGGCGACTGGACAATAGAATAGGAGGTATATTATGGCAAAATCATCTTGGCTTACTGTATCTCCTATGTCCGGCTCAGGGAACGCCACCTTGACGAACACTGGAACTAATCACACTGGACGAAATTCTCGTTCCACGAGTGTGACTGCCACCGTCAAGGGGCTTTCCGTAAGCCGTTCCTACACGGTTGTTCAAAAGGCTCTGGCGGAGTTTGTGTCCATCACAGGCAGTGCGTCCGTTACCGTGGATAAGGAGGGTCAATCACTTACATTGAGTGGAATTTCTAATTCCTCCAAATTGACATTTGCTTCGGATTCCACGAGTGTGACTGTTCCGACTTCCTATACAGTTAATGAGGAAGCAGCCACCAATGGAACGGCAATCTCAGGTGATCCTGGAACGTCCGCTCAATATGCGTTCAGCATATCAGTGACTGTTCCTGTGAACACTACGACATCGGTTCGTAGTTTTACGATTACGGTTACGACTGCAAGCGGTGCAAAGGCGACGTGGACATTGAATCAGGAGGCTTCGTCCATCACCTATACACTTACACTTTCACCATCTGTGGTAATCATTGCCGCAAAGGGTGGTTCTTCCACTATTTCCGGCACGTTGCGGACGTACAGAAATGGCACACTTATTTCAACGGATAGCGTTACTCCGACCTGTACCGTGTCAGGCAGTGTGTTTAGCGTGTCGTCTGGAAATGTCGTATCAGTTGACTCTCGTGGAACTACTGTCGGTGACGCACGTTCAACGACCGTGACAGGTTCATACAACGGAACCACGGCCACTGTGACAGTTTCACAGGAGGCAAATAAGGTTGAAAGTTCTGTTAATTCAGGTGGAGCCATCACCTATGGCAATGTGACTATTGGAACTATTACGAATGCCACCATTGCGGCAAGAGGTGGCACTGGAACGGCCACAGCCGGAAAGGGTTCCCAGAGTAAGACTGTTGCGGCCACGTATCGTACTGACACCTATACGTCAGAAGTTACCAATAGAGTGCAGACGGCAGAGACTGTAACGACCATTGAATCCATTGATCCTTCAGTTTCTTCCGTTTCAGGTACGGCATCATCCAAGGGAACGATTATTTCCAGCATTACTACGGTGAAGTCTCAGGTCGTCATCTGGACTGGAAACGACTCGAAGTCTGTTTCAGGAACAATGTATGTCTATCAGGAAGCGAACAGTCGTACCTTGGAAAGGTATTCTACCCCTGTTTCATATTCAGATATAGGTGCTGATGGGAGTGCAGCTATTCCTACAATTATCGATTATCCTTGTTATTGGAGTTACACTTCTGGAGGTAGCATTGATATTGCAAGGAGTTCATTGACTATTTCTTATTCCAAGAATTGGGGCGGCGGAAGTTCTTACAATAATGCTTCCATTAATACATCTAATGGCTATGTAACAGCGGATAGCCTTGGCACGACTGCGAAAAGTCGAAAGAACGTTCTTGATTCCAGGATAACGTTTGCAATAAATAGTTTATCTGTGTCGGAGGTTGTCTATGTCTATCAGGCGGCCAATGCCAAGACTTCAGTTGAATATGGTACACCATCAGTTTCGTTAACTGTTGAGGATATTCCAGCAAGCGGTGGAACGGTGTCCAGTGGTATTGTTTCATATTCTCAGAGCCAGAATCAGTATTACACTTCTGGTGCGTATGAGGCATTGTCAACGGTTACTTCTGGAGGAACAGTGTCTTATGGATCATCAGTAAGTGCGGATAGTCTTGGTACAACGGTGAAATCAAGATCAAGTGTTGGAACGTTGACAGTAACAGTGACCCTTAATGGTAAGTCTGGTTCTGATTCGGCCACTGTGTACCAACAAGCAAATTCCGCCATCTATGGGGCTGTTTCTGTTACGGCTGACACTCCAGTTTCAATGTTGGCCTCTGGTGGAACAAGCACGATATCACCTACTGCAAGCCAGACGGTGAGTTATACTTCCGGAAGCACTCGTGCTGGAAGTGTGTCACTATCCTATGCAGTTAAGACAAGCAAGACTGGATTTAGTTTGAGTGGGGCGACTGTAACTGCAACACAGAACACTTCTACTTCAGATAGAAATGGTTTTGTGGTGACGGTTACGGCCACTGGAGAGGGTTCAAAATCAGCTACGACTGATGTCACGTTTAATCAGGCTGGAGCAAGTGCCACCTTGTCTGTTTCTCCTGCATCACTGTCCTTTGTGGCGGATGGAGAGGGCAAGACAATTACCATTACTTCCAATGGAGATTGGACGATTTCCTAATTTTGCTGTGAATTTATGTTGGACTGGAGTGGGTCATTCTCACTCCAGTTTGATTTATAGTGAACTGATTTCGCAGGAAAGCACTACCTTTACATCGTAATAGTATGAACGTAGAATTTTCATAATTATAATTGCAGTATGGCGACAAGTGTTTATTTCAACGGTAAGATGAGAACACTCCCTGGAGTGTACTCCACCATCACTTCCGGAGATAACACCCAGACCAGAACTCTTGACTATGGTACGGTGCTCCTCATAGACACTGGAGTTTTTGGTAGCGGTTGGGGCGGTGGCTCCGGCGTGAATGGTGTTGACAAGCAGGGGAAGGATGCCGTCTACGAGTTTGATGACTTGCAGACATTTAGAGACTTTGTCAAGGGTGGTATGTACTGGAAAGCGGCTGAGGCTCTTTTTACTCCAGACCCTTATAATCAGGATGCGGCTGGTATCAGCAGACTTTTGTTTGCTCGTGCCTGTACGACAATTCCTGCGAAGATGGAACTTGCTTCTGGAAGCAGTAAGTTCGTTGTCAGGACAATTGATGAGGGCTTGAATGCCAACGGTGTTCTTGACGGTGAATATCTGAAGTTCGGTTATGCCTATACGATAGAGCAGGGGGTTGATGATGAATCAACCTTTGTGGTGAAGTTTTGGAGAGGAACCTATACAGGTGACTATATTGACCCTGTGACAGGTGTGACACTTTCCTATGATGAGCTTACTATTGCACAGGCCGAGCCGTTGCTTATCTGTCAGTCTCCTGAAGTTAAAACGATTCAGGATTTGATTGCGTGGGCGAATGTTGATGAGAATTTTGGTGCAAGATTTGTTTTGGACGCTGATTCTCGTTATACGGATGGTGATTCCATTACTAATCCAACGTTGAACACCTATGTTCTGGCTGATGGTGGCACGGAGGACTATAAGACAACTGATCTTGATGATCTTCTTAATGCTATTCCTGACGTTGACTACAATATTGTGTTCACGGATCAGGTTGAGACCAATGCCAATTCCGCCAAGCAGAAGAAAGTGATTGCTCATCGTAATACACAGGCGAAGTTTGACAAGTTCGTCTACGTTGGTGCATACAGCACAAAGGCAAGATTTAATGATTCCTTGAATGTCGCCAAGTCACTGAATAGTCAGTGGATTGTTGCCGTTCACGGTGGTGTTGCCACGGCTTCTGACGCCACGGCATCAGGATTTAGGTGGTGGACAGTGTTCTACAATCTGTGTCAGATTGTCGGTAGAGTGTCTGGAAAACCACCTTATATTCCAGTGACGAACAAGACTATTGGCGGTGACAAACTTCAGCACATTCCTACCGAGAAGGAAATGGAGAAGGCTCTTAAGTTTGGTCTTGTGGTTGTTTACCCTAATCCATATCTTCAGAGGTTTGTGGTTCTTCAGGGTGTCACCACTCTTCAGGACAATACGTTGCTTTTTAATAAAAAGGGTGCGTCATTTAGCATTCAGTTTATGCGTATCATTGCACAGCTGAACAAGGAGTGTGTTGTGAACGCTTCCATTGACCTCCTCGGGGATGAAAACGGTGTGAACATCAATACCCTGTCAAAGGGTGCTCTTGAGACCTGGACAGCCAACTTCCTTCAGACAAGGGTGGCCACGGATCAGCAGGACAATCTGATTCAGAGGTTTCAGAACGTTGTTGCCAAGAGGGTGGATGACTGTTACTATGTTTCCTATGAGGTGGTTCTCAATAATGAGGTGACGAAGATATTCTTTACGGGATTCCTTCTCAGAAATTAATTAAATGAGAGAATATTATGACTAAAGGAAAAGTTTTTACGGCTCCAAAGGCGTTTATCAAGATAGATAATCAGGTTGCGGGATATGTCCGCAACCTGACATTCTCAGAGAACGTTCAGAGAGCCAATGTTCAGGGTCTTGGCAGTTTAACCTATCAGGAGGCTCCGCCTGTTGTCTATACCTGTAATTGGCAGGTTGATCAGTATTTCATCTCCTTTGACACTCCTGTGATGAAGAAGATGTTGAAGAAGTTTGGTACTATCGCTGAAATCAAGAATAGTCTGGTTCTTGGTGATATCGCCTTTGACATTACTGTCTATTCCAAGACTGTTCAGTCAGAGGATCAGCAGACCAAACTCGTGACAGAGGTTGACAACACAGGTCAGACGATAGCTCGTCTTCAGGGGTGCTTGCTGAATTCACAGTCCTTTCAGCTTTCTGAGGCAGGGCTTGCAGGTGTGAATATTCAGGGTATCTATCTGGAGCCGATTTCTATGGCGAAATAACGTTGTAAAAAGAAAAAATTGATTATGTTGCAGGAGGAAGTAAAATTTGTCGTTAAAGGGCACGAATACACGGTTAAGTTTCCTACCGTGGGTCAGTATTATAGCATTGAAGCATTGAAGCAGTCTCTTGGTCGGGGGAACTATAATATGATGGTTCAGAGTCCGCTTCGCAGTGTGCAGGATGCGTTGGATATGATTGATATTGAAGCGACCCTTACGATAATGTGTCCAGACCTTATTAAGGATTTGAAAGTGCCGATTACGGAGCTTGATATTCGGGATTATCTTGATGTCAAGTCTGCCTATTTGAAGCAGGTTGCACCGTTCTTTAAGTCGGTGAATGATGCTTTGCACGGTATAACGGATTCTGAAAATGTAGGGTAATATGGAGCGTTCCGAACTGGAACAGGCAGTTGTCAGTTGGAATAATCGATTCCCTCTGGACAGGTGGTGGCGTAACAAGCACGAAGTCGCATTTATGTCCCCTGTTCATAGGGAATCTTCCTTCTTATATCAGTTGTTTGAGTTTGAGGAGGATAAATTGTTTTCCAAGGCGGTTGTTGATGCAGTTACTACAACGAACAAGGAAATGTATGTTCCTGGGAGTGGTGACATATTTAAGACTCCAGCCACTATGGAGGACTTCACGAAGGAAGCACAGAGGGAGATTGATGAAATGTTAAAGATGGAAGAAAATGGCTGATAAACAGATTAGAGTGACTACTGATACTTCTGGTATTGAGCGATTTAGGTCAGAAGTGAATAGTCTGTATAGGGATCTTGAAAAGATTCATCAAAGTCAGGAGCGAATCACAGGTCAGGATGCTGATAGGATATATCGGCAGTTTAATGATTTGACGCATTCCTATAATGAAGTTGGTGCAGGTAATGATCAACAGGCTAATGGTGATTATTTTAATCTAACTCGGTTGTATTATCAGAATAATTATCATCGAGTGATTGAAGGACAGCGAAATCAGTATCTTGCACAGCAAAGGGATCAACAACTTAATAATCAACGTAGAATTGATAATCCTGAAGTTTCTGAGAATGATTCTAATTCACGAAAGTCTATTCTTGAACAGATTCGTGATACATTGAACAAGATGTTCAATAAGAATCAGACTGTTGGTGGAAAACCCTTACAGTCAAGAGACGGTCAACGAGGTGAAGAAAGCAATGATGGTGATGAAGAAAGTGGTTCAATTCTAAGACCTGATGTTCAAGGTGGTTTACAGTCGATTGCTTCTGGAGATTTTGTTGGCGGTCTTGGAAAACTGATGGGACTGGCCGGACTTGGTATTGCTGGAGCTGGATTAGTCAAGGCTTTTCAGGATGTGTATCGTTCACAGACGAATGTTTATAGAGCAGGGTCTTCCATCGAACGAGAACTTGAGCGTTTGGATGTCTGGAGTTGGCTTCCATTCAGTAGTAGAGGCCGAAATGTAGAGACTACTCGTGAAAATCTTACTGCCTACTGGAACAATCGTGGTGCTCAATATCAGACAGCCTTGATGAATGGCACTGGTATTGATGAAGCCTTTAATTATCAGATAAGAGGTTCCAAGGTTCTTGGTAAGGATGACGGTAATCCAGAATATTCTCGTGCTATGTCAAAGGCTATTCAATTGGCTGGATCTATTGGTGCTGGAGGAGCCGCTGTGGGTACAGCAATAGCCCCTGGAATAGGTACAGCGATAGGTGGTGGAATTGGTGCTTTTGCTGGATTTTTAGGGGGTGCTGGATTAGGAGCCTGGAATGAATATATGAGTCATAATGTTCCTGAAATGGAAGTTCATAATAGAGGTTCCATTGTTCTTGGAAAGAATATTTCTGAGATGGCTTCTGATCTCTATGATTATAGAAGAGCCGCTGTGTCATCAAGAAATGCTGATAATGAATCCATTTGGCAGACAATGCTTGCTGAAAAGACTTATGGACTGGATAAAGGTACTTTATCAGGTGTATATGCAGCCAATAGATATCAGAATGGTTCGTTAAGTGCTGATAAGGTTGCTGGAGGATTGCTTGCGTCATTACAGAGGCAGACAAGCGATCCTTTTGAAAGGTCAGTTCGGCTTCAGGAGGATCTTGGCACATACACACAAGTGGCGAATTCCATTATTGGACAGACAGGTGCATTTGATTCAGAGGAATTGCGTAATATCATTCAGGGGTTGACTGCCAGAGGTGTTCAAGGGCAGAATCTCTCCTCTATGGCGCAATCTTTTGCAGGTAATACAATGTCGGGTTCTCAGATGTCTCGTGCCTTGATTATGCAGGCCGCCACTATGTCTGGAAAGGGTGGTTCGTTGCTTGACTTACAGGCTGAATTGGAGCATCCAGAGGGAGCGACAATGAAGACCTTGATAAATAATCTCTGGAATATGTCTGGTGGTAATAAGGACTTCTTTGAGACAACACTTTCATCCACACTTGGTATAAGCGCTTCCAGATTAAGAAATGCCAAACGTGATGCAGCCAAGAATGGAATGAATTTCCTATATGATAAGAATGGAAATCTGGATATAGATTCTATCTATAGCAGTGGTATTTTAGGAAAGGAATTTTCTGAGGATGAAGCGGCTGCAATGGTGACAGATCAGGAGAGAAGCGAAGCAGGAACAGCCAATAGAAATATTATTGCAGGTAAGATGCAGCAAGATGCCTATCAGCGTGGTGATGAAGATTGGTTTAAGTCTTTTAAGCAGATAGAGAAGAATCTGGATACATTGCTTCAGATGGTGAATAGTGGTGTTGATGTTAATATAAAGAGTGTGTCTGCCAGAGCAGCAGGTCAAGGAGGAACAACAAGTTATGTTAGTGGTAGAGGGTCTTCAGGTTATTCTGCAGGAGGTGGTGGTAGATAATTGTAAGTAAGTTATGGGTGATATAAGTAAGAATTATTCCTATGCCGAGTTTTCACGGTCTGGGACAGCGGCGAAAAAGGGGTGGGACAATTCCATTCCGGAACAGTATAGGACAAACATTCAAAGGCTTTGTACGACCACTTTACAACCTATAAATGATGCAACAGGGTGGATTAATATAATTACCTCGGGATATAGGTCAAAGCAGTTGAATAAGGAAGTTGGTGGAGTGGATTCGTCTCATCATCTAACAGGTTGTGCAGCTGACTGTAATTTCTATAAGGTTACTAATGGTAAGAGGGAACGAGTTGACTGTAAGACAGTGATGGACAAGGTTAAGAAACTTGGTGTTCCCTACACTCAGATGATTCCGTATAATGAGAAAGGCTTCGTTCATATTTCCTATACTGGAACCCCGACGAAGAAAGTGAAGATGGAGGATTCATCTGACGGTGCTGATATTCAGGTGGAGTATCCTGTGAATGAAGTTATAGGGCAATATTGTCTTTATACAACACAAAAGACAGATGATGTTGATGAACAGGGAAATATTATACTTGAGAAACTTAACGAAGCATTAAAGAAACTTGGATTTACCTTTGGTGATGATGGCAAACCGAATGAGGATTGGTTAAAGTTTACCGACGGTAATCAGACGAATCTGGAACGTATTGTGGAGATGTTTTCTCCTACAGAAAAGGTTAAGTACAAGGACAATATTGAGAATGGTAGAGTGCCTTATGTTAAGGTCGGGACACGATTGTTGGTTAAGTCATCGGAATTGGAAGCTCAGAGGGTGAAGTTTGAGAACTCCAATGTATTTGAGGTTCCTGACAAGACGGCTGTGATGTACTGGACTGATAACATAAAGAAGATAACAAGTGATTCTTTATATCAGTCTGTGTGGAAGAATCCACTTGGCAATGTTGTGGTTCAACAGAAGAATCTTAATGCTAAGATTTGGGTCTGGAGCAGGGCATTTGGGCGGCTTGTGGACATATCCCCTTATGTGCTGTCCGTTTCTACAAATAAGAGTAATTTTAACGGTTCATTTTCTATTCAGGTTAATCCTGTTAAAGTAGCCAGAAATGTCCGTGGGTTTAACTATAATGAGGTGAATCAGTTTAATGCTGACACTGAACTTGGTGGAAATGATAGTGATGTTGATACTGATAAGGCTAAAGGATATTCCAAGACGCTTGATTGGTTCAGTGTGTTTATGCAGCAGAATGATATGGTCTGGCTTCGTTTTGAGGAACTTCAGATGGAGGAGAAATATCAGGTTGATGAAAATGATTCACTTGTTAAGGCAAGCACTGATTTGACGAGTTCTCTTATTTGGGATATGATAGGCTTTGTGGATAATGTTACAAGTAGTGTAAACTATGATGGCAATGCCTATTCTATATCTATAGAGGGGAGGGATTTTTCGAAATTATTTGAGGATGACGGTATAAGTTTTATTCCGTTTAATTCCATATTTGGCTCCGCTCATAATATGATGCTAATGACAAGTGATGAAAGCCCTTGGCTTCGCAGGAACGGCGATGGAATGATTGCCTTTGGAATGTATTTTCAGTCCATTAAGTCCAGTCTTGGGTTTATTTTTGAGAAGTGTTCTCAAATAGAGATGGTTCCGGATGGTCTCTTTCAGACTTGTGATAGATATTTGGATGCGGCTGACGAGGAAGCCTTTGATCCAAAGGGTGTCTGGAGACTGTTTAAGATATGGTGTGATGGACAACTTGATAATAGAATTTTTTATAATAATGCTCTTGTGAATCCTGATGGCAGTATAGCGGATTTTATTCGATCAACGTGCAAGGAGCCGTTTGTGGAGATACTTGGTGACACTTGGGGTGCAGGGTATGACCTGATAATTCGCAAGCCACCGTTTGATAAGTCGTCTATTCAGACGATGTATTACGCCAAGAACAGTCAGGGTGCTTCTGCTGATTCCTATATTGACATTGCTGATGAGGACTTGTTTAGTTTTAATCTGTCATTTGATAATAGGGTTTATTCGTGGTATAAGATAGTTCCGGCTGATGGGCTTATTCCTGGACTGGATGCTAATACAGTGTCCATTATTATTCCAGTGTTCTATCTGGATGCCTATGTTAAGGTCTTTGGAAATAAGCGGTGCATTGTGCAGGATCCGTATGTACTTTCTGCCTATCTTGGTGGTAATAAGTCTGAAAAGAAAACGAATTCATTGTTTACCACCTTGGCGGCTGATTACATTTATGCGATAGAGAGTACAGCGTATCTTCCATTTACTCGTAAAGGAACGATAACCATTAACGGTGATAGGCGTATTAAAGTTGGAACATTTGTTCATCTTGAGGCCACTAATGAGATATTTTACGTTACAGGAGTGCAACAGAGTGTTTCATTTAGTGAATCCAGTTTGGAGAGGCAGACAGTGCTTACTGTTGAACGAGGAATGGTGGTTGACTATATTACGAATGAGAAGTATAACTACTTTAATATTGTGAATATAGATGGTCTTAAGGATGCACTTGAAAAAGCCTTGACCTCTGGTGTGGCTAATACGGAGTTTAATACTACGCTTACTCGTGAGGGTGATGTGTTCAACTTTTTCTTAGGTCGTAGGCAATTTGTGAAGAATGTTAGGGAGACTTGGACACTTACTGGAGGAGTGTTTGAAGGAGAGGGAAATCTTGCTGCATTTGAGACGAATAAGATTTTGAGTGAAAAACAGAATTAATATGGGAATGTTCGATCAGGAGATATATGTTGACATTTCTGGTTATAAGGAGGGGATCACACCTGTTACGGTTGACTTGGGAGGTCAGAGTGTGGGGCTTGCTCGTGTGATTGTTCCATCAGGGGTTGATAGAGACCAGTATGTTGCGGACTGTTATCGTACAGGCAGAATCGACCTCTATGATGAAAGTCAGGGGACATATCTGAAGCAGTGTTATGTCACTAATGAGGTTCTTGCCAATCTAAAGTTTCCAAGAGGTGTTGGTGATATTGGAGACCCTGTTGTGTGGGTGGCACAGCCTACTATATTCAACAGGCCTATGGTTGTGGGGACGTTTCCAAGCGGTGATAGGATGCGCCTTGGTACTGATCAGACAATTGAGGTTCACAAGGAATGGGACAAGGGGTATGTTGATGTTACGGCTGACGCCAAGGACGGTTCCCTGAATGTGGTGGTTCACGGTCAGGAGAAGAACGGTGGAACAGTGCGTGTTTCAGTGCTTGGTGATGAGAAGTCTATTCTTGAAGTGAAGTCTGACGGCCTTGTGTCAGTTGAATCCGGAAAGGAACTTTGTGTGCGTTCCTATGAAAGGATAGATTTACAGTTGGAGAATCCAAAGAATCTGGATCAGACAGGTGTTGTGGTTACGAAGGATGGTGTTGATATTGCGGCCAACTATTCCGTGGATGAGGAGGATTCTGAAAAGGTGAACTACACCAAGGTTCACGTTGACAAGGATGGTATGTCCTGTGAGGAGTACTTTTGTGAGGATGATGATGCAACGAAGTATAATGTTGACATTAATAAGGAGAGTTTTACGGCAAAATCAGCGATTAAGGGTGATGAAGTGCAGTTTACTCACACAATCACTGATGAGGAATACAGAATCGAATTTAAGGACGTTATTTTCTCACTAAAGGAGAAACTTGCAGTTCTCCAGCAGGGTGAGAACACCAAGATAGAATTGAAGGACGGCAAGGTTGCCATAATTAATTCCGGAACTGGAATGAATGACATTCTTTCCTTGCTTGTTGACACGATAGAGAAATTGACAGTGGCAACCTCTATGGGGCCGAGTGGCACACCGCTTCCCCCTACAATTCAGGCGACGACACAGTTAAAACAGAAGTTGAATCAATTTTTTAACGAATAGAATTATGGCACTTGTATCACAGAATCTGGCCACGCAGTTATATGGATTTTTTCAGAAGATGCGTAATGTCACTGAGGTTGATGATATGGCGATGGCGCAGGAATTTGCTAACATTATAGATGGATATATTAAGACAGCGCAGGTTGCTCCTGGAATCCCAGTGGCGACGGCAGGAACGGCAGCGGCTCAAACTGGAGCGACCACTGGGCCTGGAACTTTGATATAATTTTGTATCTTTGCGTAAAAGAATGAGGTGAATTATGTCAGATGTGACGGAATATTTGCAGAATCGTGGAAACACTGTGATAAATGAGGCGATTAGACTTACCAAGTCTATTGGCCTTCAAGCTGTTGCGACTGCAATGCCATATGAGTTTGAGTGGTATATGGTTGCCCTGGAACTTGCCACCGCTGACAATAAGACGATAGATTACCTCACCTTTCCTATAATGCCTAATTCACTTTCCAAGGTGGAGCAGAATCGTACTTCCATTAAGAAGTCCTTGAGTGGCGTGACTGTTTTGCAGAATTCAGCGCTTCCGCTTGGAGAGATTGTTCTTCAGGGGAATTTTGGACGTGGGTTTAAGAATCTTGTGGGTGTTAGCAATGATATTTTTGGTGGTGCTCAAGCCTATAGTATGAAAGCAGGGAAGTATGATCTTTATTCTCTTCAGGAGGGTAGCGGTAATAAGATTCCAAAGGTTAAGACTTTCAATACCGCTGTTAAGACAGGGTATGGAGTTGTGAAAATGCTTCAGGCCATATTGAGTAAGAGTGTGGGGCACGATAATCAGGGTAGACCATTTCGTCTCTTCTTTTATAATATGGCATTTGGAGAGAGTTATCAAGTGGTTGTTCCCTCCAATGGTATGCGATTCTATCAGGATCTTTCTAACAATATGATATGGAACTACGATTTGCGGCTTACTGTTGTGGCTCCTCTTGATGCCGTTGTTAAGGATTCGAGAAAGTGGAAACAACTTGCGGCTTCAGCTATTAAGGGGAGTGTGGATATCGTTAGTTCTGAGGTTAAGAATGTTGTTGGCGATCTTGGAGAAAAAGCAAGTATGAAGATTGATGACTGGACTAATATAGGAAGTTAATGAATACAAAGGTTTTTGAAAGATTTCAGACTATCACAGGGTATGACATTAAATTATATCTTGAGAACTTTGTATTGTTCTGCCGAAATTCCTTTCCTACGATTGTTCAATATTACAATGGACAGATAGTTGACACTAAAAAAGTGTTCAGCGAATTGGACTACCTCTTGACTCAGACGGAAACGATAGAATCTCTCTTTGTCTTGAAGGCTAATCAGATGGATACTATAGACTACTGGGAATTGCTGGATGTGTTTACAAATAGTCAGACAAAATTATGGACGATAGACAATTCTTCCAAATGGTTTAGAAGTGCCATTATAGGTCGGTATGGGAACAACACTGTTGTTCAACGTACATTGAAGTCCAGGGAGACATTCGAGAATGTCATCAACTCACTTGGAATGACTGAATCTGATGATTCGTGGGTCGATATAGCGAGACCGAATCAGATTGAGGAGGAGGACTACACTCCCGATGAGGGCTCCTCTATGTTCAAGATTAATATAAAGACAAGTGGTGTGTCATTAATTGACAACATTGTTGATTCATTGAGTGAAAAGAGCATTCTTGGAAAGGATATTGATAAGAAGTTTACATTTTCGGGAAATGATTTGGCGACTGTTGAGTATGATGATGCTGTTCGACAGGCACTTGACACCATTCTTAATAGTATACAGGGTTCCATTCCGGAATTTCCGGAATACGGCTTTGCTGACACGGCAATAGGTGTTTCAATGAAGGCTCTCTCCTATCCTACCATTATAAAGAATATGATGGATATGTTCAGCAGAGACGGTCGATGGGATGAGGTGAATATTCTTGATTTATACGTTAAGGATGACAATGTGTTCTGTAAGATTAATGCACGGACTGTGACAAATAATTACATCATAACGAATGTTCAGATATGATAACAAAGACAGATAATACCATTAACACTCTGAAGAACCTGTTCTTGGAGGTGCTTCTGAATAAGACAGATAAGGTGTCTGATATCACGGATAATTCCGTCTTGAACGGTGTTGCCTATGGTGCGGCCAAGATTGCTCAGAAGGCCATTAAGGACGTGGCTATTGTGGAGACGCAGATATTTCCGGAAACGGCATCAGGTGAGTGGTTGGATCGTTCAGCGTTGCTGTTTGGTGTTACACCAAGGAAGTCCGCTCACGGTTCTTCCACTTATGTCTGTGTGTTTGCCAATCCTGGAACAGTGTATGATAAGGACACTCAGATATTTACGAACACCAATGGAGTTCGCTTTCAACCTGAGGAAACCGTTGTTGTCGGTGATTATGGCTATGCCTATATAAAGGTTAGGAGTGTTGGTGAGGGGACTTATACCAATGTGGCCGCAAATAGTATTCTCCGTGTTGCGCCTGTTCCTACTGGACATATCGCCTGTACGAATGAATACTATGCACAGGGCGGTCGTGATGAGGAGGATGATGATACCTTTAGGCGTAGGATTCTTAACCACCAGAATCTATTTGCGACAACCACTCTGGAAAAGATTACACAGGTGTTTCAGAATTTTGATGATAGAGTTCTTAAGATTCTGTGGGTTGGTGTTATGGAGGACGGTTTTCTTCACATTGAGATTGCCACTCAGAACGGTCAGGATTTATCAGAAGATGAACGTAGTTCATTACTGGAACAGGCACGTCCCTATTTTGGTCTTAGTGACTTGATTGTTAGTGGTCGATTAATGGGCATTAAATTGGATAATGTTCAGTGGTACGAGGTTGGTGGTGAAGTAGGTCTTGACTTCAGGTGTGAACTGGAAGCAGGGTATGAAATCGCTGACGTGCGCAGAAGGATTCAGATTGGTGTCACCAAGTATCTTGACTGGAGGTATTGGGCAGCAGGTTCAAAGGTGGAATGGGATAACATTCTTGAGATAGTGAAAAACACGGAAGGGGTGAAGTATGTGGCCTCGGAATGGTTCTATCCAAATGAGGACGAGTATGTGTCTGAATTTATGCTTCCTCGTGTGAAGAGGTTTATTATGAGGAACCTGGACGGTACTGTGATGGTGGATTCATCCACTTCCACGGAGATTGAACAGCGATACAACGAGTTGTTCCCTTCCTATTATGCAGCGAATATTTAATTTTGTGGTATAGATATACGATTATGGGACAGAGTTACAATATGGGGAATTACGCTCAGACAACAGGTGTTAAGATGAAGTCTGAGGACGGCTTGCGTGATCTTACAGTGCAGATAGGCGAGCTTTGGAACATTTCAGGTGACTTTATGTCAACGGAGCCGTTCGCTATCAAAAATATTTCTGAGGATAATGTTCTCTTGAATGTGCGTCTCTATGGTATGACGGAGTTCATTGAGACAGTGTTCTATCCGGGCTGGAATATTGAACTTGTGTGTGAGGTTAAGGCAGTTCCGGCTGGAATCATACAGGGGGGTCGTCTGTAATGAACATTATCGGAAACATACATATCATTGGTAAGAAGGCCTTAAAAATTATTTTGAGGTTCTTCTTTAAGAAGGATGTTGTATGGATTGATGATAATACACTGGAGGGGGGTCAGGAGGTGGTCTCCAATACGGACTGGAAACTTTATAAGGAAGGAGAACTTGCGGATGAAGACACTGGAACTTATTCTGTTGAGGACAGAATTTAATGAGAAGAGAACCATTGGGGAACTCTTTGCTGACGGCATAAAACTGGCTGACACACTTGAGGATACGTTGCGTGACTTGCCTGAAAAGTGTCTGAGCACCCCTAAATTTAAGCCTTGTGCCTGTTCTGAGAAAGTATATGGTAAGACGTGTATTCCAGCAGGACGATATAGAGTGAGGTATCTCTATTCTAATCGGTTTAAACGGAAGTATCCGTGTCTTCAGAATGTCCCTCATTTTCTTGGCATTTTGATTCACGCAGGTTCCAATGAGGGACACACTGAGGGGTGTATTCTTGTGGGTACTCTGGCTCAGGATGGGCAGCATCTTGTGGACACCTTTAAGGCTCGTGATAGGGTCTGCAACATTGTTGAGGATGCCGAGAAAAGTGGGTTGGAAGTGTGGGTAACCATTAAAAATGAAAAGTGATTATGTGGAACGCTGTCTGGAAGTTTGTTTGTAGAAACTGGAAATGGGTCGTGATGGGTGTGCTTGTCGTGGCGTTGCTTGCTTCTATGACCTATTCCAGAAGTATGCGGTTGCGGTGGCTTCGTGAGAAAGGCAATGTGGACGCCCTCACTATGGACTATAAGCTGTCCGAGACAAGGAGGGGTGAAGCTGTGGCCACCATTCAGGAGCTTCAATATACGGTTGATGAGTTTAAGAGACGTCAGATTGGTGATGCGGCCACAATAAAAGAACTGAGAATTCGTGCGAGTGAGGTACGTGAGGTGGTGAAGACGGTTGTTGAGACAAGGATTGTATATCGGGACACTATGATTTTGATGCGACCTGATTCTGTCTTGCATTGGAACTATGGCACAAAGTGGTGGTCAGTTGACCAGACTATAGATTTGGCGAAAAATCCGCCCATTACGGAATTTAATCTGCATACTCGAGATAGTTTGACACACTATCTGTATCGTGTTCCCAAATGTCGGTTTTTGGGTCTGCATTTTGGTGTTAAGGGGTATGAGATAAAGGTTGTGAATCACAATCCTAATTCCACGATAAGTTATGCAAGGTGGATCTCAGTGTCAAGGGATAAACAGAAAAGAAACAGAGAATAAATGGCTTCATTTGTATTGGCGGAGTTCCCGCAGGTCGGGACAGGTTTCACGATAAGGACACAGTCAATTCCATTGGCTGGTCTTGTCTGTGTTATGCGTATGGCGAGAGCTGACTCCGGAAGCCTGTTCAGGTATTCACTTGATGGTGGTCTGACATACACAGGATGGTACACTGTTAATGATGATTCCTTGAAGATGTGTCTTTTTATGAAGGACACCTTTGAAGTTGTACTTGACTATGTGACCAAGGTTAAGGGGGTGGTTCCGTCCGGAAGAATAATATTCAGTAAGGATATTCTGGATATGCCGTCCAGTGGTTTTCCAGTACAGAACGGCATATCTTCAAGTGATGCGTGGGAGATAACCATTGGTGCTGAGAGTGAATCCACCGAGCCTGTTGAAGACGGAATGCAGCCTGTTGATTCTGTGGTGTTTGATAGAACAGGCTTTAAGAATTTCTTTGACGTAAACGATCTGGAAGTTGTTGGGTGGGCTTGGAACGTCCTTGAAAAAATGTATATTCACGGTGTTGTTCCTATCTATATATCCAGAGTCAATGCCGATGATTTCAATTCCTTTTTCCTTGCGATCACTCATCTATTTGCGATAATAGTTGTTTATGGTCGCAAATATCGCAGGATAGAAAATAGCGAAGTCTTGATGAAGACATTCCTTGAACAGTGGGGTATTGTATATGAGACAATATCCACTCAGGAGGAACGAACAAATATTTTCAATGACTGGATAGGTGAGTTCAGCAGGAGGGGTACTTCACAGATATCAGATGAGGGTGTTCCTAATAGTGAACTTCGTAGGTTGCTTGGGTATAGCAAGCCGAGTGAGTTTCTGTTTTCTGTTTTGGAACCTTGCAATGTTGGATGGTGTGTTGGGTACTCTTCTCCTATGTGGTATGGCACTGAATCCGTGAACGCTGTCTCCAAGGGGTGGGACTATGGACTGGACTGGCTTCGTGGTGATGGGGTGCGAGGGGTTGGTTCATCTGAAATCTATCCTATTGTAGGTAATCTTACAAGAGTGAACACCGTTGATGGGTATGTGTTTCAGACAGGTTCTGGAAGATGCGGTCTATTTTCCACCAATAAGTCCAAGGCTGTGGAAGTTTACGCTGGAATGGACTATGAAGTGACTGTGTGGGTTAAGGTGCTGTCTTCAGACGGTGTTCAGAATATTGACTTTGGCGTAAACTGTTTTGATGCCAATGGTGGTGCTCTGAAGCAGGTCAGTCTGACTGATCTTCGAATGTCAGATAGTTTCTTTGAGCGAGACGCTGATTACAGTCCGTGTCTTGTGCCTAATGTGTGGTATAGACTTCGTGGTGTGATTTATAACGTGCTTGCGGATAGAGATCAGAGTATGTATCTGAATTTTAAGGGTGGAAGACCTTTGAAGTTTGTCAACGGTACGGCATATCTTGCCCCATACATCATTCAGGGGGATCAATCCAGTGTTACGATGCAGATTGGCGGTGTGATAGTGAAGCCGTTGAATCTCTTCCCGAAGCATCAGACATACAATGTGTCCATTGGTGATTTCGTTCCTATGTTGATGGAGGGTTATCCTGTTCAGGAACATTCGTGGAAGAACGGTGCTGGAGATGATATGGTTACGACAATATCTCCAGTGGGGCAGGGTTTTCTTGGTTCAAAGGATGTTGTAGCCATTTATTCACAGATAAATTCAGCCAGAACCAAGAAGGATATTGAATCCTTTATTAGAAATTATCTCCTTTCCTACAAGGAGGTGTTCTGGGGTGCGTGGCTTGATTATATTCGTCGCTCTTCCTTTTATCTTACATTTGCTGTGACAAAGGCCATTAATGGAGTTCCTCTCGTGGATGCTGTTGTTACGCTTGATAATGGTCTTTCGGGTGTTACGGATGAGGAGGGGTATATTCGATTTGAGATTGAGACAGGCGTTACTGTGAACTGGGAAGTCACGAAGAAAGGTGTTCGTGAGATTGGCACGGTGCAGATGACTGATGATAGATTGGTGGAAGTTGCATTGAATCTGCCTGTTGATGTGAATGTTTCTATCTATCAGGATGGATGGGGTACTGTTGATGTTGGTGGTTCGCTTGTTCCAGGATCAACTATGACCTTGACGGCTGTTGCCACAAATGGGTTCACGTTTAAATCCTGGGAAGTGAATTATGAGGAGTTTACGGCCAATCCGTTAAGTTATTCTGTTACAGGGTATGTGGATCCAATTGATGTGCTCGCCATATTTGAAAGGAGCGGTGAATTCACGTTCGTTCCACATAGAGTTGAGATTCCTTATGATGGTGGAACGGCTACCGTTAAGGCCATATCATCCAAGAAGTGGGCTTTGGACACCATTGATGCGGATTGGGTGTCTGTAAGTCCGAAGTCTGGGGAAGCAGGTACAACTGAGGTAAGAATTGAGGTTGGTGATGTCACCTATGATAAGTTCACTGTGAAGTCTGAGGACTCTAATGATTATGAGGACTTTACCTGTGAGACTGGAGGAAGTGTTGCTGATGAATTGTTTGTAAAAAGTAAATAGGTTGTGATATGAGTAGAATTAATATTCACAGAGGAACATTTCTGGAGAAGGAGGAACTTGTGCGAATGCTGTCATTTCTGGAGAATAGAGATGATATATCAGCGGTTCTTTCATCTTCATTGACATACGGCATTGTCTCTCCAGGAGCAAAGGCAGGAACGGCATTTTCTGTCTCTGTTTCAGCAAAGGGTAATGCGGTGGACATTGCAGGAGGTTATATCATAACTCCGTCCAATAAGGCGTTTAGACTGCCTGATACGACAGAGTTTGCCATTCCAGTGGATAATCAATTTTATTGGTTGAAGATTAGTCCAAGAGAACGCAATTATGAGGACGGAACCGTTCAGGTGGACGTGTCCGGGAATGTTTCCGGAAGTGTGTTCTTTAACGGTGTTGTTCGCAGTCAGTCCTCAGGCGTGCCTACCTGTATTAAGTTCGTGAAGAGCGACGGTTCCACACCGAAGAATAGTCAGGTTTATCAGGTGGTGGACATTGTGGATGATAATAATATCATTCTGTCAGGCGGTCAGGTGTTTGTGAAGGAATCTGATCTTAAGGTTGTGGTGCTTGGTTCCATTCCTATGGGTAGGAGGTTCACCGATGAACAATTGGAGGGTCTATACACCTTTACTGACGTGGAAGTTAGTCTTGTCGAGGAGGTTTCCACTGGAGAGGCTCCACAGAAGGACACTGATGAATATTACATCGCCAGAATAAAAAACAATGGTGGGAACATTGTCTGGGGTGATGAACGTTCAGAGTTTTGGAGTCTTGGAACAGGCAGTGGTGGTGATACACCGACACCTCCTACTCCATCAGGGTATGAGAATTATCAGGTTCTTACTGAAACTGGTTTGTATGAGGACTTTGAGGTTACTGATGGTGTTATGCAGGTGGTTGAACAATAAGGGAGGTGAATTATGCAACTCTATTATACAACAACAACAGGCTACAATGCCATTCAGACCAATCCAAGCAGGTCTCTTGGAGGATTTAAGTCATCAACACTTGTCATTAATGATGACTTTTCCAATCTCTTTGATGACATATCTATTATGACGGTGCGTAATGCACGTCCGGAATATCGAGCCATTATCCTTAAGAATGAATTCGCCAATCAGGTTCGCAAGGTGAAAGTGTCAGTTCAAAGTACGAATGATTCCATCTGCCGATATAAGATGGCCGTGGAATATCTCGTTACGGCGGATAAGTACGGCACAAAGAAGATGAGCAACGTGCAGTCGGCTCAAAGCAGACCATTTGCCGCACAGTTTGTGGATATGACGGAGGGTGTGACACTTGATCTCGCTGAGACGCTTAATTCAGGTCAGGAGGTCGGCATCTGGATATGCCGTGAAATTGATAAGGTCAGGGCTAAAGAACAATATGACAATGTCTGCAAGCCTGACCCTACAGACCCTACTGGAAGATGCTATGTGGCGGTGGAACGACTAACTGAGGAGACCGTTGATATAGTGGTTGACTGGAAAGGTTAATCAACCGAATTAAGTTAGAAATGATTTCGTTATGCTGTATGACACAGACACCTATCAGAACATTGTTCTGACACTATATGACTATCTTCAACGGAGTGTGAAGAAGTCTCCACGTTCCATAAAGTGGGAAAAGCCGTCTCATCAGAAGACGGTTCTTTCCTTTATAGAAAGTCTGCCTGATACGGCTGGGGTGCAGTTCATCTGGGACTTTCTTGTCTTTCAGTTCTATGTGTATAATTTTCAGGATCAGCAGTTAAGACCTCTTCCAGCTTGGTTTATGGGTAAGGAGGCCTGGAATAGGTGGAACTCCTATGATGACGGTGCAAGGCATCACACCCTTGAATGGGCGAAGGATCATCATATAGAGAATCCATTGAGGAATGTGAACTATAAGAGTGTTTCTCAGGCGGCACTGGAGGGGGAACGGCTACGAATGTCTCGTATTTCTGGGCCGAACTATTGCGGCCTGAAGTATGAGAACCCCTATGATGATTCCAGCAGAATATGTATGTCGTGCCCTTTTGTGCTGGACTGTGACATTCTTTATGGAGGAAAGTGATATGGGTGTGAAAGGTGTGTGTCGCAAGTGTGGACGTGAGACAATAATAGTCAATAGGACGCACTGTCTATGTGATTCGTGCAATTATAGACGTCTGCATAATGGTCTATCACGATTTGAGTACAAGTTTACGACAAAGAAGTTTCCAGAAAGAGCACGAAGGAAGCGCACTGGAGAAGCGGAGCTTTTTAAGGAGATATGGGAAGAGCGTCCGCACGTCTGTTCACATTGTGGTAGGCAACTCCCTTCTCCTATGCGAGCAGGTTATTTTAGTCATATTCACTCCAAGGGGGCGAGACCTGACTTACGATTTTGCAAGGATAATATAGAGTTATTATGTTTGGAGTGCCATTCACAGCACGAATTTGGATTTAATTATGAAAGAGATTCTTGTTAAGTTAAAACTACTGGCTGACATTCTTGGAATAGGTGCTGTGTCAGCGGAGGTTGAAAAGATTATGCTTCAGGAGCAGCAGGTTTCAACAGAGACAGTTCTTCGTCTTCTTGGTGAGTTGCTTTCAGTGCTGTCCACTATGAGTAGAAGGATGATGCGCTTTAGGGATAGAACAGGGCAGATTCTTTCTAAGGGCTTTATCATTATGTTTCGCAAGAGTGAGACAGTTGAGGGTGAGCCCACCATTGTCATAAATGACTTTGGTGCAGGGTTAAAGGCTGAGAATAATCCTGTTATAGAACTGGAGCTTGTTTATGACGATGTTGATGTGCGTGATGAGGACTTTGACACGTTGTTATTAATGAAAAACTAAAAATGATTTTGTTATGAATTCCACGATTAGATACATAATTGTTGGCGATAGTGAGACTGGAGGTCTTCCTAATAAGGACAAACAGGCTTTCTATGACATTGCATTATGTGAATTTGCCTTTGTCGTCATAGATATTCAGGAAATGAAAGTGGTGGAGGAATGGAGCACTCTTTTCAGACCCTATAAGGACAATCTTGAATACAACCCCAAGGCACTTGAGGTCAACGGTCTTACGGTTGAGCAGTTGCAGGAGAGTGGTGATGACTTGAAGAACATTTACAAGGAGATGGTTACACTGTTTAAGAAGTATAAGAATCCTCGTATAGGGGCAGTGCTTGCAGGGCATAATTTTCAGCCGTTTGATATGCCTTTCTTGATTAATATGTTTGAGTTCTGTGGCGACAATATCTGGAACTATGTCACATTTGTGGAGGATACGATGAAATTGGCTTGGTATCGTGCCACGGAGCAGGAGAATTACAAGCTCGGAACGTGCTGTCGTATGGAGGGTGTTGACTTGGTTGATGCTCATCGTGCCCTTGCTGACACCAAGGCAAATGCTCTGTTGCTTCTAAAATATATTTCCTATCTGCGTGGCTCTGGGGAGGGTTTAGATGTTGCGGCTCCAAGGATGAAGCCGTCTTCCTTTAGAGAGACGTTTCAACTTGTGTAGTGATGATTGAGTTTAATGAGAATAATAGTCTTTCTTTTCGGCAGTTGGATAGCATTATAGACACTGTGACGAGAATAGTACAGAACCTCCCTGTAAAGGCCGTAAATCAGCTTATGGAAGCATATAAGGGAGATCAGGACGCTATGCTGTCAGAGATATTTCGTCAGACGGAGAATGTTCTGAAGTTGAACACCACACTGGAGACGGAGCGTTTGTCCTATGTGGATCAACTGACTGAGAGTATGGATGATTCTCTGAAAATAATGTCATATAACTACTTTAAGACCACAATGCTTCCTAACTTTAGACAGGGGTGGAGGAATCTTGAATGGGGTAATATGATTCAACTGTATCCGAATAGTGGCTATCTTGCGGCTCGTTCTCACGGAAAGTGTTTTCTGGCTGGAACTCATATATTGATGGCTGACTGGACAGTGAAGAGCGTGGAGGATATCTATCCTGGAATGGAAGTGATGGGTATGGACTTCACTCCGAGAAAGGTTCTTACACGGCATATCGGTCGGTCACAGATGTTTACCGTGCATCAGGAGAACGGTATTTCCTATACCGTGAATAGATTTCACATTCTCTGTCTATGGGATACGAAGAGGAAGCACTATGTTGAGGTTCCGATGGGAAACTTCTTGAAGTATCCTCAGGAGAAGCAGAATAGGTTTAGGGGGTATAGAGTGTTTTCGAGTGACAATCCAATACTGGAATATTCACCTATAACCGTTGAATCGTATGGTGATGGCTCATATTATGGCTTTGCCTGTGATGGTGACCATAAGTTTCTTCTGGAGGATAATACAGTTGTTCACAACTCCTATGAATTCTGTATGGCGTTTCCTTTGTGGAGAATGTATTCCTATCGTAGACCGAACTTTATGAAGCCTGATATTCCGGATAATAAGAATAGAAAGGAAACGTGTATTATAACCAATACGGAAACACTCGGTAAGGAACATCTGGATAAGGTTAAGGAGGAGATTCATACCAATGAAGCACTTTCAGCGGTGCTTAATCCGAACGGCAAGGCTTCTCTTGGTGCTACTGGCTTTGAATGTGAGAATGGATCCAAGTTGCATCTTAGAGGAAAGGACGGCTTTATCCGAGGTCTTCACGTGGGGGCGGCTGTGTCTGATGACCTCCCTGATGATAGTTCCATTTATAGTCTTGAACAAAGAGAAAAATTGAGAGATTTATTCAAGGGTGCTATCACGCCTATTGTGGAGCCGTATGGTTACAATATCGTGGACGGCTGTGTTACGCCTGATACACTTGTGCTAACGGCTGATGGCATTAAGGAAATTGGGCAGCTTGCGCCTGTTGGTCTTGACTCTGAACGTGGTTACTATGACTGGAAAGGTCAGGCGTATAATGGTCAGAATCTGGAGAATGTGTTGTCTTATTATGTGAATGGCAATACTGAGACAATTCGTGTGATACTTGACAGAGGGTTTGAATTAGAGACAAGTCACGTTCATCCAGTGCTTGTGTGTGACACGGATGGTAGGTTTGTGTGGCGTAAGTGTGAGGATCTTTCTGTTGGTGACTATGTGGCCGTGAAAATTGGTTCTAATGTATGGGGCAAGCCTTTGAATATTGATAGAGAGGAATTGTATCAGATGGGAATGTGTGTGGCTGATGGGTGCTTGAGTGAAGATAGAATAACAATAGCCAAAAAGGTTGATGGAATACGAAAGTACTTTATTGATGAACAGGGCTGGCATCCTGTGAAAGGTGCTACACACGATGATATTTACTTTAGGTGGTATAGACAGGAGAAACGTGAACTTTGGCATTCTCTTGGTTATGAATATGGTCTGTATAGTCACACTAAATCCATTCCAGAGAAAGTGCTTTCAGCTTCCAAGGCTGACTTGTGTGCATTTCTTTCAGGGTATTTTGACGGTGATGGATGTTTAACAAGAAATGATAGAGATCATTATCATATCAGTTGTTTTTCTGTAAGTAAACGACTAATTCAGCAGATTCAGTTCGTGCTTTTGAATATGGGCATAGTTTCACACGTTGCCTATAAGAAATGTCAATCCACTGAAAAGGTTAAGACAGATAGAATGGGATATCTATTGCGTATAAATTCTCAGAATATGATTCAGAAATTTATGCGTGAAATTGGTTTTCCTCATTCGGGCAAGGCGGATAAATATGTTGACTCAGAAGTTAAGGTGAATAATGTCTGTCAATACGGTGTGCCTTATCAACGTGACTTGTTTAAGCGAATAAGAAAACAGATTCACTTGACTGATGAAGATAAGAAGCAGTTTGGGTTGGAATCATTTAAGACACAGAATAGAACAGAGATTCCTATCTATACTGTGAGTGAAATGCAGAGATTGTCCAAGTGGGTTGAAAATTCAGAGTTGCGAAATGAAGATGCTTCTATCTTTTTGAGTAATGCAAGATTAGGGTATGTTTTCTTACCTGTGAAGTGCTTGGAACAGGGGCAGAGTGTTACAGTTGATTTTTCAATGCAGGAGACACATTCCTTTGTTTCCAATGGAATTATTTCTCATAACACGCCGTATCAGGCCCAAGATCTCTATTATGAACTGAAGCAGGATCCAAAATTTATGGTATTTGAATATCCAGCGATATTTCCTGATGGTAGACTTCTGGCTCCTGACCGTTTCACGTTTGACAAGTTAATGGAGGAGAAGAAGTCCGTTGGTACGCTTGTGTTCAGTCGTGAATATCTTGTTGTTCCCATTTCGGATGATTCCACCATATTTCCTATGGAGATATTAATGCGAAGCACGATAGGAATGGAGAATGTGCGGCTTGTGGATAACATTGAATCGTTTCCATTCAAGTTGTCCAGAGTGGTTGTGGGGTGTGACTTTGCCGTGTCAGGAAACGTGGGTGCTGACTACACCTGTTACACGGTGTGGGGGAAGGACTTGAACGGTTCCTATTATCTTCTGTATATCTATCGGGAAAAGGGTCTTTCCCATAATGAGCAGATAAACAAGATAGAGTATTTGAATACGGTGTTCAAGCCGAATGAGATTGTGGTGGAGAACAATGGCTTTCAGTCCATTCTTGCTGATATGTGCGTGCAGAGAGGAATAAGGAATATATTTCCGTTTACCACCACTTCGGGGAACAAGAAGGACTTGCGAACAGGGTGGGCGTCACTTGCGGCCTTATTTGAGCGAGGTGACATACGATGTCCATATCACCCTGACACACGACAGAGAATAGACACTATGTTCGGGGAGTTTACATCCATTGCATTCCGTTCTGATAGAGGTACGTTGGAATCCATCAGTGGTCACGATGACACGGTGTCTTCCTCGTTTATGGCAATAAACAGATTACGTGAATCGGCTCTTCAGATCAAGGTCGATGCAGTATAATAAAGAAGAAATGATTTTGTATGCAGACAAAGAAATTTGATGCGGTGTTGAGTCCGACATTTGTTGAGGAAATGCTTCGGCTCGCATATTCCAACAAGACATTCGCAAGGCTTGTGGTTGAGAATGTTAATGTAAGCAATTTCCCTCGTGAGCTTGGTGCGTGCAAGGCGATGCTCAAGGTTCTGGCTGACAACTATCGTAATGGGGTGTTCGCTACCTTGGGAATGGTTGAGATGGCTTTCCCGAAGAGTGAGGAAGTGGCCAAGAAGATTGCTGAGATAAAGAATATGCCTGTTCCCTCCTATGACGGTATGGTTAGGCAGTTGGAGACATTCATTCGTCGGCAGACGTTTGTGGCGGTTCAGCACGAGGTCAGTGATATGTATAACGAGGGCAAGCCTGATGAAGCGATGGACTTGTTGGGGCGCAGAATGTCTGAGATACTATCCTTTTCTCTGGAGCAGGATGCAAAGGGAAAGTTTTCCAGAATATATAGAGACTTCGTGCGTAATATAGCGATTGCGCAGCAGAAGCAGGATGACGAGGTCAAGCGACCAAAGATTCCGCTTGGCATCACGTCTCTGGATGATCTGACTGATGGCGGTGTTCCTCGTCAGGACATTGTACTTTGGATTATGCGCTCCGGAGTGGGAAAGTCCACAGCCTTGAAGTATCACGCTTGGTACAATACGTCAATATCACATAACCACTGTCTTCACATTCAGTTGGAGGGTGGTGAGCAGGAAGCAGTTGTAAAGTTTGACCAGATGCTTGCACAGACCACCTATGCAAAGGTATTGCGAGGTGAGATTACGGCTGACACTCAGAAGCGTGTGCAGTCTCTCATCAGGAGGGCTGTTACGGTGAATTCTGATATAGACGTGTATGCCTCTGAGGAGATGATGGAAATGACAATAGCGGATATTGTTAAGGTGGTGGAGGACTATTATCTGGAGTACGGCTATTATCCTGACTTGATAACACTGGATTCCATTGACCTCTTGCTTACAGGTCAGAACAACAAGATAGACTATGATCCTAATTTTATCAAATATAGACTTCAGAAGTGTGCACAGCGGCTCAAGGATATAGCCACGAAGTATGACTGTGTCGTGATTACGGCCACTCAGACGTGTGATGTTCCTATGGAACTATGGAATGACCCATCTCGTGTCATAACACGTCAGCACACAGAGGGGGATAGAACACTGGTTAAGCCGTTTTCCTTTGTGTTTACAGGTAATGTGACCAACGAGGAGGGTGCTCAGAATGTTATGCGTATCTTTTGTGATAAACTTCGAAATTACCGAAATAACGGAATAATTGTGAAGATACCGACCAACTATGAGAACGGCTTCTTTTACGACCTGAAACGCTCTGTAAAGGAGGAACAAGTGCTTGATATGAATGCTATGCTGAAGATGGACAGCGCTCCTACACGCAGAAGACGCACGAGTGATGGCAGACAGACGGAGACAAAAACGGTTGAGGTGTCAAGCGGTGTGTTCGTGATTCAGAATGTTGAGAAGAAGAAAGTGCCACAGAGGAGGAATGCCTGATGAAGTACGATAAGGAAAATATCATTGACGAGCTTGGGCTTGTCCCATTCGGTTCTCAGGGGTGGCTGTCGAACAAGGAGATGGTCTGTCCATTCTGTGGTAAGTCGGGGAAGTGGGGTGTTATATTTAATGACACTGGAGGGGCGACATTTCATTGCTGGAAATGTCCACGCAAAACCTCTCTATATGAATTTCTTAAGAAAATAGATAGGGCGGATCTTGCAAAGGTTACATATACTGTCAAGCCTGATGAGGTGTGTCCTAAAATAGGTGAGGAGCAGACAGAGGAATCACAGTGGATGATTTCTACGGAGTTGCAACCGTTGGAACTGAAACCTGTTGCACTTCCATTACGACTGAAACCACTTGTAGGTGATGAGTACCTTGAAAATAGGGGATTCAATGACTATCATTATAGACTGTTTGAACCCTCCTATACCAATACGCCACTGGAACCGAAGTTGAGAAATTATATTGTGTTTAAGATGAAGATGGACGGTGTGTGTGTAGCGTGGTGGGCGAGAAGTCGCTATTCAAAGGAATGGCATAAGGAGAATCTGGAACTTTATAAGCAGCACAAGGCTGAACTTGTGCTTCGGTATAGAAATTCTGAGAGCAACTTTCAGGACTTGCTTGGTGGCTATGATCAACTTGTTGCGGATGTTACACAGACGGTGATTCTTGTTGAAGGGATCTTTGATATGATAAATATCACAAATATTCTGGGACTTGCTGATGTAAGTGATGTCAAGTGTTGTTTTACATTCGGCAATAGCATTGGTAGAGGACAGATAGAATCACTCTTAAGGAAGAAAGTTAGGAATATAGTACTTTTGTACGATGACGGGACAATAGATGAGAGCCGTGAGGCCGCCTTACGAATGAGAGAACTGTTTGATACAGTGATGGTGGCGGCTATAAGGCGTAGAGGTGTTGATCCTGGAAATATAGATATAGACTATTTGACGGAGGTGCTGGGATCAGCCTGTGATCCATTGACGTTTTCCTATAATAGGCTTGAAATGAAGATTTAGATTATGAACAAGGAAGTTATTAGGTCTCAGGAGGAGTTTATTCATAAGTTGGAGATGGAGTATCTTACGCACAAGTTGAGGTCACTTGTGTATCGTAAGATGAAGTACATAAAACTTTCCAGAGATATGGCAGCGAAGAAGAAGGAGAAGATTCAGGCGCTTGGTGCGAAATTTGGTATATCTACGATGTTTGACACAGGTGTGGCGGAGTTTGTGAATGAACACTTTTGGAACAAGTGTGGACTTCCGAATCTTTCCTATAAGGATAGCGAACAGAAACGTGTGCAGGGTAATTATGACGCTTGGTATCTTCTGTATCGTGGGACTGTTATAATGTATAACGGTGAGCCTTGCATGGTTGTAAGTAATAATCCTTCCACAAGAACAGTTCAGGTGTTTGATGGTTGTTTTGCAATGAGTTATGATGAAATATCTCTTGTGAACGACTATGACTGGGAATGACGTTTTACTAAAAAGACAAAAATAAAAATGATTAAGGTAAAGATTTTTAATGAGAGTAAGTTCTTGGAACCGAAGTATCTTCCGGAATACAAGAGCTTGGGTGCGTCAGGCGTGGATCTTAGAGCTGACATTGATGAGGACATTGTACTGCATCCTATGCAGCGAATGCTGATTTCGACAGGGTTGAGGATGGCTATTCCGCAGAACTATGAAGCGCAGGTTCGTTCTCGTTCAGGGCTTACGGTGAAGAACGGTGTTATTGTTCTTTCTCCAGGTACTATTGACGCTGGACTTTTATCATAATATGTCAATGTCAATAGTTCCATAAAATATTTATATTTGCACATAAATTGAGTGTAAATATGAAACAAGGTAAAGAGTATAATTGTATTTGTCCAATTTGTGGTGTAGCTTTTTACACAAAGCCTTCCAGATTAAAAAGAACTAAGAATGGTGTATGCTGTTCTATGTTATGTGGTCGTAAATTGAGAGCGAAATTTATGCTTGGTATGGGGAATCATCAATATGGTTTAACTGGAAAATTAAATTCGAGCTATAAGCATGATGAAAAAATAAATAATGCAGGGTATCGAATGATAAATGTTCCAGGACATCCAAAAGGAGCTAAAGATCGCAGGTATGATGAAATGACTTATATCTTGGAACACAGGCTTGTAATTGAACAAAATTATAATTTCTTTCCTAAAGAGTTTTTCGAAATGAAAAATGGTTGGTTTGTTTTGAAGGATTGTTATGATGTTCATCATATAAATCATGATAAATTGGATAATCGGTTAGAAAATTTAGTGATTATTACCAGAGGGGAGCATACAACACTTCATAATTTTGAAAAACAAATAATAAGGGACTGTAAGACAGGGCGTATAATTGGCGTCATTAAACAGGGTGAATTGCTGGAAAATCCAGAAGTGGACAATCAGCAGCCAAGTCAAGATGGCAACATTTTGAAAGGTTCAACGACTAACAACCGAACCCATGAATGTGGGCAGTAATGTTGACACGAGTGCCCTGTGCAGGTAAAACTGTAAAGATATAGTCTGAACTCTATGTATAACTTAATATTGAAGATAGAGAATATTTGGATAAAGAGCCAAATAGATAACAAAATGGATTATAGAGGTGTTATTGGTATTCCTTTGGCCAATTTGGGTGATGAGGACTTTGTGATTCACAGAGGGGATCGCATTGCACAGCTTGTCTTTCAGAAAGTGGAAAAGGCTTGGTTTGAGGGTGTCGGTTCTGTTGAAGCACTTGGTTTCACTGATCGTGGTGACGGTGGTTTTGGGCATACAGGGGTGAAGTAGAAAAATTCAGGAATATTCCTTGGATATCTAAGATAAGTGATTATATTTGCATTGTGAAATTTTAACAACTAAATCAAAAACGATTATGGAACAGAAAGAATTGTCCGTAAGGATGAAGATCCGCAAGTTCAAGAATGACGCTGACAAGTTGTCAGAAATCATCGAATCAGAAACGTCCACTGAACTGGAGAAGAAAGTGGCCTCAGAGTACCTTGCCAAGTTGCAGGAAGCCGAGCAACCTGAACAATCAGAAGCACAGATAGCCGCTCCGGAGGAGACGACACTCTTCCCAGAGGCAGAAGAGGAGAAACCAACTCCTAAGAAGGAGGAACCTATTAGTTCTGAACTTACTCCTGAGGAAGTTGAACGTCTTGATGCGGCTGAGAAGAAATTTGATGAGCGTCAGGCCAATCGCAAGACACCGTCCAAGGCGGACAAGAATATGCGTGAGGAACGCAAGAAGATACGTTCAACCGCCAATCTGCACGAGGGTAAGAGAGAGAACCTTGAGGAATCCACAGAGGTTCCTGGTCTGAAAGTCGGTTCCACTGTAAAGGTGGGTGACGAGGAGTGTTCCGTTATTCGTGTCTATCGTAGCACTGACGGCAAGGAGAAGTGTATGATCAAGATTGGAGACGGCAAGACTGTCAAGAAGCGTGTCACTTCAGTGACACTCGTAAAATAGTTAGGTTTTATGGTTACGGATTCAGGAACCATAATCCTTATCAAGGGGGTCAGTGGAAGCGGTAAATCCACAAGGGTTTATTGCTTCCTTGATTTCTTGGAAAGCATTGGTATGGAACTGAAACCGTACCAATTTGTGAACATACTTGGACAGACGCAGGAGATAGGTCTATACTCTGAGGAGTTGAATATGCTCTTTTTGGGGAAATTTTATAACGACAATGGTGTTCGTAGATGGCAGGGTCTGGACGCTGTCACAGGGCGACTGCATACGGCTGAGGGTCTTTCCTATTTTCTGAAATGGGCAGGTCAACATAAACTGAATGTGGTGCTGGAGGGTGCTGGAACTTCCGTGACGTGGCGATTGCGTCCGATGGAGATATGTGCCGAGTATGAATATCTAAACATCCTTTATCTGGTCTATACGTTTAAGTTGGAGCAGTATGATGACTATATCAGGAGAATAGAGTATCGTTCCGGTAAGGCTCCGAAAAGCGACGCTATGTGGCGGAAACGTAAGGGGTTTGAATCCGACTATACCCAGACTGTCGCTGAAGCGAAGGACTTGAATGCGGCAGGAGCGGACATTGTTATCAAGTATAATTTATTTGATGCCGTGCCGTGGGATCTTGGTGTAAGCATTATGCAGTATTTCGGTCTTGATGAATTGTGCAATGAGTTTAGGCAGTTTGTGGGGAATGGCGGTTACATTGAACAGAATTCTTTTGAAAACATTGGGAAATGAGCAGGATAGTTCCAAATGACAATCTGACATATTTCTTCTATTGGTGTTGTGAACGAATGAATATATTCTGGAAACGCTACAATGGTGAGAAGCAACCGTGGACTGATGATGAAATATTGCGACAGTATAAGTTCACGAATGTGTATCGTGTGCTGGATAGATCAAGTCAGTATATGCTTCGGAACGTTATTTATAACGGTAAGCAGTATTCTTCTGAGGATATGTTCTTTCGCATTCTACTTTACAAGTATTTTAATCTTCCTGATACGTGGGATGCTTTGATTAAAGAGTTCAGTGATGTTACATACGACACTGGATGGGAGAATATTGCACGTTTTCTTGATGATAGAATCAGGCAGGACATCACTATTTATTCCAATGCCTTTATGCTGACAGGGTGGTTTTATACGTTGCCGAGATATGCGTGCATTCGTGGGAAGTCAAAGCATAGAGGATACTTTGAAGTCTTTAGACAGAGAATATTCGATAACGGCAGGATTGACGTTTTCCTTCGTGCCACGAGGTTTGAGGAACTGTTTAATCTGTTCAAGGAGTTGGAGCCGTTTAGTGATTTTATGGCACAGCAGTACTGTCTTGACTTAAACTATTCCCCTCTATACAATTTTACGGAGAATGAGTTTGTGGCGGTCGGTCCAGGAAGCAGGAGGGGGATTCAGTTTGCCTTTAAGGGGGATCACAAGGATGACGGTGAAGTTGTTATACGGTGGACACAGGAGCACTTTGAGGAACTGATGACACGATTTTGTCACGATTCAGGTATGGTCTGGAATCCATTGCCGTGGGAGCCAGTGCCGACGTTGACAAATATTCAGAACTGTTTCTGTGAACTATCGAAATACGCCAAGGCTATGGGTGTGACATTTAATGGGAAGTCCAGAGGGCGTGTGAAGAATGTGTATAGTGCATTAAAATCTGAAATTCCTTATATGTTTCCAAGGAAATGGAACGTGGAGATGCCGTTAAAAGGGCAGATAGAAACTTATTAAAAATAAGAAACGATTATGTATTTTGAATTTGATAATCTCAGTCAGGCACTTGTTGGTCTGTCGTTGAGTCTTAACGCCAATGGTGTGTGGACAAAGAGGGGAACCAATCCAGCAGGAAACGGGTGTCTGGAATTTCCGGAAGCGGTTCTTATAAAGATAGAAAATCCATTGAATAGGTATGTCTTTGTTCCGGAACGCAAGTGGAACAGGACACTTGGGTGGATTGAGTCACTTTGGATTGCCAGAGGGGATAACTCTTTGGAAATGCCGTCATCCTATGTTAAGAATCTGTTGACATTCTCCGATGACGGTGAGACAATGCGTGCAGGATACGGTCCGAGGATTCGTGGGTTTGGTGGCCATCTTTGGAATAAGGCTATTCGGGATGTGGATGGTTCAGTGCTATATTGGATGGAAAAACAGTATGATTCCAGGAATAGTTGTCATAATCTTGGTACGGTGGATCAGCTGAAGTTTGTAGTGGATAAGTTTAAGCAGGATCCAACAACAAGAGAGGCCGTCATCACCATTCACGATCCTATGGCCGATGACTTTAATGGTAATGAAATCCTCAGGACGAAGGACACCCCTTGCACTCGTTCCATTCACTTTATGATTGTGAACGGCAAGATGAACTGTTATGTGGATATGAGATCCAATGACCTGTTCTGGGGTTTCAGTGCTGTTAACGTTTTCAACTTCACCTTGATGCAGGAATATGTCGCTGCGATGGTTGGTGTGCCTGTTGGTGTGTATTTCCATAAGGTGGACAATCTGCATATCTACGAGGGTTCTCTTCCTATGCTTCAGAGCATAATTGCAGTCAATGAGACGCCACGAGGTGTTGAGGTGTGGTCAGATTGGTATAGATTCTCGGAATGCAGTGATTGGCACGGCTATAAGCATACCTACAGAACTTTGGAAGGCTTTGATGCACGAATTGGTCTACTGTCCAATTTTGAACGTGGAATGCGTGGTGTTGATGACTTGCCGTATAGTAATGATGAGGCTCTGGACGAGATAGAAGCCAAGTTCTGGGACGAACCGATGTTTAGGGACTGGGCAAAGGTTATCTATCGCAAGTGGTCAAAGGACACGACCGTGACATTTGACAATCCGTATCTGACAAAGTTATTTGTCTGAAGTTACTTTGTAGAAACCATAAGAACAGCCGTGCAACCTCTGGTCGGGAAGCCTATTTAATCGTACCTTGATGGAATTGAAATTGATGGAATTGAAACGTGATGGGTAAGGAGGAAGTTCGAGACTTCTCACGGTTGCAAGTTTAACCAAGTTAAAAATGATTTCGTTATGAACTACAAAAAGATTGACTATCTACTTCAGATGAAGCAGATACAGAGACTTCCAAATGTTCCTCACCACAGAAGTTACAATATTCTTGAGCACGGCTTTGTGGTCGGTATGCTCTTCAGGTGGTTTGCTTCCGCCTGTGATGTATCCTATGATATCAACGTGTGGGACAAGGTGCTTATGCACGACTATTTGGAAGCGTTCACAGGAGACCTGAACTTTGTTGTTAAGAATCTCACTGAAAAAACTTCAAGTGCGTGGGCTACGATAGAGAAGGAAGTCTGTGACCGTGACACCGCCCTGAACCACTATTCAGATGAAGCCATTAAGTCCGCTATGACAGAGGAGCAGCACACCCTCTTTAAGGCGTGTGACTATCTTGATTTGTGGATATTCTGCAAGCAGGAGGAAGCACTTGGCAACACCACGACTGGAAACAAGGCTGTTATAGACAACTGCAAGAGACTCATCTGTAATCTTTGTGGGCAGGACAGAAAATGGCTTCCAATCTTTGATTTTATGGCTAAATACACAGCGTAATTATGGATGAGAGAATTCCAGTTGAAATATATGCTTTTGTCGGAGTGATAGGCTCTGGAAAGAGTTATCGGCTTGAACAGATGAAGAAGGAATATAGCGGTGACGGTCAGGTTGTTATCACCGCTGATTTCTCGGATGGCATACGTGAACTGGCACGGCAGTTGTTTGGATATGATGCTCACTTTGGTGATGTGAATTCTCAGGAATATCGTGACTGGAAAGAAAATATGGCTTGTGTGACCATTCATAATGGAGCGG